AATAAATACAACAATGTTGCATATTTTATCTATATAATACTCTCTTTATGCAACTATGCTGCAAACTGCCTTGCACTGACTACAGTAAATTATCTGAACTATGTAGATCAGGAGTATTTAATAATACTTCTATGTAGCCTGTTTCTTGGTTAACCCATTTTTTTGTAACCCGGACATCGGCTATTTTATTATCTTCTGCCAGCAAGCCATCGAAAAATCCTTTCGCGAGGTTGTCCCAATCGGGCCGTGAGTTATGCAGCATTAAATGCATGCTTTCTTTCTTATGTTTACGCCAAGAAGTAGGAACAGGCATATAGAAAATTATGTGCATCCCTTGCTCTGCTGGGGTAAATCTTTGTTGTTTTGCTAATGCCAGAAGGGATACCTTGTACTTGTTGTAACGTTCTATCCTGATCAACCTTTTCAACCCGGCAGGGCGAAGTTTATCCCTGGGTATTCTAAAGAATATGGAATCACCCTGAGTAGTTCTGATTGCGCTAACCGGGGTGATATCTAATCTATACTTCTTTTGCATTTTTACGTTTCCTTTTACGTTCTTTAATGGCGCTTTCTATAAAAATAGCGGCCATTTCCGAAGCTGTTCTTCTTTCTTCGTTTGCAAATTCGCATAAATCCTCATATACAGAGCTAGGCAACTTCGGCCAAACGCGCTTATCCAAATCCTTTTGTTGTATTTCTTGCATAAATTGCTACAATTGCAGCAACAAAAATACTGATTTTATGCCAGTCTTTCATATTCTTCGTGAAAATTATTTAGCCAATCGCGGCATATTTTTACTTTGTCGTAAAGTCGTTGACGCTCGAATGCGGTAAAAGGATCTATTTTGATCTTTGATATTCGCTGGCGGGGTGGCATATGGTTGAATCTCATACTACGCTCCCATTTAGGCCATTCTTCGATAAATTCAGGGGATTCAGTAGTAGCGCATCCTATCTTCCGAGCTACCGTCCATTGCATTTCTATGATATCTTCTTCCGGGCAGTTGACAAGCGAATTAACGATGTATCCTACCGGGGCCGTGGTAATATCGCAATATCCCTGAACCTGCTCTTTTTGGCCCCCTGATAGCCCTGTATGTATCTTTTTCAGGAATGTTGGGTAATCGGTGGCGTTCTTCATATCCGAAATGTTGGTAGCGGCATAAACGTGTTCTCCTAAGTAGGTGTCTATTTCGCCGGAAATGTATTCGTTGTAGATTCTGTCCTTGTGTATCTTGTATTCTGCGCCGTCTACAAGGCTAAGTAGTTCTATGCTTTCCTTTTCTACTTTTTTGCCCTTCCTCATGCCCAATAAATCCAAAGATTCTTTGCCCACCGGTATCATTCCTCTTGTGATCCATGCATATTCCACCATTAAGTACTCTATGCAAGTGTCAGACAGGATTATTTTCTTTCCATTTTCCTGTTTTACCTTCAATTCGGCAAGTTCTTCCTGTTGTTTTGGTGTTAAACTGCCTTTTTTTTGCAATTTATCCTCCAATTCTACCATTCTTACTGCTTGAAGCTCGGTTAATACCGGATTCGATTGGCTATTTGATAGAACTTTTTGAATTGCGCTACATCTGACCTTAAAATTACCCCAATTTACTTCCATCTTTACCTTTTTTAAACTTATCTATTTTATTATCAAGTATTTGACTAATTTCTGCCATTGGATTTTTCATAGAATTATACGCGGTATCTAACCCGGCGATAAAACCCAAGCTCAATAGCAATGAAACATCTGCTATTATGATGTCTATTGAGGTATATTCCCCATCCAATTGACCGACAAATAGATCTATGCCTAATTCCCTTGCAGACTTTTTGAAAGCAGGGATATTCCTTGATGGAATTTTGCAGTTTATAGTCATGTGTTTAGTACTTATATAGGGGGGTATTTATTTGGATTTCAATGAGTTAATCATAGTAGTATTCTGTCTCACATTCATCAATAATTATGGTTACTTGTTGAGCGTATAAGCGAAAGAAAAATTTATCGAATGATCCATGCAATGATTCGGTTCTTAAGTCACCTCTATGATGACAGTACTGTCCAGCACCGAAGCTATAAGGCTTACCAGTTTTACTATCTATCGACATTTCATATTCGCATTCATACCTTTTCTTTCCATCCTCCTTATCAAAGGAAATATGAGTTGACCCGTAATCGCTTCTTTCTACATGCAGTGTAATTTCACCGCCATCACTTTTATCTTCTATTTCCTCCTGCTTGAACTTTTCTATTATTTCCGACAACTTCCATTCTTTCTTTTCCAATGGCCCTAAATACTCAGTAATAGCCGCTGATATTGGGTCTTTTACTGAGGATAGAAGATGTTTGTCAAGCTGATCCTTAACAATAGACACTACAATGTGATTATAATCTACCGCCGATATTTTCTCAAAATCTATCTTGAAAGCCTTATTTATTTCCTCCTTCAGCCCTTTACCAAAATCAGAATAGATTCTTACCATGTCCTGAATTACATCTTCCAATGTTTTCTCAACTTTAGTCTTTACTATTTCGGCCAGCTTCCCTTCGGTTATTATCTTATTTAGTTGTTCTTGAACTAATATTTGAATATCCATTATTTTTTAGTTTAAGTGTTTGCTTTCTGTTACTTGTTCTTTAGTTTCTTCTGTCATGTTGATTTAGTTTATTGAATATTAGGTATATATGCGATATCTATGTATACTACTTTCAAATTTTCTTGGTTCTTCCACGAATGTTTCAATACCCATTCGGCTATTCGTACGTCTTTATTACATTGAGGGGAATCACCAAAGAATAACGCTTTTTGTTCCTGCCCGTCTTCACATATCCAATAGCTGCCTCTCCTAACTATCGAGCCGGACTTAGGCTCTGTAACATCTTTAGTATTGTATTTCATATATCATTCTTTTGAATACCCGTTTTTGGTAGCCCATGCATGTAGTTGATCGGTTGAGAATATTTCTTCAGGATCGAATCCTTCGCCGGTAACCCATTCAAGTATATCATCCTTGTGGATGCCGGATATGAGTTCGTCTACTTTAGGGTCTTCAGCTATTACGGTCACGAAACCATAACGATTTGACTTTATCCTTGCTTCATCGCATCTTATTTCTATCTCTTTTGTTTTGGGCATAATATTTTAGTTTATTTGAGTTTATTAAGGTCTTTTACCGTTTTGCGTTTTAATATAACGCCTTGTTTTTTCAACCATTTTTCATCAAGTAGGGTTTGATCTCTAACGGTATCTTTATGTTCTTGGGTTAATATCTCTACTGTATTTTCTGGTTTTATCTCTATTAAAACTCCCCAACCACGGCCCATTTCTCTATCCTGTATAAATACAAGATGGCGCTTACAATCTGTTTTATCTTTTGCAAAAGGATATAAATCTTTTACTTCAAAAGAGCCACTGTCTGCATTATCTCCTATATTATCAACAGTTGGCACCTCTCTCAGTTGTAAATGAATATTTGCCGACTTAAGCATTTCTACAGCCCATTGCAATTGCTTTTTATGATACGGGTGTATAAAATTGCCGAACCCACTGAAAGTAAATTCGTTACGATCTCTTGTCCCATCCGGGCGTTCAAATACTTCAGTATCGTCTCCCTCATTGTAGATTGTGAATTTGTTCATGTTTTAGTTTATTGAGTTTAATGCTTCTACAGCATCGGTTACGAGTTTATGTTTATGTCTGAAGGCTGCTTTTTTAAGTTTGTCGTATAATTGGATAGCCGAATCATATTGATTAATGAACGGCGATTTATCTGGGTCATCTGTATAATAGGATATAAACGCTTCTATGTTTTTGGGATTAACGGCTTCTATACTCCACCATCCATTGTCTGATTGGTGAATTATACCGATGTCGTTTAGGAATGAAGCATATTTACCATCTAAATCACACTTGACACCTATCTTATAACTCAAATACAAGCCTATGTCGTTATGTACATCTAGGCATTTATCGAAATAAAACCGGTTTTGTGGGTCTAAATCCCATTGTGAATGATTATCCGGGTTGACTCTTATTTTAGATATATCATCTACTATGTGTTCTTTTTTTTCTTGTGCCATACTCATTTTAGTTCGATTGTGAATTATTTTCAGCTAAAGGTTTCGATGTTAAATGCCAGAAGCCACATATTTCGCATTGGTAGGATCGGTTTGGTTTCTTATGATCTCGCTTATCTTGTTTTATTAGTTTCAATGCTTTTTTGGCGGCTTCTTCATCTACGTATGAGTTCTTTTCGCAAGGAAGTGGTTCGTATTTAAATTTTAGGGGGAGGTTTGGCAATAAAGCCCAATAGGATGCTTCTATGTAAATCTTTAGTTCGGGCCACTTAGTTATTAAGTCCTCATGTCGGTATAGTTCTACAAGATATTCTTTGGGTAGTTCTTTTAGCGGTTTATTCCTGTGCTTACCGAAGGGTATTATATAATCTCCGTAGTCCATATCAGTCTACAATGAGTTGTAAATTATTGACTGCTTCTTTTGGTGTGTTGCCAAAAGCGGCGACGCTTTCTTGTAAGTTGATAAAATCATTATAATGCGCACACCAACAATCACCATCTTTTTTGACAAGAATGTTTGTATTCCACCAGTCAGGACGCGGGCCAACATTAGGTTCCGGATTACTTGCGTTATTACTACAATACATTGCCATACAACGCCAGCCGCCTCCATAATCCCAGCAAACAGTTCCGCAATTTGGACATGGGCCTAAGTATTTATGCCATTCATCGTGTCCGGGTAATCTTTCTCCGTACTACCATCCTTTATCATTAAAGGGATTATATTTTATAGCCATGTTACTGTTTATTTTTGAGTTTTTAAAATAGTTAATACTTCTTCCCAATATTCGGTGGTTGTAATTTCATCTACCCAAATTTTACCTTCTTTTTTATAGGTTGACTGCTTCCATGTACATGGTATTATTTGCTCTACACATATAATGGCGCATTGTTTTGCGAATGGGTTTTTGCCGGGACGCATATCATTTTGAATGTTTAGAGCTTCTTTGTATTTCAGATATAACTCTTCTGATTTTTCAACGGGGGTCATTGGTTATTCGTTTTTGTATTCTTCCAAATGATTCATAAGTAATTTTTCGAACTCAGCTAATGGCATATTGACTATAAAACTATCCCCACTTTTCATGAAAACGTCTGTCCATATTTTATTATCCTCTCTGAAGTCGCTTACAGGGATACCCTCATGATAGCTTTCTATACACGTTATCATCACTTTTCTAATTACTTCTATCAAATCGCACTCATCAGGCCGTTTATTAAAGAGTTCTTGATTTTTAGGATCATACGCGATAGTAGGAAGTTCTACAAAACCATACTTCTTCATGCTAGTGTGTTAGGTTTTTTGTGACATTCAATTATAGCTCTTTTACTATCCTATGTTCGATAAGGTAATTCTTATAAGAACTAAGAAATAAATCTAGCGCGATACGACAATTCCCATACTGACTGATAAACACATAAGCGCCGTGTTCATTTGGTTCTATTCCTTCTTCTTTTAGGAAAGCTAATTCGTGTTTAGTAAGTTCTGTAAAAGCGGCATCCATCTTTTGTTTTTCTTCAGTGGTCATATAGGTTTAGGGTATTTTTTAAGTCGTTTCTCAATTATATCAAAGGCTGATTTAGTTTCTTTACTTGTGGTTTCTGCTAATGTACGATACGAATACAATCCATGCTCCCCATCAAGTACAACGCACGCATATATATCCTTTATTAGTTGGGCTACTCTTATATCTTCGGGTGTTCTATCTACATTTATTACGGGTGGTGGGCCGGGAGGCTGGGGGTTGGCTTCCATAAATGGTAGGTTCTTTGATTTATACCATTGTTGTACTAATTCCTGAGATTTATCAAGCGCATCCAATGGGCTTTCGCCATTTGAAGTATCAAGTGCCATTTCTACACTTATCCATTGGGCAACTACTACTCCATTTTCATAATGGGCCGTATACTTAGTTCTGTCTATTTTCATTTTCCGTTGTTTAATGTTTCAGAATCCCAATTCTTGTCTAAATAGAATAAAGAGCTTTGTTCGCCTTGTTTTGTATAATGACTGCCCATGCTATTGATAGTTAAAAATTGCTGATCATTCCAACTTCCGTCGCCTTGTAATAACATCAATCTCTTAACCCCAATAAACGGATGAAACTTATCATTCCCTATTCCTAAATCTGCCAATATTACATCATCTGGCAAGTCTTTAATTATCTGCTTTAATATTCCAACTGTTAATTCCATAAATTAAAAAGCCTGAAACAAAGTATCAGGGGTGAACCGCTTCAAACCTATATGTTTAATTCTCATTTGAAGCGCCCGGATTTCATTTCAGGCATTAAAGTTTAAAAATAAAAGCCAATTGCAGGTTCACTATGCAAGGCTGATCTACTATGCTTATGTTATTCTAAAAAGCAAATCCTTTTGTTTTCTTTTCAATATCATCGGCTAATGCATTTTTACCTAATTCACGTAAGCGCTTAACACCTGCAACTATGCCATCTTTTATTTGCTTATCGCTTTCGGCCTTATCTATCTTTTTTACTAATGCCTTTGATTCCTTATCATTTTTAAGTTCATCATATATCAACATTAGTGCTGACCCGATGTTATCGAAATTCATTTTGTTTATTGTTTTATTAGTGATTAAAGAAAATGATTTTGAAAGTTAAAAAGAGGGAGAAATAAATAGACATAAATCACTCCCTTCTTTTAAACCAGTAGAATAAAACATGAGAACAATTACTAAGGGGAGAGGCGATTAATCTGCATTACCACCTAAGACTCATGCAGCTACAGAGTCCCAATTACTTGACGTTATGTTGCTCCCCCCGTAGTAATAAATAAAGTATGTTGATGAATGGCAGGGATTTCCATGCGTCACCCTGCAAGCCTTTTTCATCTTTCCGGCATTTAGGCATGAGCTACCGGAAACGCTTTTCAACGTATTTGACCGCTCATCGTGTTTACTATTGAGTTACTTTACATAACATCCTGTCTATTCCACCACATTCATCAACAATATCATCTATATAAATAAAGAACTTGTTTGTACAGCGACCGCAGATGGCGTGCTTAAAGTAACTTAACACATCTCTTTACACTAGATTACTTCCTTCTGTGTCTACTGCTTTTGTAGGCCAGCTTGTCAGGTTAGTCCCTGCTGCTCATGCCTTACATATTTAAAAGAACTTAGTTTGCCACCCGCAAGGGGTTCGAACCCTATACCTTCCGTTACAATAATAGTGATCAGTTATCTTTCACGGTTATCCCTATGATTATTGGCTTACGCCTCACAATGCAGGTGAAATATATGAATGAACAGAAAAGAGAATCGCCGGTCGTAATTTCGTAGGCCAGTTACCAAATTACATCCTACTCGCGTCCCAATAACAGGCTGGCTACCCGCATCATATGATCACTCATAAATGTTTCTGTTCATTTAGCATCTTCCTTTCGGTCTGTGGCATGAATTTCTTCACCGCTCACCTTGTCGGGGAAATGCGCTCCCGAGCTATTTAAAAGAACTTGTTTAAAATAAGGCCGGGACTAAAAATAATCCCGACTGAGATTCCCGTACTGATTGTGAGTGAGAAAGTTTATAAATACCTTATAAATTTAATACACCTTCACGTTCAAGATAAATATTTAATTCTTGAGCATTCTTTAATACAGCGAAAGCAGCTTCTGCCATTCTTCGTTTTGTCATTGGAGCAATCCACCCTAAATCATTATCGCTACATGTTTCAGTCTCTAAAAATTCTTCCATTTTGATTTCTAATTCATTCAAATAGTAATATTCGTTTACCATGTTATTTATTATAGAAAGTTTTCAAATAGTTCTTCTGCGGTTAAATAAAGACCGTTATGATAAAATCTTAACCCTACACGGGTTTTCATACATTCAACTTCATTATTACCCATATATTCTAAGAGTTCTAAACAGGTTAAGCGCATGTACTCGTCCAATGCATTTTTAATGGCTGATTCTACTGAACTTAATGGACAATTACCTTTTTTATATTGTTCAATAATATATAAAATTGGCGCGTAATCTTTTGTTCCTTTTTCTAATATCGCATCTCTATCAGCCATTGTTATTACCTTTTAATTGATTAATCCTTTGTTTAATTATAGCAGGCCAGTATGCTTGTGTTGAATTGATTTCAAGTAATGATTCTAATTCTTTAACGACACAATTATGTACATATAACCTCGCTGCTACATCCATGTCTTTACATGTAATCATAACAGCGCCATTTTCAATAACACCACCATTACTTCGTAATACATCAATTAAACTAAGCATTGTTATTTGTTTTATTTTGTATCCTATCTTTTTCATCGACAACCCCAATTGCATATCCAATAAATAAACATGTAACAACTATTATTAATAGCAACATACGAGTATTATTTAATTCGCCAAATTCGAATGCCGGTTTCTTCAGTACGGATAGTTATTTTTATTGGGTGTTTACTTTTCTTATTATAAGAATTAAGATTGCTGTACACACTATTTTTGGCTTCAACGCCTTCTATGAAGAAACTATCACCAACCTCATTTAATAAATCAAATCTATATTTTTTCCGTGGCCGTCCTGAACCAACGTTAACCGGTATTGGTATTTTCTTCGCTATCTTCATAAGCAAATATAAACACACAATTCATATAAACAAATATATTTTTCACACAATTAAATAAATACCCACTCCCACGGATATAAAACAAGAAAGCCGGTAGCAGATAGTAGTAGGTATCTGCCCCGGCTTATCGAATTGTTTCTCTGACTTATTTATCGAAATCTACAATCACGATAGAGTCTACATTATAAATCCTAGTTCTTTTGCCTTCAGCAAATATAAGGTCTACATCATACTTGACCTTGCCAGAATAAAAATGAACAGCTAATATTTCGGCTGGCAAACCGATGTAAGGTATATCATGATCATCAGGGCGATCTTCAAATATCACCTTATCACCTACCTGAAAGCGGGATGGCAGAGATGGCCGCTTATTTTCATACTCGCTTTGAAATTTAATAAGATCAGGAATTGATATCTTTACTTCCCCGCTCATTAAGTGTTGGATAAATTCGGCCTCTGTAGAATAAAATTGGCGGTAATGTGTAAGCCTTTCAAAAAGGAATGATGTAAACATGATATTTATAGACTGCTTTGCCAGTCCTTGCATTAGATACGAATATACTAAATTTGGTCTATGAGACAACCGGGTGACATTATAAAACTTGAAGGCACCGGAGACTTCGCAAATATGGAGTGCATTGTTATGGAAGTAGATCCTATTGACGGTCGCGTAACTAAAATGAAAGCAGCTATACCAGATGACCGATTAGGTAAAATGGGCTTTATTTTAGAGGGCGAAGATTGGGTTGCCGTCGAATGGGATATAAATATGAATTAAGAACGTTTTCCTGAAATCAAGAAAACGCAAACAATACAACCCCCTACCTTGTGTGATATGACTTAAATCACACTACCTGACATAAAAAAGCCCCGATACTGCTGATGCAATTCTAATCAGGGCTTATCGACAGAACTTATCAGGAAACTGTCAAACTATTAATGGATTAAATAATAAATATTGCTGGCCGCTGCCAAGTTCGATTTTACCAACTTCGGTGTCCCATTCATCTTCAGGAGCATCTATATCAACATATGCGGTTTCTGAAGTATGAAGTATTTTGTCTTCATCGAAATCTTCCATTTCATAATGCCCACTTTCAGTTGTGGTTTCGCAGCGCCACCTCAGAGGCATATCATCCGGGTATTTGGCTAAATACAATTGCAATTCTTTGTTTGTCATAATTGATAAGTTTTTGATGTTTTAAACAATAACACTGCTAAAATATTCTTTTAATATAACTTTAGCTTCCTCCCTATTAGGGGATTTACTTTTTGATGGCTTTATTTCCTTACTAACATATAGGGCATCAGTAGTTTTTTCATCTTCAAACACAAACCATTTGCCAATACCATAACTATACTCTACTGTATAATGAGATTTCCAATCGAAAAATAAAAATCGCGCATGAACGCATACATAATCCATAATTGATAAGTTTTTTTAATAATTGTTTTAAAGAAAGCCCCAACTTCATTTTTAATGTAGTCATTGAAAAGTTTTTAATTGTTAATTAATGAACCCTAAAGATAAATACAAATTGATTAATTTAGCAAAATTAAATTCATAAAACATGAAAACATTAGGGCAAACACTTAAAGAATCAAGGGAGTTAATATCATTAACATTACGACAGGTTGAAGAAGCGGTTGGTATATCAAACGCTTATTTAAGTCAACTCGAAAACGATAAGATAAAAAAGCCATCAGCGGATGTGCTTTATAAATTATCTCATTTATATAAAATAGAAATGGAGACATTGCTTATTGCTGCTGGTATTGTAATCGAAGATCCAAAAGCAAAAATTGGTATTTTAAAAACAATAAATGCGAAAACAAAACTCACCCAGAAAGAAGAGCAACAATTGTTGGAATATCTTCGCTTTCTTCGATCCAATAAATAATTGCACTATTTACACAATTACCCCCAACTATAACCCTCTTACACCCTACCCCTATTCCACCAGATCCGGCAACTCAAAGGGGATTAAAAAAATATTTTCACCCGGGTAATTTTCCCAACAAGGGAATCCCTTAAACAGAAAGAAAGCAAAATCGCCGCGCCGCCCAATTCCAAAACTCAGACCAGCCAACAACCCGAACCCCCACCCGGGCCAATCAACCCAAAAACAGAACCCTTACTCTCATTTACCCCCAAGCGTAGATCGCGCATGCTATTTCGCATGCATAGGACGACCGCTTAAACCTACGTGCGTCCTCACAGGATATTCCTTTCCTGCTGTTCGTGTAGCCTTTGCACACCCTACGGGTTTTTGCAGGCCCGGCGCGGCGGCATGGGCATCGAAAAACTATAGCCTAGCCTGAAATTTCCGGGAAAAGGAATCCATTAATTGATTATCATATAGTTATGTTATGGTTTGCTGCGCTGATTATTGTTGTGATATACCGTTGTCAATTGCTTTTGATTTTTGCCCGGGTGTGAGTTTGTTAGCTGCGATTGTCTGCGTTGATGGGGCAATGGGCCTTTCTGTGTGGGATTGGGGCGCTATTGGCTTCCTATTGCGCTACAGGGGCATTGTGTGGGTTGTGGTGTAATGGTGTATTGCTGGTTAGTTCATTGGTTTTATTGTGGATCAATGTGTTATGGTATATGTATCAGGGGTATTGGGTATATTTGAAATATTTGTTGGAATTTATTTGGAATATTATGGGGAGGGGATTATCTTTGACTTATGAAACAAACGCAACAATATCATATCGGAGATACACTTACACTAGATAATGGTCGTACTGTTGTTATTCGTAAAGTGATAAATTCCATTATGTTACGTGTTAGTTATGGGTTCGATGATTAAATAACTGTGCTAAAGGGCTGATGCTAACAGCGGTATAAAATAGGCAGACCTGCATATGTCGTAACTCATTAAAATACAATAAATAATGGAAATTTCTAAAAATATACCTTTCCCTAAAAGGAGTACAAAAGGCCGACCAGACAAATACCCATTTAAAGAACTAGAGATAGGAGATTCATTTACAATAAATAAGAGTGAACAAATGTCGGTTTATTCTTGCGTGAACTATTACAACAAGATTAACTCCACAACGATCAAAGTTAAAACCGGTAAAGATGATAGCGGCCAATTGAGATGTTGGAGAATTGAATAATATTTGATAATATCAAACTAAATTCAATACCTTTGATTCTATGAAAAAAAAATCAAAAGGGGGCAAAAGAGATGGCGCAGGAAGAAAACCATCGGAAGTTAAAAAAGAACCTATAACTATTTATACCGACGTTTCTCGTTTCGGGGGCAAAGATGAAACAAGATCGGCCATTTATGAGTTTCTGGATACGATTCCTGCCAAAGTACATACAAAAGTAAAAAAGCCACCTTTAAAGCCAAAAGAACAATCTAAAGATAATATAACGCCCGATTCACGGCCAAAAACTTTAGACGAGCTTAAAAAACTATGCCCTACCAATTTGGAGGGGCTTGAAAGAAGTTCTTGGATTTCTAAAGAAAGGCAGAAATATGGAATATAAAATGAAAAATGTAACATTCTTAACTGAAGAACAACTTGAAGATTATATTTACTTCAACCGGGACAAAGTTCACGAAAGGGGATTTCCTAAATTTTATAAAAATACTATTCGACAATTTAGACTCCCTAATAAAAAAATAATTGACCTATTTACATTTGAAGTAGATGAATCGACAAACACTTTTTACTTTAGGGTTATTGAATTAAAAAAAGACTTTGCCGGAATAGAAGCAATCTCTCAGGTTCTTCTTTATATGTCAATAGTAAGGCTATATACATACAATCTTTATGCAAATGTGATAGGGGATTATGTTTTAATTGGTCAAACTTTACCTTATATTTCATTAGTAGCTACTCAATATTTGCAACCACACTTTTCTTTATTTTCATACATTTTTGATTTTGATGGAGTTAAATTTATTACACAACCTTATGCGCCAAAAGAAATTCATAAAGACGCCGATGTATTTCTCTTAAAACTGGAAAAAATCCCCAATGACTATGGATACATAGATGAAGAACCTGCGACCGAAGATGGTATTTAACCTTAAAAACATTTAAAATGAATGATGAACTTCACTTCTGGGAAGAAATAATAGCTAAAATTAGAAAATGGGATAGAGATGAACATACGTGGGCTACTATTGACAAAAGGCCAGAACATAAGAATATTAAAACAAAAGAAAGGCTTATTAAAGAACTAATGAGTGAATATAAACTTGAAAAACAATTAAAATGAGATTTATAACTGAATTTGAATCCACGTATGACGGCGAATCACAGCAAAAGTATATTGAAAAAATACCCTATTGGGAAGAAAGGGGTGAGGCTGAATTGGGAACCATGATCGGGAAATCATTTGGCTGGAAACAACATGAAGTCTTATCAGAAATGCGGCATACTCTTGAAATAGAAGCCTTCCCAATGGATAAATGGATAGAGTTTAAAAAACGTTTATCAGATGCACTTCCGGATTATGATGTGGTTTCAAGAACTAGGATAATAAATGCTATGGCCGAACTAGAATCATTTGGTAACCCCAGTTAAAAATGACTAGCAAATATCATACAAGGAAAGGCTACGAGAAGTTATTAACCAACATTTTACGCGAACGTGGAAGTAGTTGGCAGCCAGATATGAAGGGTATGTCAGATTATCAATTGCTTGTTTCTATAAATTCAGAATTAAGACGTAGTGATTGTATTCAACTTACCGGTGAAGAATTAGAGATGGAATTACATTAAACTTTAAAAATATTATTACAATGGGGCCACAAATACAACGTGGATATTTCGATTGGGAAACTTTGACAGTAAGTTTTGGACACGAAAAATCAAAGCCAGAAAATAGATTTATAGCTTATGCTATAAAAGTCCCGAAATTTGAATATACATACAAAGAAAGAGAAGATGCAGGAGGTGGATGTTATTATAATTCATGGGTGACGGTTACCAAAGAAATAGATGACGCATTTTTGATATTGAGAGACGGCGTTGTAATAGGCTAGATGTTGCCATATGCACCATGTCATAATATCAAAAGCGACTTGCTACTTTTGGTTGGATAGTCATGGCTTTAACTCCTTTTGTTCCCATTCGCTTAATGCTTCCTCAGCAAATGCTATGTAATCACCCCATTCACTTTCGGTAAAAAATAAAGGATGAACGGACATTGAGTTAGAAAGACGCCGAAGTGCAAGTGCAAGTTTGTCGCTTTTTGCTTTCAGATCAATAGTATCACTTTCCTTTGATGGGCTGGATGATTCGTCGAGGTATTGAAGATCAATGTCGTCAAAGTCAACCTTGTCTAGTTTGACCCACCGTTTTATACCGTCAGTTGTATCAAGCTCAATTCTTTTCCATTCAGGATTTCCGGACTTATTCCATTTCCAGATGCGCTGAATATTATCATCTGGTAGTCCGCTTGACGCCTTAACCCATATTGCACCGGTTGGTGGTTGCTGTATCTTTGCTAATGCGCGAACAAAGCTATCAAAAAGCATAACAGACCTCCCGGCGTAACGCGAAAAGCTATCACTGTCATCATCTACGTATTCGCTAAATTCATCCCATATTTCCTGTGGGTCGATCCCTATCGGGTATTTGTTTTCCATGTTGGTTATTGTTGTTGCATTTGAATAATTTCTACACCCGTGTTTAAGAAGATCGTATGGCCTTCTATTCGCCTACCGCTTTCGTAGCTCCAAAACACGTTACCCGCATCAATACAGGCTCTTACATGCTCATGTGTAACTCTGCCAAAATCGTGGCTATCTCCGTACAGCATAATCGTTTTATTATCGCGGTTCCATTCCCAGAAGCCGCCGCCTTTTACATCGGCTATATTGGTTGCGAGCTGCTTGTGATAAGTGCATTTACCGATTATAAGGCTATCGCCTTCTACTATGAACTTTGGGAATACGTCAGACATTATTTACTTTTTTTGTTTGCACGTTTTTCCTTATTAGCCTTCCATTTCCTGTATTCTTCTGCATTGATCCCGGATTGGTCAAATACGTATGTCAATTTCACAGATTCCAGAGCACCGATCATTTCCTGAAATGATATTGGTTTGCCATTAAAAGACTTTGCCTGAAACGTTGTTGCATTTTCATGCACAGTTATAATTAACTGAAATTTCTCTATGTCGAAATTTGGCGTCATTATTTATTGTTTTTGTTTTCTTTCTTTCCAATGTTTTAGAAATTCCTGCTTCATCATTTCCGCAAATTCGTTGGCTTCCTCTTCGCTGAGTTCTTCAATGGGGGTACCGGAATTCTCTTTGAAGCCATCCTGACGTTGACCTACTGGCATCTCGTACCTAAAGAAGTTCGGCATCGTAGGCGGTATAATTTTAAGTTGTTGTTCCATTATTTATTGTTTGAGTGGGTTGTTATTTTATATTTATTTGGTACGTTGGGGTCATTAGTTGTTTGCGCGGGAAGCACGATTAATCCCATATCCTTATTGAAGGATTGATATAATGAATACCTTTCTTCCAAGACATTAGCATTCTCAACTAGCCCTTGTGTCGCGATCAATACAGTTTTCGATTTATTGGGGTCATGGCTATACCTAACTTCTTTCATCAATTTATTGAGCTTAACCAAATCATTTCTTTTAATTAACCCCATAACCTTATAATGCAAGTCTTTAAGTTCATCTATCTCTTTACTCATTGTCCATTGTTTACGGGGCAGGTCGCCACATTACGACCTCGCTTAGTGGCAAATTTGTATCGGTATTTTGCTCGGGCGCTGTTGCCCATCCTGGAGGGAAGCCTCCGCATCGGTTCCCTAACATACAAACCGGTCTTTGTGACCAGAATGCGAGTGAAGTTTCTTCCCCTTTCTCATCATGCGCTACCTCAATAGTAGTTCCGTCCTTTGGGGCTGTTTCAATTGGTTGCCATTCTCTCGTCATTTCGCCTCCTCCTTCTTTTGGTTTTTGGATTTCCATTTGAGACAGTTAATACACAGATCAGGGGCGTTTTTGTGCGCTGGCTGGAAATGAATGTCGTAATTGAAATCGGGATTCTGACACTGCCATTGCCTCCATGTTTGCAAGAATTGCGGCTCATGCTCCATTCCATTACTATCATTAATCTGCTTTCCAAACTTGCAAGTCTTACACGTTTTATACTTTGGGTTAGTCCAACATTTACAATATTCCTCGTGACGTTCAGCAAGACGTTTGTTTGAATATTTTTTACCGCACGCGCATTTATATTTGATTACCTGTACTTTTTCAGCCATTATCTGCCTCCTTCTCCCCTTCACCTGCGGATAGGGCTTCTGTTACTTCTTTCAAAATATTGCTACCACTATACCCCAGTTTTCGGTAGAGAGAAGTCAATTCACATTCGGCCAATTTGAGCGCTTTTTCATATCTATCGCATTTGGCTTGAAGTTCATCAATCTCGCAACTTTGCTCCATTATCGTTATATGCTGATCAAGCTCCAATTTATTTTCTGAATGAAATGGGATGCCGGATTTATTTAATGCATCTACAACCTGATTTAAAAGGGGTATATCTTCGCCGTAATCCTCTCCCGGCATATCATCTTCATTAACGCATAAAGAAATCGGGCCATTGGTAATTTCATATACAAAATCCTTATCAGTTTCATGTTTTATCAACTGCCATTTATTTTCCATCTAAAAACGTTTTTATTTCGTTGTATAAGAATCTGTCCGGTAGTAATCCACCTTCATGGCGGGAGATGAATTTTTCGAGAAGGGCGCGGGCGGCCTGATATTGCTTACACCTTTCAAGAACTATCTTGGTAATATGCCCACCTACTAATATGCCTGATTCTTTAGACTGGCCGTAATCCAATATTGGTTGCAGTAATTCAGTAGCTTCCTTTTTCCATTGCTTCAGTTCTTTGATCTCTTTGTTATATTCCTTGATATCATAATCTCTTACCTCAATGTCGCCGCGCAAATATTTGATTTCCTGTTCTGCCTGATGGAGCTTTATGGCGTATTCGGTGGCACCGGATTCGTAATCATTTAACCGCGTCTTCCATCCGAGGGCAGCACGCGCCCGTTCTATAATAGGCCAGTTTATTAAAGTTGGGCCTTCCCATGCAACAATTGCTTCCAACGCCTCAACCAATCCTTGCGCCTTCCCTGCCCATTCGGTAACGCCTGCGATATAAGCATTGTATAAATCCACTTGCTCCGAGCGATTTATAAGATTACGCCCTAAAGCATCAAGATACTTGTGAGCATCATTTTTAATTTTATCAATAGTTTCCTTCGGTAGATTGCTCATTTGATTATTGTTTAATATTCCGGATTTAATTCTACCTCATTCGTTAATACAAGCACCATATGCAGCAAATCAAACATTGCCTTTGTCATATTGTCGTGGTTTGGGTTAACCGGGTACGCCAATATTTCCGTGGCTATTGCCAAATCCCTGCACTCTCTTTTATATTTGTGATTGTATACTCTTGACACGCCCTTAATCGGCATCCATTGTTTCGCAATAATATTATTAGTTCCACCTGAATAATCACCTTCAAGCTCTAATTCGCATTCCCGGATACCAACAATCTTAAGAGGTTCTTTGTGATTGTAAACGTCTCTGTGGTATACGGTTTGTCCTAGTTTAAATTCTGTCTTATTGTTTAGCATTTGATTGCAGTTTAGTTGGTTTAATCATATACCATATCCAGAATGCAAGAAAAAACAGTGAACTTGCTTCAATAATTCTGATCATTTGCTTCTTGTTTATCTTTTATGGAATTGTACCATTGAATTGCGCGATATAAAAGAACGTGCGCCGAATCAATACTTTGATAACAGATAGCATTATCAATAGGTGATTTCCAGTCTGAATGCTGCATTATTAATTTATCGTCTTTAAATTTTAAGTCTCTGAATTTATGCCATACATTCATTAACCAATCCCATGATGAATGGTATTTCAATTGGCTATTATAGTCTGAATGGTATATGAAAATTTCATTATTTGGGAAAATCATATATTTTTTACCATCAGGAATACCGCCCATAAACATGGCAATAGCCTCATTCATATGATCTATAGTTACTTCACTCATTTTAGTTTTGATTTAGCAATATCAACTAGTTTTTTGTAATAAGGGTTATTCTCACCTGTGTTGCCTACTGATAGTATTTCTTTAAGACTTAATAAAGGCTTATTTTCCAATATGAAATCTTCGGCTGCTGCTTCTGTAGAAAAGTAAACATCTCCCACTCGCGTACCGGATACAAATTTACCACCTGATAAGCTATCGCATGTATCTAGGTAACTATTAAACTCCCTAGTTACATAGTAATATCTATCTCCTATAGCAATATCAACACCATCACTAGTAGTAAACATTATTTTAGGTTGTTTATTTTCCTTAAATTGTTTAATATCTGCACGTCTACCTTGTAACAAAGGCGAGTTCTTTAAAGTAAATTGTACAAACTCTAATACAGTTTCATCATTCCATTGAAATTCTGTGCTCATTATTGTAAGTTTGGTTTTATAGATTAGTTCTTAGATAATTTTTCTCCCATTTGCCATGCATATGCCACCCACTTTGACATGCTACTTCTATTAGAATCCTCATGGGTAGCTCTAAATTTAGCTAATTTATCAGGATCAGTAATTGCTTCAATGGCCGCATCATATTGCTTTCTATCACTAAAATCACCATATGAGAAAGATTTAAAGCATTCAGAGATAGCGGCTTTATTCGCTTTAATAAAATCATCTAAAGAACATTCTAAATACTTTTCGATCTCAGGAACGGGATCAGGATGAAATAACCACATTGATGGGATTTTTTCGCCGTCTTCGCGGGTACATCCGGCTTTCCCATTACCTAATAAAACAGAGCAAACGCAAGCTACCTTATTATCATTAGCAATAAATGTAATTGGATCACTTGGAGTTATAAATTCGTATATCATTTATTTAATTGTTTAAATTTTTGGGAATACTCATTTATAATCCCCCGTATTTCATCCCTTGTAGGTTTATAAACTAAGGCAGCTTCTTCCATTAAAATAGAAGTTATTCCGGGATATTCTCTTTCTAATCTTTTGGTATATTCTGGGTAATTTCCATCTTTATATTCATTACAGCATTTCCCTTGAACACGGCAATTTCTAGGGTCAAATCTTAAAAATAAGTTTCCTCGCTTCATATAATGCCCACACTGAGCATCTTGCCATCTATAAGATGAATCGCAAGTATAACAAAATACATCCCCGTTTTTATCAGCGCTACTTAGCCTTAACCACTTTGAGAAAATATCGTCGGCTATTTTTATTAATTCAGAAAGGCCGTCTTTTTTAATATCCTTATTTACTTCTTCCTCCATTCTGGCTAAACTATCTTCTATTGTGGCGCACTGTTTGCATCTTTTTCGGCTAAACCAATAGCATTCATTGCCGCATCGGGCGCATATTTTTTTCTTATTCTTAATAGTAGAATTGTGGGCTCTCATTTCTTATTCTTTTTAGCTTCTCTTGCATTTAATGCTTCCTCAATTAATAAAGATATTATTCTGCTATCACTTAACTTTAGAGATGTTTTTTCAGGTTGCGCCTTAATTCTTTTTACTATGTTATTAGATACAGTAGCTTGGATAATTTTAGTTTCTGCCATATTCTTTCACATTTATGATGTAAAGTAAATTAAATTAATTGGAAATTAAAAATGTTCTTTTTAAGTTTGTTCTATCAAACTAATTTTATGACAATAGAAACTAAATACAATTGTGGAGATTTTGTATATGTACTCGATGACAACAAAATAATGTGTAGGCAAATTATTGTCGTCGATGTATGGGCAAATCGAGAAAAAGTTACTATAGAGTACAAAATGGCTACTCTCGATATGCATAAAAATTGCCGCGAAATATATCCTGAAGATAAATGTTTTTCAAAAAAGGAAGAACTTCTTCAATCACTATAAATTAATAACTACATGCGTGAATATATATTCAAAGGTAAAAAATACGGTTCTGAAAGCCAAAGCAACCAGCGAAAAGAAAGTATAACAAAGGTAATGCTTCGCTTAAACAGTCTGAAGCTAGTTTTAAAGAAGCGTTGGATAATCTTAAACCAGTAATTGAGCCTAAAAAAGAGCTAGACGAAATAGAATTTCTTGATGCCATAGTAACAGGAATGGAGCCGTTACTTCCTGAACAAAAATCAAGGATCATTAACTATTTATATAGTAGGTATTGGATGTATATTACTTTAAGTAAATTAACTCAATAAAGGTAAAGTTATGTCTTGGATAAAAGCCACTGATAAATATCCGTCAGATTGGAAACTGAGTAGATTAATAGGAACTGAAAAAGAATTTCCGGCTATGTTTGCTACTCATGTTATCGCCGATTTAGCCGGTAAAACTTACAAAAAAGATCAAATGGAATGGTTTGATACATCAGAACCTTCCTTTAGTATTGAGGATATGAAAAGGTGTTGGAATGAATCAAGAATTAAATTCCCGAATGGATCATTTTCAGAAGATTTTGAAACTTTCATGTATAATGAATACAATATTGATTTAACTAAATAAAGATACTATGCCAGAAATGTCCAATAGCAAAATAGATGGCTCTTATGAGCTAGATACAATAAGAATAAATGAAAGGTTCTATGTGAATATAGATGATGTAATAGGCTGGTTAAAAGTAAATCAAAAAGAATTGGATGATGAAATGATGCATTGGATAATAACAGCATTGGTGAGATGTAAAAACAAACATAAATAATAAACCATGAGTGAAGAAAAGCTATATGAATTAAGAGCTGATGTGTGGACTCCTGCATCATTTTATAGAGCTGGCACACAAGGCACTGAGAAATATTGGATGAATGCATTTGGAGATTTTCATATAGAGTGGGCCAGTGAATGGTTTATTGATTTATCAATACATGAAGAACCATTACAAAAGGATGAATTACGTAAATTAGTGGATAGTGTTTTTGAGCGCAAAAAATTGCATTCCATTACTTATAAAGATGCTGCACAAGAGGTTGCAGAACTATGGTTAAAACAAAATCAGTCAAAATGAATGAAGAAGAATATCTCCATAAGATAAACAAGTTCATTTCAGATATTGAAAAAGTAAGGGACGGGCATAATGCAGAAGCGCTTAACTTCAATCTTGATTTACCGTGGCACCATGGACTAAAACGAATGCACGAGGAAAAGGCAAAAGCCTATGACTTTGTTATTCGTAAACTTAAAAGAACATTCAACATTTAAATAAATCCAAAATGATTCTAGAAAGTCATTTACTCCCATGTCCTTTTTGCGGATGCCAACCAGACATTGAACAAAAAGGGAAGAATGGATTAAGAATATTCTGTACGGGATGCAATATAGAAAAGACGCAAAAAGTACTACGTTACTCTTTAGAGTGGCTAAGAATGAAATTAATTGAAAACTGGAATAAAAGAATCCCGCATGAAAAAGAAACAAATACCTGATACGTTTGTAACTCTTCGAGACTTATTTATTGGAGATTATTTTATTCATTATAGTGAAAAAAATAAAAGACTTCCTATTCGGTATCGTGTTTTGGATACTTGTGCGTTTAATTTAGCACATGGGAGTTCTACCCGACAATGTTGTGCCGTATTAGATGGATCAATAAAGAATAAATCCTGTAATTTGAAGGTTATAAAAATTGAAAGCCATGTCAAAAAAGAACATACCTCGGACAAGTAAAGATGCACATGCAAGCCTTGATCCATCCAAATTAAGAGAAACATACCGGCAAATACTATATGCTATATCTCAGATAGGCGAAAGTACTAGTCAAGAAATAGCGGCATTCCTTAAAACGGATCACCAAAAAATCTGGAAGAGAATGGTTGATTTGGAAAGAATGGAGCTAGTATATAAACCCGGCACAAAGAAGCCTCTTAAAAGTGGAAGGATGGGTTATTGTTATCAATTAAGACAAGTATCCATGCCAACCACAAAAGCCGCGGAAAGAGCATTAAAAGGAGCCGCTATTGTTGATTATTCAAGGAGATTAATTTCAGATAAAGAAGCAATCAAACAACTTAATTTATATGATGTACAGTAAATGTGATTCATGTGGTAAAGAAGAACCTTCATACCATAATGGTCTTAATTGGTTTAAGCCTTTCAATTGGTATGAACGAATTTCAAATGAAGGAGAAATATTACAATGCTGTAGTAAGGAATGTGTATGGGATTTAGATATAAAACGAAAAGAAGAAGGAAAAGATACTGCTCCAATTTTACCAATTTAATAAAAAACTATATGAGTGAAAAGAAACTAAAGGATTACATAGGATATTATATTGGATGCCGTTGTTTAAACACATGGTTCCCTGAAGGGCATGAAGAATATGATAAGCAATGGATATTAACGGGATACAATAGGTCGTCAGTCAAATGTTTTCACTTGGATAATGAAGAAGAATTTACAAGGACTGATTCAATAAAGCTAATATTAAGATTGCTTGGGGGCATTTCAGAAAGTGAATGCTGGGAATTACATAAAATAGATCCAATATTTGTCCCCGGAACTTCAAGTGAATATATTAAGGACAGGCTCTACCTGTATAGGGAAAAGTGCATTACATTTAGGCACATTTCTCCGTTATTATTCCATTTTTTAATTCAAAAAGGATTCGATTTATTTGGACTAATTGAATCAGGATTAGCCATAGATACATCCACACTTAACCTAAAATAAATTATGATAGAAGGATACCCATTATGTTGGCCCGTAGGATATAAAAGAACAACATGGCCTATATCTGCAAGATTTGATACTTCTTTTGCTGCTGCGAGAGATCGTATAGTTAAAGAATTAAGATTGATGGGCGCTAAAGATGTTATTATTTCAACCAATGTTCCGCTACGTCAAGATGGGTTGCCATACGCAAACTTCAAAGCTATCCAAGATACAGGGGTAGCGGTATATTTTACCTACGATAAAGAGCAGATGGTTTTTTGTTGTGATAAATGGAATAAAGTAGAAGATAATTTACAGGCAATATGCAAAACCATTAATTCCTTTAGAATGATGCCGGAATGGGGCGTAAGCGATATGCTAAAAAGGGCTTTTACTGGATTTAAAACATTACCAGAACAAGTCACAGAAACGTGGTTTACAATATTGGGGGTTTCCAAAAATGCCACAGAACAAGAAATTAAAGAAGCATATCGGACTAAAGCAAAAATTCATCATCCAGATAAAGGAGGCGACGCAAAGGAATTTCATAAAATAAATGAGGCTTACAAATCTGCCCTATCTATCACTTAACCTAAAATGAATTAAATGTTATGAAGCTAATTATTAAAGCCATGATTTCAGAATATGGTAGTAATTGGGATAAGATGAGCGATAAAGATCAATTGGGTGCTATAGCGGCATTTTTAAACAATTATATTTTAATAACTAATGAATTTATATTAATATGAATAATTTGATCAGTTGGCAGGTTTGCACTTCAGAGCAATCCAAAAAATTAAAAGAACTAGGAATAAATCAAATAAGTTTTTTTGCATGGATTTCAGAAGGCGAATTAGTTTCAGCACATTCAAAAACATTGCCATTACTTGCTATTGCAACAGATTTTTATTCCGCATATACAGTAGCAGAATTAGGATTAATGTTGCCTGATTATTTACCTAGTATTGGCAATCTTGAAATAGGTAAATGTGAAACCGATCATATATCAATGAAAAGACTTGAAAAATCATGGTGGAATGTATCTTATTGGAATTGGGGCGTAATGGAAACACCAAGTGGGGATACTTATTTAAAGCAAAAGGATAACCATCTACATCAATTTCCTACTCAGGCAGAGGCTATGGCGGCCATGCTAATATTTCTGATCAACGAAGGTAAAATAACCGTAGATGAATGTAACAAGAAACTTACAGAATTATAATTTCCCAAATTGAGAACAAATGTGTACAAATATTAGCTGGTATTTATTTTGCAATGAAACGCTTTCTTTTTTATATTTGCTCTAGTTTAATGACCTGATTAGTAGCGACCTTAACATTGTAGTTGATGTTTGGGTTTAGAATAAAAACCTTAATTGAAAGCCTTCAGTATCAACTACTATTGAGGGTTTTTTTATTCCTCCCGATGACCGTTTATCAAAGATTGACCTCATTCACAAATTCAACAGGTTTCAAATTTAAACCTGACCACAGAAAATATATTGGTATCGAAGTATCAAAAGTTTGGCAAGAACACGGCGGTACGCGTGAACAATTAGACTGCATTCAACAAACTGAGGATACCGGTACATGGATGGTTTTAGATTATCCCGCCTCATTTCAAGAAGAAATAGATCGGGTAATTAAGGGAGTTTTCGAACGGATTACAGCCCCCAAAAAACCAAAAATAACAAATGAAAAACCACTAATCAAAGATCCCGCCCGTCCAATTTCCTATGCCTCTGATCCTCCAAAAAAACGAACGCGAAAACCAATCCAATCTAAGCCTCATTTTTCTGGTAAATTATTAAGTAAAAACAAAAGTGGAACTCCGTAAAGAATAAGATAAAACTTTTGCTTTACGGGAAATCAACGGGCCGAGCAATTGTTCATTAGAGACGAAGGCCGGGCGGTAGGATAAACGTCTCCCGCGAGTGTTAAGAAAGAGCGCGGATTACCTACAACTGACCAGATACAGTTTAAAGCAGCTTTCATACTAAAGGTCACTGGTGATACTTTAGGACTTCTAGGGACGGGGCCGACAGGGTACTGCCTGATCTCAAGATTGAGAACACCAACAAGGATTAAACCCCTTGCTTGGGCTTAGAGTGTTCTCATCTGAACAAAACCTCTTGGATTTGCCTGATTAAAAAATAGAATAAGAATGAAACATGGTAAAAATTATGAAAAGAGAAGAAGGAATAGAGATAAGGCTAAAGAGTGTAATCAATTAAATGTGGATATTCAAAAAACTTATGGTCGATGGATGCCTGTGGAATATATGCGTAGATCTTTTTTTGTTTGGAAAGGTAAATTCTCAGGTTCACAAAAAGAAATAGAGATTGCGGCAATTTTAAAGGGACAAAATTTAAGATTTTTCAGTGAAGTATCTTTTGATCTAAAGAAAAGATTTGATTTTTATATCCCTTTACTTGACTTAGTTATTGAATACGACGGACATCAACATTTTGAAAGTGTAAAGGAAATTAATAATGATATTGGTAAAGAGCAATTATTAAAACGTTTAGGCGTTAAGTTAATCCGATATAATAAAACTCATAATCTTAAAGAGCAAATACTACATGATTTAATATATCATCCTGTTTTAAATTCCTAAAATTATGTCTATACCTAAATCAAACCTTAAAGACAATGGAGTACAAATACCTTTTAATCACGATGGATTCATTGAAAAATGGCAAGAATGGCTTCAATACAGAAAAGAGCGAAGGTTAGCCGCCTACGCGCCTACGGGCTTAAAAGCTACATTTACCAAGCTAAAAAGGATAAGCCTTGATAACCCGGAAACCGCTATTAAGATTATTGACCAGTCACTAGAAAACGGGTGGCAGGGATTGTTTGAACTTAAACCATTAACAAATGGCACAACAAATACAAGAATTAATCAAGAAAAACCTAGACCTGCCGGAAATGTCACTTCAGGAGGTTTTGGACAGTTTTAACCATATTGATTTAACGGAAGATGAAATAAGAGAAGCCATGATATGGGCTAAAAGAAAAAAATCCGCAATCCTTGAGCAAAAGGAACGCGATCGAATAGCAGAACAAAACAGGAAAATATTTACTGAAAAGGGGTGGACGTATGAGCAGACTAGATCATTTATGCTGTATAGAGCAGAAACATTATTTGAGGGTAAGTTTATTTTGGATGACCATAATGAATTAGTATTTAATTTATTGTGTCATTATTTCAGCAAAAGCAAAGAGTTTTTAGCTTTAGCACCAGAATTAAAAATAAACAACCCATCTTTAGATAAGGGAATATTTTTAGCCGGAAATTTCGGAGTTGGTAAGACGTGGCTGATGAGCCTTTTTCGAAAAAACAATCGGCAGGTATTCCATGTAGAACAAGCAAAGGATATATCAATTTCATATCAGCATGGCGGCGAAGAAGCAATTGAAAGACATAAAGTTATAATCAAGAACGCTTTTAATGATCCGGCTGTATTTTTTCAACAGCATTCCGGACTATGTATTGAGGATATTGGGGCTGAAGACGTAAAAAATAATTACGGCAATAAGGTGAATGTTATAGGAGATATAATTGAAGCTAGGTATGTCAATAAATTAATGGGTGTATGGCTTCATGGCACCACCAATTTAACAGTAAAACAGTTTGAGCAATTTTATGGCGGCAGAGTAACAAGTAGACTAAGAGAACAGGTAAATTTCATTGAACTAAGTGGCCCCGATAGAAGAAAATAAATATCAATTAGCAGATCGGATATGGCTAGAATGCATGGAAAGGATAGGCCGAAAGGAAACTACCTTATTTGAAAACAATAACGTAGCCTATACTGAAGATGTAATAGTAGGTAATTGTAGAAGGCATATAATGTGTTGGATTTATTCAGTTTTAAAAGGGCATAAAAAATTAAAACCAATAGAAGAATTAGAACGGGAAGTAAAAGAACAAATGTGGGCCTTTGTAAAAGAAATATGTCTAAACAAGACAAACGATAAAAAACGAATGATCGAAATAGCCAAAACATTTTATGTAATTGAATATTTTTTAAATGAAAATAAATGCCAATAAGCGAAGTATATAATGAAGATAATATGATCGGTATGGCACGATACCCGGAAAAGTACTTTGATCTGGCAATTATAGATCCCCCATATGGTATTGGAGAAGATGGGAGAAATAACCACACACGGGGCAAATTGGCAAAAGTAAAAGACTATAGGGGAAATAAAAGGTATGATAACCAGCCGCCGCCGGCTGAATATTTTTCCGAATTATTCCGAGTAAGTAAAAATCAAGTTATATGGGGCGCAAATCACTTTATAAGCAGATTGCCATTTGATAGTCCATGTTGGATCGTATGGGATAAAAATAATGGGGATACTGATTTTTCCGACTGTGAATTAGCATGGACATCTTTTAAAACAGCAGTTAGGAAAGTTAAGCATACTTGGCAGGGGATGTTACAAGAAAACATGAAAGAAAAGGATATATTAATACACCCAAACCAAAAACCACTAAGATTATATAAATGGTTATTGAGCAAATATGCCAAAGCCGCTGATAAAATTTTAGATACACACATGGGTAGCCAATCATCTCGTATAGCAGCTTATCAAATGGGCTTTGATTATTGGGGTTGGGAAATTGACACAAATTATTTTGAAGCAGGAAACAAACGATTTAAGGAACAAACAGCGCAATTAGATTTTTTTAAATGAAAACGAATGAGAATAACCCCTGATCTTGTAGCTAAACTAATATTCTCGTCTTCTCAACTTCGCTATTTTGAGAAACAGTTGTTAATAGATCCAAGTACAGAGCTTCAAGGAATCGTAGCAAGATATCAGTGTAAAGTAGATGAAGTTTTGTGTTTAATGGGAATGGAGGAATTTATACCTTTAAAGACACTCATAGAATCTTTAAAATTAAATGAATATGCCTAAGCGTATACAACGTAAAAGGACAAAAGGATGGAGAATGCCTGAAAACACGGTTTCAGTAACAAGGCCCGGTAAATGGGGTAACCCATATAAGGAGGGAGTTTATTCACGATTTTTAGGAAGAAAATGCGAAGATGTATTTGATTGTATTACATCTTTCAAGTATTACGTGAATAGTTCTGTCAAACTTAAGAAAATAATAAAAGAAGAATTGAAAGGGAAAGATGTAGCGTGTTGGTGTAAGGAAGGGGCTGATTGTCATGGAGATATTTTATTAAAAATCGCAAACTCATAAAACAAATAAATACATGCGCAGAACACTTTTATTTATCGGAATACTTGTAGCTGCTTCGGCATGGACATGGGCTATTAAAGTAACATATCCACCACCAGAAAAAAAATATTCAGTAACGTTACCACTTCAAAACTGGGTTCAAATAACAAACGAACTTGAATACATCAAAGGACAACTAAAGCAAACTGATCTTCCAGCAAAACAAGTAGCCTTTATGTCTGACTCTTTACTTACTCCCCTACAAAGCGTTATCGGTACTCAGGTAAATGCACAACTTCAATTAGAACAGAAAAAAGATAGTACTAAACCCCGTAAGTAAACCATGACAATTAATTCCTACTTAGAAAGAAAAGATATCCTACTAAACACCCCATTCAAAATAGATTCAACAGGTAAAGGATATTTCATAGAAGGTGATAAACAATACACGCGCGAAGAGTTTTCACGCAAATACCCAATGCCCCTAAGCCTAGTTAGCAATAACAAACCTAACTATGATGGAACTAAAAGTTTTATGTACGTAGATTAAAAAATATTTTAAATGTCAATACAAGAACTATCCAAACAAATACATGAAAATGCAAAAGCTAAGGGTTTTTGGGATAAGGAAAGGAACTTGGGTGAAATGCTGATGTTGATAGTCAGTGAAGTATCTGAAGCTATGGAATCCGATAGGGAAAATAGATTTTCTGATTGGTCAGATAGGCTACCCCCATTCATGGATAATATTCCCAATGATGAATTTAATAAAGTATTTAAAGACGAAGTTAAAAATACGTTTGAGGATGAATTAGCCGACGTAATGATAAGAGTTATGGATTTAGCCTATTCAAGAGGGGTTGACATTGAGTGGCACATTAAGCAAAAAATGAGGTATAATGAAACGCGACCCCATATGCATGGTAAAAAATACTGATACTTTCAATTAAAAACTATGCCTCAAATTAAATGGATAATTAAGTATTGTAAACCTCCCCCTCAATATTTTTATTAGGTATGCTTAAATGACCTCAGGTTTTTATGCGGATATGAGCCTGAGGTTGTTTCTTCAGAAATTAAAAACTTAGTTATGCAATTCGATAAGCCAAAAGTGACCATAGATTTACAAGAATATCACTACCTAAAACAAAAGGCCGAAGAGGTAGATACGAATGAAATGTTACTTGCTAGCAAAAAGATTATAGGAGCTTTATTAATAAACGGCGGCCTCACAGGTAGAACATTAGAATATATACACAAAGAAAAAATTGTTCTAACCACAAGCCATGAGCTTCAATATGGCCTATTTGAACCGGATTACATCAAAATCGGATTAATAAAGGAAAGTAAACCCGGAATATGAAATTACTATACAAATTTGCTTCTCGAAGCCGTCCCCGTAAGTTTTTTGAAGTGCTTGACAATATCCATTCATTAGCACGACATGATGATTTCATAATCCTGTGTTCTTTTGATAACGATGACATTTGCTATAATAACAAAGACTTTAAACTTAAGCTACAGGATTACCCAAAAGTAGTATATAATTTCTCTGATAATAAAACGAAGATCCAAGCCATAAACGCTGATGTAAATGAAATAGTAGATTTTGACATATTGATAAATGTATCAGATGATCAAAAATTTATTATGGAGGGATTTGACCTAGAAATTATAAAATCCTTTGAGAAATATTTCCCTAATCTTGACGGGGCGCTTCATTACCCAGAAAAGTATTCACGATGTGATACTATAGTGTTAAGTATCATGGGTAGAAAATTATATGAATACTTCGGTTACATTTATAACCCGATTTACCTTTCGATGTATTGTGATGATGAATTTACCAGAATCGTTAGAATGCTTAATAAATATTGGTTTAGGCCAGTTAATATCTTTATCCACGAACACCCGGCGTTTATTCATTCCCTCCCAAAAGATGAATTATATTTCCGAAATATGAATTTAAATTGGCAGGCAACGGATAACCAATTATACATCCAGCGCCGGGATCAAAATTTTGGTTTGTATTGAAAATATCTCTACTTTAGCAACGCAGTGATATAAATAAGTTTAGGTAAAAGACATTAAAGAAAAACTCTCTGGAAAGGAGGATATATACCTAAATTTATTAGATATCCACTGCACCTTTTCAGGGAGTTTTTTATTTGTAGCAACTATGAATTTATTATTGAAATATGCATCAAGAGGCAGGCCGAAATTATTTCTTCAGACTTTGGAGAACATAACCAGAACAATAGCTACAAAAGAATATCAAATTTTAGTGTCGCTTGATAAAGATGATTCAGCTACATTAGCTTCAGAAATTTTAGAAAAAGCGTACCAATTCCCCAACGTTAAAATAAAAATAGGTGAACCAATATCAAAGGTTGCAGCTATAAATAGAGATTTTGAACATGCTGCCCCGTGGACGTGGTGCGTAACGATGTCGGACGACATAAAATTCATCGTAAATTCATGGGACGAAAAAATGTTAAATGATATAAGATGTGAATGGGGGGATAGTACAGACTTCTTTGCCCATTTCCCGGACGGGTTCGTAAACGAAGCAATTCCTACGTTAAACGTATGTGGCTACGATTATTTCAAGCGGGATGGGTTCACTTATAATCCGGCGTATTATTCAGTCTCATGTGACGTAGAGGCCATGTACACGGCACAAATGAGAGGGCGATATAAATATTTTCCAACTGTTTATTACAATCACATCCATCCCGGTAATATATCAGGAATGCCAAATGACGAAACCTACCGAAAAAATAACCCATTAGGAGAGATTGATACACAAACTTACTTTGAAAGAATGTCGCATGGATTTTATGTCGAAAACCCCGTCTTTATGCCGGAGGAAGTAAAATTTTACATGGATAAAAGAATATCAAATGAGCAAAAATAGCTTGGCAATCCTGATACCTACCTTTGTAGGGCGTGAAAAATTTCTGCAACGGTTACTCGATGTTTTAATGCCCCAAATAGAAAACTACAAGGATGATGTAAAGCTATTTATTTTAGGAGATAACCGAAACATGACAACAGGTTGGAAGCGTAACAAGTTAACTGAAATGGCTATTGATGCCGGATGCACGCACCGATGTTTCTGTGATGATGACGACTTAGTAAGCATAAATTACCTAGATTTAAACATGCCGGGAGTGTACGGAGATTTCGATTGTAATAGTTTGGTCGGTGTTTATTCAGTTAACGGTTATACAAATCCTAATAAACACCTATTTTACCATAGTATCAAATATGACCGGTGGTGGGATGATGATAAGGGTTATTACAGGAATCCTAACCATATTTCGTGTATAAAATTATCATTGATTAACGATATTAAATTCCCAGATCAATCATGGGGGGAAGACGGAAAATGGAGCGAAGCGCTACACGCAAGTGGTGTTTTGAAAAACGAATATGAAATCACAGAACCTTTCTATTATTACTTAGATAGGACTAAAGTAAATGGTATTTAAACACTAAAAAATTAATATGATTTGTATTTATCATTCAAAAGATTTAGATGGTTATTGTTCGGGTGCTATTGTCAAACGAAAATATCCTGAAGCAAAGTTAATCGGGTATGATTATGGGCAAGAATTACCAATGGAGCAAATACCAGCCGGTGAGCCAATTATAATGATTGATGTTTCGCTTCCAATGGATAAAATGGCGCAACTGTCAAACCATTCAAATCATAATCTTACATGGATAGATCATCATATCTCAGCTATAAATGATTATAAAAGTCAAAATAATATTGAATTGGGTGGGATAAATCCGGTTCTTGAAAACGGCATAGCAGCATGTGAGGGTGGGTGGAAATACTTATTCCCCGATGAAGAAATGCCTACCGCAGTTAAGTTATTAGGTGAATATGATACATGGAGAAATCAAGATAAGGAACGATGGGATAACATGATTATGCCTTTCCAATATGGTATGAGAATGGTATGTAATTCGGCAGAAACATTCCCGCAAGAGTTATTTAATAACCATGACATTATTACGGATAATGCTATTTATAATGTAGTTAATTCCGGGAAGACAATATTAACATATCAAAAACAACAGAACGAAAGAGCGTGCCGATCTTCTTTTGAGATTGAATTTGAAGGGTTACGGGCCATATGCTTAAATAACGGTGGTGCAAACTCTCAGGTATTTGATTCTGTTTATAATCCTGAACTACATGACTTAATGATTCCATTCGTCTTTACCGGCAAGCACTGGACGTTTTCATTATACACCACTAAGGATGAAATTGATTGTTCAGTCATAGCAAAGTCTAAAGGCGGCGGCGGCCATAAAAAGGCGGCAGGGTTTCAATTAAAAGAATTACCCGTAGAGTTTAAAATACATATAGTATGATAAAAGCATTAAAAGGCAATATGATAATGTTAGGTCTTAGTGATGAAAATGTAAAAAGGCTAACCAACGATCAACCAATAAAATTCAACCTAAAAGAGTTGGGATTATTTGATTACGAAGTAGTTATTTTTCATGGGAAAACGGAACAAGAAATGGCTAAAATGATGAAGGATGCAGGCTTAATTCATCCTACCAAAACAATTATAAAAGATTCAAATTCAGATAAAAACTAGTTGTATCCATGAAAATATTGTCTTTTAGCATTTTCGGTTCACGGCAGACTACTAAGGAGAATTTTTGGCTGTTTGCTCATTACATGAGGGGTTTGTATTGGAATACAAGGATGGCGAAATTGCTTTACCCGGATTATCTCGTATCAGTTTCTGTAGATAGTGGAACTTTCAGTGATTATGATAATATATTCTACGGATTGAAAGAACACTATGGAATAGCCTTTAGTATTTATGAAATGATGCCATTGTGCAAAATGATGTTGCTAAGGCTTTCTCCAATCTTTTGGGACAATGCCGACACGGTAGTTTCACGGGACGCTGACGCAATCTTGACGATGCGGGAACGAAAATGTGTACAGGAGTTCGTTAACTCAGGAATGACAGTACACGCTATTACAGATGATCCTATGCATGGTACAGGTTTAATGGGAGGAATGACAGCTTTTAGAGCAAAACCTATCCGTGAAAAATACGGCACATGGGAGAACATGCTAAGTAAATCTCCGGTAGCAATAAACGGACATGGAACAGATCAACAATTTATGAATGCCGTTCTTTATCCAGAATATAAAAATCAAATGTTCTGTCATTACCTGAATGGTGAAAAAGGAAACGGGGAAGCCATAGTAAAGAATGAAATAGCTAATGTGGTGCTGGATGGGGTTAATCCTAAATTGTACGAATCAAATCTTTGTTGTCGACACATCGGATCAGCGGGAGTAGTGGAACTTGAAACACGAAGGTTTTTCTTTCGGCACGACAAAGAAAATGGTTTCGAAGAAATAGCAAAAAGGTATCCAAGAGTGTTTTATTGGTATGCAAATGAATGAGATTACAAAAATAAGCAAAATAAAAGTTCTGGGGGATGGCCGTGACGCAAATCTGATATCCATCGAAACCGATCAAGGCAAATTTGACATGTTTGCTAAAGAGCTAATACAGATTTTGAATCAATATTATTCATTCTTAGGTCACCAATTCAATGCATATCAAGATAATGGAGTATTAATTAAGTTTAAAAAGTTTAAGTGAGAAATAAAAGAGCAGTAGTAGTATCTACAAACTATAGTGATAATTATTTTTTTTTCCTGCCATTGATTCATTTTGCTTGGCAAAAAATAGGATGGGATGTTATTTGTATGATGCCGGGGAAAGAAAACAAAAAAAGGAATTTCGTCTTATCATCCATAATTGATAAAGCGCCCTATGCCCCAGCACTTACTATCATTACATTCAGTTGTTCAGAAGAAAATGAAGTTCTTTATACGCAGTGCTCAAGGTTATATGCAGGCAATTTAGCCGTACCAGAATATGAAGTGATTATGACAGGAGATGTTGATATGCTTCCTTTATCAAATTACTGGAATCCAGCGCGGGATAAAATAACGGTATATGGTAAAGATTTGTCTGATGAACATTATCCGATCTGCTACGCGGCAGCCTCACCCGAAAAATGGCGCGAAATAATGTCGTTGACGGGGAATGTCACGATGGATATAGATTGTGATTTAGATTACTATACAATAGTTTGCACTGATAAATGGGTAATAGATCAAGAGATATTAACCGCATCATTAGGCTTATATCATAATGAAATAGTGTATGTTAATCGCGGCAAGTCCCCTCATTCAGACTACCCAATAGGCCGTATAGATCGTTCAGCGTGGGTAGCAAGCCACAAAGAAACCGAAAGAATAGATTGCCACATGCCCCGGAAAGGTTATTCAAATGAAAATTGGCCTTTGGTATTAAACGAAATAAAAGAGAACCTTAATCCTACTGAAGAAGAAATAAACTGGTTAGAGCAGTATCGAAATGATTATATAAAAATTATGTAGTATGCTTACTGATAAAAATAAAGAAATAGATAATCGGTTGAGAAAAATAAGGCACCCAAGATATAGGTATGTATCTGAACTGTGGATTATATTGTATTGCATCATACCCATAATCCTTTTTGAAATCATACTTTTAATAGGGTAATACTTCAATGATAGACCTGCAAAAACCAAATGAGTGGCAGAGATACGATCCTGAAACCGGATTACTTTTTCCGTGGTTAGTATCATCATTTCTTGATGAACTTAAAACATGGGATTTATCCGATAAGATCGTTTTGGAAATCGGAATGGGTAGCTCAACTCTGTGGTGGGATAAAAAGTCTGCAATGGTCGCTGCTTTCGATATGAATAAAGACTGGTACTTTGCAGTTACCGAAAAGATGGATTTAAGTAGGAGTATGTCCTTTCTACCAGCAGAAGGAAAAATAGTAGAAGGTATGCAGCATGTATTACCTCATTGTGCTTTCGACATTGCCATTATTGATTGCGAACCAGTAGAATGGAGAGATAAATGCGTGCAACCTGTTTTATCTTGTCTTAAATCTAACAGTAAGTTAATTATTGACAACTGGGATCAACCTAGCGTATGGGTACCCAATGATAAAACACGGGAATTGCTTTCACCATATCCTTGTAAAATATATTCGCAGGAAGGACACGCCGATTGGAAAACAGCAGTATTTGATGTAATATGACACAAGAGAATTTTTTAAAGGACGTATCAAATTGGAACAATCATTTACCATTGCTTTGGTTAGCATTAGAAGCTACTATACGAAGCCCGTATCCGGTAGTTGAATATGGATCAGGTAATGGCAGCACCAATTATTTAAGACAGCATTGTTTCGATAATAGCCGTGAATTTATATCCTATGATAACAATGCTGAATGGGCAGAACAAATGGGAAGTATTTTAATCTCGGATTGGAGTACAGCAGATATTTATAAAAGAAGCTCGGTCATTTTAGTTGACAATTCACCGGGAGAATCTAGGCATGAGATTATGGCTATAATGAAAGACAGGTCAGATATTATAGTAGTCCATGATAGCGAACCAGCAGCTACCGGCTATCTTTTAGATAAGATATGGCCTCTTTATAAATATCGTATAAACCTTACAGGCGGCAATACATGGGCAAGTGCAGTAAGTAATACAATTGATTTGTCTATATTTGTAGACCAGATATTTGGAGAATATAAAGTAACTGCTTGAAAACATTAGTAATAATACGCACTTGCAAACGAGATGATTTTATCTCATACTTATGTTATAAATCATTCGTATTCCATATTAATTGTGATGTGATATTCTTAGCTGAAGAAGCAGATTATAAATGGATACCCAAAGCTGATGAACAAATAGTTTACCGGCCATTCTGTGATAACTTTGGAGGTAAGAGTAATGTGATAACGTATTTGGAACAATTAAAGAAAATAAATACTGAAGGATACGACAAGGTTATTTTAAGTGATGCCGATATTATCATAGATAAAGATCCTTTTGAAAACGAGTTTGATTTTGGTGGTATAATTGATGCAAATAATCCGTTACACTTTTCTGGTCAATTATTAATATTTAGCAGGGGTCTATTTGATAAAGTATTGCATTATGAAAAATACAACGAAGTGTTTGAGATTATAGACGCGAATGGATACTCAATAGCAGATGATACAGTACTTAGTTTCGTTGCAACTGCTTATACAGAAAACATATTCGAGTTTAATAATAAAGGATATTGGAGACACGAAAAAAATTATCACGTAGAAAAAATGTGGCCCAATGAGTAAAAAAGTATTACACTTCAGATTAGATGCTCCCCAATACAGCAGTGAATTTATGCGTAGGGGATTTATTGAAGCAGGATATGAATATCATGGAATCAATTGGCAGCAGATAAAATTCGATGAAGGAGTATTTGGATTTCAAGCTAGGGCCATCGAAGCGGCTAAACAGATTGAACCTGATTTGATATTTATACATATTCAATCGCCGGAAATAATAGACCCTGAGACTTGTAAAGAATTATCCGATATAGGGTTTACTATACTTTTTTCATTTGATGTGCGCGATGACATTGCGTGGATGAAAGATTTAGAACCCTATCTGAATATGATACTTGTGGCAGATGGAGAAACAACGAAACAATTCCCGGCAGGCAAATCTTATGTGTTACAAAGCTCTTGCGATATGGATATGTATTATCCTGTAATTAAAGAATTTAATCAAGGTATATACAGAAGATTTTCGTATGATATAAGTTTTATAGGATCAAATTATGTAAATACCAATCTTAATTTCCCATTAGCGCAAGAAAGATATGATGTGATGATGGAACTTAAAAACGAATATGGTGATAGATTTTCATGTAGAGGTATGAATTGGGCTAATAGTGAATATATCCCGCCTGCAAAAGAGCGAGAAATTTACAACGCTAGTAAGATAGCGATATGCCATAATAATTTTTATCGGGAGGGGTATACTTCAGACCGTATATGGAGGATAATGGCTTGTGGCTGCTTTTGCCTTACTAAATACTTTCCCGGCATCGAACATATTTTTGAACGAGGGAAACATTTGGATTGGTGGAGTGATATAAATGAGCTAAAATTGAAAATAAATCACTATCTTAATAATGTAGAATATATTCAAAATATATCAATGGAGGGATATGAATTTGTCCGTAAAAATCATAATTGGAAAAGCAGAGTTAAGGAAATTGAAAACTTAATTAATAAAACTTATGGAACAAAACCAGCAGCAGAACATACCATGCCGTGAAGTTCATAAAGTAAACGGAGTAGTACCAACTTCAGATATGCTAGACCTAGACGGAAAAACTTGTGAATGTGGCAAGCTAGTATTTTACAAGCAACGGTGCAATTGCCCGGCTAATGTTACTCCGACATATGAATTAAAGAGCAAAGCAAACGATAACTACATACCTCAATAAATTACCGCAATTGATAAATCCCCATGCAAAAATTAAAGTTTGAGCTGATTTGCGAAAATTTCGACCTATTTTTCGAAAACAATACCTCAGACTTATCAGAACGGCAAAAAGAAGAAATCCCACGCGAATTGCTGTTTAAAATGTTTCGCCGGGGAGGTCAATACAAGGCTAAAAGCACCTCTAAGTTATCCTTCATTAGCAAATTATATGTCCTTTGGCGCGTCATAAAGAAGCGCTGGTTCATCGTTGTGGAGGATTATGAAAACGGCATGTCAATAGAAGAATTTGTAAGGCTAAAGGAGAAGCAGGAAGATGAAATGCCAGAATCCCATTCGGCTAATACACTATTAACTTCAGGTACTTTTGTCTTAGCAGACAAGGATTTATCAAATGCATTTTCCTATCTTAACCACTTATCAACATCGAGTGCGTATAACTATTTAATTAAGACAAAAAACGAATTTTTAGTAAATAAAAAGAATGGTACCACTTTAAAAAACGAGGGTACCACTTTCCCAATACGGGAATGGAAAAATCAGGCTATCCATATAGCCAATTTCCTCAGTCATTATGAGGCAAATAAGAAGAACTTTGTGATGACAATAGGGTTAACAATACCAGAATGGTTAGTGTTAATTGCTATTTATGATGGTAGAGAAGTTGTTAGTAGTCAAATATATAAGAATACATACAAATACTCATATAATTCAAGTTCTACTCAAATAAAACTGGCGTTCGGGTTATTACAAAATAAAGGATATATAAATAAAATCGGATTTAAAAAAGGAGCAAAGATAAAAATAACTCCGATGGGGATAGATGTAGTGAATAAAATTTTGGGCAAATATGCCCTAAATTATTGATTTTTTAGTCACTTTTGATATACAAAAAATCGAGTTTTATAGCTCAAATATTTACTAAAAAAGGATGGCAAAACGCAATAAGGACAATATTATTATTATCGGAGATGGGGATTTATATGAATATCAGTTGCCAAAAATGCCTTCAGATGAAAAACTCATTGAAGGGTATAATCTAAAGCGCCATGACCAGATATGGAGGCGGCCAGAAATAAAGGATGTAAGGAGGATGACAGAACGGGAGCGTATCGAATACATTTCCGGGATGCGGGATAAGTGGTTAAATGGGCATTGGATGTTTATTAATGGGGAGCCAGTATGGATAACGGGGATGCACTGGGATTTTCTTGTCATTAATAAATTTGATTTTGGTTATGCTGAATACCTTGAACAACAACGATTTGACTTCTATTTCAGGGATTTAGTCAGAAAGGATACGAACAGTTACGGCAAAGCAATCTTAAAGTGTCGTCGTTGTGGAATGACGGCCGAAGAAATTGAGGAAGCCATTTATACACTGCTTGAAGACGAAAATTCATATGTCGGCCTGCAAAGCAATGAGTATAAGAAATGTTTAAATTCTTTAATGCATCCTCTGGTAAATACCTATCTTTCGCGGCCCAGATGGATGCGGGAGGAATTTTATTCCCCAAATGGGAAAAAACCGCGTAATAGCCTCGAATTAATATCCAATCGGGTTGATATTCTGAATGATTCAGATGAAAAAGATATTCCATTAGGGGGAAAGGTAACGCCTTATCCAACTACCCCCGCTGCAATGGATGGCGAAAAGAAAAGATTAATCATTCAGGATGAAAGTTTTAAGTGGACTACTGCCGATCCGGAAGAAACCCTAGATATTAATAAAAAATGCGTAGTAGAATACGGCATCAAAGGAAAGGTAGACGTTCTTTCAACTATGGGAGATTCGGACGATTACCTGAACGCGGTGAAGAAAGGATGCAAAATCATTCTTGACAGTAACCCGAAAGTACGCGACCAAAACGGTAGAACGACAAGTGGCCTTTATGAATGGTTTGTAGGCGCTATTCATTCTGCCGATATTCCACAAGAGCATAGAGATCCGGCCTATACAAGATTCGGAAAAATTAACCGGGATAAAGCAGAAGCCTATATTTGGGGTGAAGTAAATAAGTACGACAAAAATTCAAAGCAATACGTATTTGCCCTTCGCCGGTTGCCAATAGAAAAGAAGCATGGGTTAATGGCCGCTACGGATAAAGTATACTTCCCAATTATCCGTATGGAAAGCCGTATACAGGAATTAAAGCAAATGCCGCGAGATGGAAAACCTTATGTTCGCGGTAATTTACTAGAAGATAAAAAAGGGAAAATATACTTTGAGGAAGATCAGGAGGGCGTATGGTTGGTAGCAGTGCATCCTTATTTTTCGGTAGATAAAGGAATTGATACCAGAAATAGGTATAGATTTTATGGGAAGGTTCATTTTCCGGCTACCAATCCTGAAGGGTGTATTGGTTATGACCCTATTCGGTATAAAACCGACAATACAACAAGTGATAACTTATCTCAGGCATGTGCTATCGTTTATAAGAAATTCGATTATTTTAATTCAGGGATAGATAATGAGTATTGCGCATTCATGTTGTACCGGCCAAACAACCCGCGAGATGCGCATAAAGAAGTAATCAAAGCCTGCAAATATTGGGGTTATCCTTGCATGGCTGAACGTCAGGTCGAAACAACCGAAGAAGAGTTTGACGATCATAATATGCTCCCCTTCCTGCTTAAAAATCCAAAAGACGGTAAATGGGGAATATGGACGGATAGCAAAGGGAAAGTGGTAGAGAATGGTTTACAAAATTTGATAACCCATTTCGCTGAACCAAAAGATGAAAACGATAAGGACATGGTTGCGACATTCCCATTCGATGAAGCGTTGATTGATTACAAAAACTTTGACATGCAGAATACTACCAAATCACACGCTACAATGGCTACTATTATGTTGCATGATGGATTAAAACAAATAGTTTACACTAATGCAACTGATAGTAACATTGATGATATGATGAAAAAATTAATGGAACTGAATCCGGTAAGAAATTAAATATTATATGCAATCAATATCTTTTAAATTATCCGATAAAGGGAATGCTTTTACGGTAGACTTTGAGAAATTTGATATTACCGTATTAGAAACGATATGCAATATTTTAAAAGATGAACATTATGAAGAAATACTAAGCATAGTTGTAAATAAAGATTTATACAAAGAAATGACAAATTGGTTATACTTGAATTTTTCGTGCTTATATTTCAAAGAGGATTACATAATAGATACATATTACTTATATTTTAATGGGCAAAAAATATTAATTAACAAGGAAAATAGCATTGCATATCAATATATATGAAACCATTACGTAATACAGTTTTAATAGAAAGGTTAGAACACGTTTCAGAAGAAATGACCGAATCTGGCTTATACATTATGGATGGTAAAAGCCTAGATAATTTTTCTGAGTTTGAAGAAGCAATGTCCGATATAGTTTTTAAAAAGCCATTTCAAAAGAATGACCTTACATCAAAACTTATTGAGCATAGTAAAAAGAAACACGGGATACATGATATAGCTAAGGAAGAAAAAGAGAATAAGGTATACGACGAAAAAGTTAAGAATATCATAAACCGGGATCTGAAAAATTACGGGAGAGTAGTTGAATCAGGTAGTGACGCGAATTATTATCAGCCGGGAGACTTAATTTACTTCCGTGGGCAATCTGAAATACTATCTTATTCTAAAGATGGCAAAGAGTATGTGTTAGTGGCAGAAAAAAATGTGTTAGCTAAAGAAATGGGAAGTAAACTTATTCCGAATCCTGATTTTGTATTGATAAAAATAACCAAAGAAAGTAGAGAAAGTCTTTTCAGAAAGCGAATAATTCGTGACGATGGTACACCTGCTTTACTATTTATAACCGTAGATGAAAATACACTGAACGATAGGAAAGCCGAAATATTCGTATCAGGGGGGCAAGTTATTGAAGCAGGGGCCAATGTTGAAAATGTCTTACCTGACGATACCGCCATAATCCATTACCTTGTAGATAATAACGATGATATTATTGTAGGGTATGATGGGGCGGATAAATTAGTGGTAGTGGATGCCATTACCACACGCCACGAAGATGATAATATTGTGCATGAAAACAGAAAAGGAAACAGAACACAAGCTGTTTGGTTCAAAGGGGACTACGATAATCTTTCATCCCTAATAGCCGTAGTCAGAGATAGCAATATACATCCCCGCGAACCTTTTGTATTATTGGAGCATAAAAGTAACGTAGTAGGAAAGGTAACTCGTAGTGGATTAATATATTATGAAACTGAAATGGTTATTGAACGAGAGGTACTTTCAGTAGCAAAAGAAAGTACAGAAAATTACGATATTGTACCCGGCATGAAGGTATTAGTTAATGACTTCGACGTGTTTTCGGTAATGATTGACGGGAAGAAATTTTCGTGCATTAATGATGTGGATGTTTTGGCTCGAATTGATTAAATAAGTTGTTATGAAGTTTAGAAGATTAAAACTTTTTACACAGGCTAAATGGGGCGGTATTCTATTCAAATGGCCGGAAGTCCTTTTGGTAGATGGGCATTCTCATTACGGACAAATAGTTAAAGTTGGGGATCAATATAGAAAGACAGAATATACTCATGTGCGTGTGGACGCGGATTTAAAGAAAGAAATTTATGAAGCTACTGAACCCCTTACGTTAAGAGAAATAAGAAAACTTCGTCATCATTTTACCCGTAGAATTTGGATACGTGATGGAGTATTTGAATGTATCAATTGGCAGGTTTTAAATAAACAGCCTGAGCCTAAACACCCAAAATTACTGCCCCCTGATATTTGTTATGATTGTATGTTAGAAGGGGACAAATACATTCCCAAACAGTTAAAAAGCAATAAAATAGGGCTTTGCAGATGTTGTGGGGAAACTAATATTAAACTGTACCCCATTAGATTAGGCTGGCCCCTTGATCTGAGACATAAAGGATTTGGGTTTACGGTAATCGGTTCTGGCATAAATTGGGAATTAAATAAAGAACGATACAAACGGGAATTTGATATGAGTATCTATAGTGATTATAAAGGATAATGAAATAATATTTAAAAATCACTAGATTTGGTATAAATTATTGATATAATGGCCGAAAAGAAAGGGAATAATCTACCGGTTCGCGATAACACAACTTTTTATAGTGACATTACGTTTATGCCATCCGAAGACAAAGGCCAGCTTTGGATGAGTCAGTTCTTGTTTTACGCAAAACAGGCAGGTGTATGTTTCCTAAACACTAAACGAAAACGAGAATATCGCAGGTTAGAACGTGGAGAAATAGACAAGCAAGATTACATCAATTTGATTGATCCCCCTACTCCAATGGGTGGAGGCGGTAAAGCACAATACTTCGCAGCCGATTGGAAAACATGCCCCATAGATGTACATATTGATAATATTGTCCGGGCCAAACTCGATAAAATAGGGATAGTAAACCAGATTCAGGTAAACGAAATCGACAAGTTTGCCAAAGGGCAACGCATAAAAGAAAAGTACAAAATCCTTTACCAAAATGCTTTCCGTGGAATTTTAAATGAAATTCTAGTCGAAATAGGTTATCCTCCTATAAGTGAAAGTGAATCTCCTTATGCCTATGTTCAATCATTAAGCCAAGAAAAAGGCGACGAAATGGTTGATACGATAGGTAACATAGTCGATTACATCCGGAATCAATTAAAAGATAGTCAGGACTTAGCTTTATACGATTCTTATGTGTACAAGGGCGATATTGAAAGAGCATTCGAGCTAGGTATCAGTCATTATCTAATCAACCTCAACAAGTGGCATGTAAAATGTCAGAGCTTTAATAATGACCTGAAGCACTTTAATAGAGCTTGCGGAACATGGACTATTGATGAAACTACAGGCCGTGGTCTAGTAGAATATCTTGAACCAGACCAACTTTTCACCAGTTCATTCAACGAAAAAAACGGGGAGGATATTCAATTCTGGTTTTATGAAAAAGATATAACCTTTGCTGAATTTGTGCGTCAATTTGCTACTAAACTTTCTGACGAAGAACTGAAAGAAGTTTTTGAGATAAACAAAACGCAAGGCGCTGCGCACGGCATGGATTGGAAAGGAGCAAAAAGCGTTAAAGGAAGCAATGCCAAAATAAGAATAGGTAAACTTTCTTGTCTTACTCAGGATGCCGATAAGTTTTCAGAAAGCTATGTAAATAATCGTATCCCCGTTTGGGAACGAAAGCCATTAAGCTGGTTACCCCATAAAAATACTCCCAATAAATATAAAACAGAACAGCGACAAAAGATTTACAATGTCTGGTATAGTTGTTATTATGTACCACCACCGGGAGAAAGACTATCTCGTAATGCACCAATAGATTGGGCATGGCAATCCAGATACATATTCAATATAAAAAAGGATATTGATATGTATCGTTACGGCGTTGATATGCGGTATGCTAAAAGTTCATTGGTTATCTGGAAAGACGAAAGAATGTCTTTCACGGACATAAAAGAAGCATACATGCCTAAGATTCGTACGCTTTGGCATAAGTTCCAAAACTGTATTGTTCAGGATACCACAAGCATGGTAATAGATTGGGATTTCATATCCGGTCTTTTAAAAGCGGTGGATGAAAAAAATAAAGTAGATCCCGGCAATCCAGATAAGCCAACAGGGGGCAATGGCATTGATGCAGGCATGGAACAATGGAAAGCAATGCGACAAGGTGGAATTGCTTTTATGAAATTCAGGGATAAGAACGGTAATGTGGTAGTTCAAGATCCTAGCAAATTCTTTGTACTGGTTGATACAAAGCATTTGGATAAAGCTGAACGGTTCTTGAAATTGATATTGGAACAATACAACCTTTTGACTTTATCGCTTGCTCAAAATGATATTACGGAAGGAGCCGATCCTAAACCGCGTACAGCCGTAGCAGGCATTCAGGCTTCAATAGCAGCTACACGGGATGGCTTATGGTTTATCGAAATGCCAGCGCGTGAATTTCTAGTTATGTTTGGGGAGCGATGCGTGCAATTCCTGATAAATATAACAAAGGAACGGAAACAACTTAATTATAAGCAACGATGGAATGAGTTTGAAAGTGTAGTAGGAGTAGCTAATGCCATGTTATTGGAATCGGTGGAAGAATTGCAACCTGAAGAAATAGGGTTAACCGTAACTCTCGAAGATACACAAGCTAAGAAGCAATATTATACAGAACTTACTACTCAAATGTTACGGGATGGAGAAATAAGTTTTGAAGATGTAGAAATGATTATTGATACCATTCAGGAGAATTACAAGTATGGTGCTGTATTATTATCATTGGCGGCTAAAAGACGTGCGCGTGAAAAGGCGGATATGGAAGCAGTGCAACACGAACGCGCCAAAGAATTGCAACAAATGCAATTACAAACAGCCATGATGTTAAATCAAGCGAAAGGACAAGCCAAAGATCAGAATATACAAACACAAGGTCAAATTGATGCAGCCCTTCAAGATCAACTAACCAAGCAAAAAACGCAATCAATGGCAATTCTAAGTGATCAACGTAAGCAAAATCGTCTCGAAGAAAATAAACAAAAGGCTGAATTGGAAGACGCAAAGGAACAACGTAAAGAATTAACGCCAATAACTGAATAATATGGAAGAATTAAAGAATCTTCTATCAAAGGTGATCGGAACAAAATACGATAGCATGTCCGATCAAAATATAGTTAACGATAAAACTAGATTACAGGGCATATTGGGAAAAGAAAATTCTGATAAGTTCATGGATAACGTATTGGCATTTAATTCCGATAGTAGTACTTCCGGTGCATGGAAAGATAAATTACAATCATTTTTAAGTAATGGTACGGGTGATCCAGAAAAACCAGCCGGTAACTTTACTCCTGCCGAACAAAAAATAGTAGATCAATATACCAAATTAGGATATACTGTCACTAAGGATGCATCAGGCAAACTTCAATATAAAAAGAACCCTAATGCGCCGGTTGTTCCTCAACCACAACAACAAGCCGCCCAACAACAAACGGCTCAATCTGATAACGTAGTAAACGCCGGAGATAGAATACCATTACCTGACTTTAAAAATCCCGAATCAAGGTTGTCATATGCGAAAGAATTTATTAATAAACATGGGGCGGGATTATTAGAAAAACGCGGAGATACACCATTACGCGTTAATGAAATTCCATCATGGGGGAGAACTACATCGAAACAAATGGCAATTGATTCGGCTAAAAAATTAGACCTAGATCCTGCTTTACTTTATTCATCAGCAATGGAAGAAGGAATGAGTGGTTTGTACGCAGATTCAAAAGGCATGGTAAATACTTGGAGTGAAAATAAAGACTACCCCGTAAGTGGATACAAAAATTTGGGAGTGGATAATTTTTATGATGCCTTCCCCGGATTAGTAAAAAAGGGATATTTACCGGCTGAATTTAAAGATCAGTTTATAAAAAGTACTCATGAAAATGAAAAGCATGCTAAGGTAAATTCGGCAGACTTTAAAACACCTGAAGCCGGGCTTCAAGCAAAAGCGGCTATGATGAGATCAAGCCGGGATGAAGTGGATGATTTTTCAAAACAAAGAAACATTAAATTATCTCCCAAAGCGCGTGATTTTTTCACCTTAGTTTCCTATAATGCGGGAGAAGGAAACGCTCAAAAAATGATGGAATCATATAACCAAAAAGGGTATCTAAAGAATGATAAGTTTTTAGAAAAAAGACCAGATGAAAGTTGGTCTGGCCCCTATGATAATGTAATGAAACGGATAAAAATGGCCGAAGGATTAAAAAAGGAAAGTTTGTTAGAATAAATTATTTATTATTGCATAATAAATAGCCACAAATATTACCTCTGACCATGTTACAGGAAAGCAATATAAGAGAGTGTATTTGCCTACCGAATTAGCGATAGAGATTTATAATTCCGGATTAAAAACTAAAGAGGCATGTGAAAAATATAATATCAAGGATACGACCTATTGGCAATTAAAAAACAGAAGGGATATACGCAAGTATATTACTTCTGTTTTAAAGAACGAATCCAGTGTCGCCAGCTCATGACATCAACATGCTCAACATCCGTAGCAATGAAATTAAATTCACTTTGAGTTACATGGTCTAATTTAACGTGTTCTTTTTTTAGTTCTAATAACAGTTCTTCGCCTACAGTCCTTTGTCGGATGCTTTCCTTTAGAAGTTCTCCCTTCGCCTTGTTTATTTTACTTTTTTCAAGTTCATCTGTAACTGAAGCGGGGATCGGTTCAGTCGCGGATCGAATATGCTTACTGTGATAATCGAAACAAGCAATAATAGTTTTAAACTTCCAATCAATTTGTATTTGAAGGTATTCGTGGATAACATCTTGTATATCTGTAGTGTCAAGATTTAAGATTGATTGATATACTTCTTCTTCAGGGTTAGCGTCAAGAGATTTTAAAATATCTAATTTATTGTCAAGCCTATTTTGTTTTAGATTTATCCAACCCGAATCACTGTCGTATGCTAGAATTATATAGGCTACAATTGTATTTAGAGTAATTATGTTGTGCGGGAATGTGTAAACCGGATGGAATAGTTTATGAAGGTTAATTTCTTCTAGTTCAGGTAACCAATTCTTATCAAGTTGCTTGCTCATTCGTTGAGCTAATTTCACTGCTTGTTGCATCTATTTTTTGCTTTAGTTATTATATCCACGCCGTTAGAATCTGGTATATGAAGTATTCCCCGTCTGACATATTTTGGATTACCGTCACTATCATAAACGGTAACATCAGTATTCTTGCATCTATCACATGGTTTACCACTATAAGCAATGACTTTATGAATTGATAAACCTGTTTTATCAACTTCGTCTATTATTTTTTTAAAGTAACTGGGATTGAGAGAGAGCCGGACTTCATTGATAGCCCTAATATTAACACCTTTATAAACTTCGATAACCGGGTTCGGTTTTTTCGCCATAAATCAGGTTTTTACCGCAGTAAATATAAAGCATTATTATTAAATAGATTTTATTTTACATGAACTTCAAAGATTTATGATTCTTTTCCCACGTTTTATTTATGATGGTGATGCCGGAGAAACCGGAAGTAACGCAGGAGGCGGTGAATCTTCTACTCAAAATACATCTACAGAAGTTGTAATCCCTGAAGATATTCAAAGGGAATTAGCCGAATTAAGGGCTTATAAAGAATCAATAGTTTCAAAAGAACCAGAAAAAACACCCGAACAAGTTGCAAAAGAAGCTGAACTTGAAAAAGTAAACTTCCGGAAATATGCAGTAGAAAAGGACTTGATGAAGGATGATGATTTTTCAAGATTCGATACTATCAGTAAAAAAGCAGAAAGAGATTTAGTGTTTGAAAGATTTGCCAATGAGCAGAAAGAAGATAACCCCGAAATAACGGATGACGAACTAAAAGATGCCTTTGAATTTGAGTATAAACTTAATTCTGAAAACGAAAAAACAAGGGCACGCGGTTTAGCCAGACTTCAGAAAGAAGCCGCCGAAATAAAAAATCCATTAGAATCTACTTATAAGAGTGCCAAAACTCAATATGATGAAGATCGAGCTATCGAGAAACAAGTAGCTCCCTACAAGAAATTTATTGACGATCTCATAAAAGAAAATACCCCCGATAAATTGTCTTTCTTTAAAACCAAAGATGGCGATGAAGAAATATCTGTAGAAGTAGAATTATCAAAAGAAGACCGGGAAGAACTAGCCAAAACCTTTATTAATCCAAAAACATTCCGGTCATACCTAGATAGTAACGGTAAATTGGATGAAATAAAGCCAGCACTTGCAAAAAAAATAAACGGATTTTTAAAACAAAAATATTTTGAAACTGCTCTTTCAAAAAGTTTTGAAACAGGACATGGAAGGGGCGTTTTAAAAGGTTCCAATGTTGGTGCAAACCAACCATTCGCCATTATAAAAGGTGGTGGACAATCACAAGAAAACATTAAGAATGCCGATCAGGAGATTGCAGAAAGTCAGGCTAAAGTGCGCTCTAAAATACACGGCTATTAAAAAATATTAAAAATTTCAAACTTTGGACGCTAATCAATTTTTTTCTGAAGGTGGTACGATGGCGATAAATGCAGCCATCAAAGGTCAGACAGCTACCCAAATGTATGACCCTCTTGCCCAAATGGTTTATAAACCAGAAATCAGGGGAAACATTAGTGGTCAGGCCGCTATTGTATTACCTTATCAGGATTCGGGTTTTTGGGGGTTATGGAGCCAAGTGCAAAGCCTCTTAGGAGCCGACAAGAAAATGGTAAAGGCTAATACATTTTATTGGGCCGAATATGACATTTTCGAAACACAGGCATTTTCCATTAACGGTCTTACTGGCCCCTTACCAATTGGCGGCGGTGCTGTTACCACCACAGTAAACAGATTCTCCCAAAGTTTAAATGGCCTTTATAGTAAGCCAATTGCAGGTTTTCAGGCTTACTTCAAACATAACCGGCAGAAGGTAAACATCACCAATGTCACTGAAAATTCAGCCGGTAATATTAGCATTACAATTGCTCCAATCAACGGAGAAGTAATCAACCTGACACAACGGAATACCTACGTTCTTGTAATGGCACCAATGGTACCTTACAATATCAATAACACCAATCCTATCGCGACACACGGTGAAGTAGGTAATCCTCCAATTCTTTACAAATCATGGGTTCAAAAATATGAAGATGGTTTGGCCGTAGATGAAAGTGAAATTGATAATTTCGTTTACGACAAAACTTTCTTTATCATCAAAGGTCTTGATCCATTCGGAAAGGCAATTGATTACTGGTATATCCCATCCATGAGCCAGAAAGCTGAAGCCAAATTGATCGCTAACAGAAACATGAAAACTCTGTTCGATCAAAGAGACATCACAGCTAATGAAGGTTTCAACGGGGTAATTCCAACCATTGAGAAATACGGCATGTTCAATTTCGCTTATGATACATTCATGAGCGGATCATTCAAGAGCCTTCTTTTCGCAATGATTAAAAATCTTCGCAAAATCAATGGGTCGAATGATTATATGCTATGCCATGATTTCAACTTTGGAATTGATTGGGGCGAAGCAATGGCATCTTTAGTTCGCAACTATAATCAAAACTACCGTTACAAATTATTTGGTGAAGGTGGTGAAGGTGCAAGAGACTTTACATACTTCCAATTCAAGGATTTCATGTGGAGTAACTACAACTTCCGGGCTTATCAGGTAGATATGTTTGATAGCTATCGTTATGGGCATATCCTGAGCAATTTCGCAATGCTCATGCCTTTGAAAGCCTTTACAGATACAATGGGTAATCGCGTACCAATCGTAAACTTTGTGAATATCGAAGGCGCAGAACCCGGACGCGACATGAGAGTGTGGGTAGATGATGCCAGAGAGCGCTTGGAAAGGAACCTGCGTATCGGTATTAAAGATACGTTCGGTATCGAAATACATGCACCAACCCGTTTAGGTATGGTGTGGAGAGGTTCCTCAAATGCTCAAACTAATTAATAATTTCTAAAAAGATTTATGGGTAAATATCATATTTTTTGTGGTCGTAAAAGAGAAACAAACGCTTTATCAGGATATTTGGTAAGCGGTCGGAATGACATCATAAAAGGAGAACCTAAAGAAGTATCTATACAAGTAGGTGCGTATGGTATTCCTAATGGTACTGAGGCATGGGGTATACGACTGATAAAAAGTAAAAGACCCGATAGAATTGTGAATGTAGAAGATGAAAATTATTCCGGAGAAATAGAATTTGTTAAATGGGGGACGCATAAAAATATTGCCACTCCCATCAGATGCAGATATGTTCCCGGATACCAAACGATTGACAGGGATTATCAGGATCTACGTTTAAAAGTAGATATTCCGGAAGACAGCGCTTATGCCGCTTTGATTACTTTGTCACATGGGCCTAATGAATTTGATGAACAAAGTCAAGGCTCATTAGTACAAATGCTAAAAGTTCATCATCATAACGAACATTCTATCTATCACAACCCTGAAGCAGAAGGATGGATGTTCAAAGAGATACATCAGGAAGAAGTAGACCGGGAAGAAACAAAAGAAATTGACAGTAAATTTGATAACATTGTTTTGGTAAATAAAGCATCTTCAAAACCGGAATCAATACGTAATCTATTCGATATTGTAAAAGGTATAGAAACTAAAGAAGTAAATAAGGATGATGTTCAGGAAATTTTCACCACACTGAAATTATTTGCTGACCAAAAACCTCATGTGTTTGCCTCTCGCGTCCATGATTACAAACGGAAAGTGTCAGATGTATTTTCAAAGTTAGAATCCTATCATGCAATTGATTTAACTAAAGATGGGTTCATTGCAGTAGGTCAAAACAAAAAAGAACCCATCTTAGAAAATATTCCAGCAAAAGGACGCGATATGATTAACTGGGCGTATGAAAACTTCCTTGAACCTGAAGTATTTGAAGGTATACAAAAGATAGAAAAAATCGCCGAAAAATTAAAATAACTTATTAAATGTCAACAGTAAACGCATATGTCATTTATGACGGTACAGCCCACCGGTATGTAGGTGATGAAAACCAAACCATAACGATCAATTGTGATCGGTTGAATGCCTTCAGCCCTCGCAGGGTTTGGTTACTTCGTGAATTAGCACCGGGTGACGGAACTACCATTATCTACACACCGACATTCTATCCTACTTCGCCGCAAGTTCTTGATGCAAATACTCTTCAAGGTTGGTGGATCGAACAGGACGGAAAGGATGCTATGATTGATATTGCATCTGCTTCTGGCCTAGTAGATGCTTGTAATGCCTGCTGCGATTCTGTTCCGACAGTCGTAACACGATTCTATACAACAGGTATCCCATCATTCAATCCGCTTACGTTAAATAGCTTCTGTATTTTACGTCTGGATGATGGCACAACAACAGCGCATGGTAATATTGCATTGGATTATTTGACTAATATTGTTGGTGGAGCGATTCTTAAATCCCATATTACAGGGTTATCGCACTATACCGTTCAATCGTTCTATACCACTTTAACACCGGTAGGTGGGGATGTCATTTTGAGCGGTAGTTGCAGCAGCTAATGGGTTAGTACATATATTTCATAAAAAAGAGGCTTGCCAGATATAACAAGTCTCTTTTTTTTATAAAAACTTAAAGGGAGTATCATTTATTTTAGTAATACCGTTTAATTTCATACTTAAAGAAGATTTGCTTATCCCAATGCTAGCAGCAGCTTTTTTTATAGAATAAAATATTTCACTAGTTTCTGTATTGATAACTTTTTTAGCACAGTTTACTTTGTCTGGATTTTCTTTGAATCTTTTTTTCATTAATTCTCCATGTCTTTTAGCTGCATCTGGATTTTCTATAAAATATTTTTTAGTTCGATCAGAAAATTGTTTCCTTACTTCAATGTTTTCAAATTGTTTTTTTGATTGTTCACTTAATCTCTTTCTAACTTCTGGGTTACTTACATATTTTTTGGTTCTTTCACTTTGTGCTTTTCTTTCTTCTGGATTATTAAATCTATTTTTCATGAATTCGCTTTGAAATTTTCTTCTTTCTGGTGTATTAGCGTATTTTTTTGCTATGTCACTCCTATTTTTCCTGTATTCAGGAGTTTGTCTTGTGATATTCCCCTTTTCTGTTATTTTTTTAATAAAATCCGGATTGTCTTTGAGAAACTTTTTTTTCTTATCGCTCATTTGTTTCAATAAGTCTGGATTATTTTTATACATCTTTTTTAACGTACTACTTACCTTATTCCTAAATGCCTTTGAAAAAATTTGTGGTTTATCGTTTGTTTTAGGAAGGCTATTATTTAACCCTCCAAAATCATTAAGGGATCGGTATAAATCACCAAAAATGCGCTCCCAAATAAGCCTTTCTTCAGGAAGACATTCTAATAACACTGTAAATTTATGTTTATCTGGTGTATATTTTTTGAACGATCTGTAAAGTAAAATTTGACTTTTGCAATTCATTATCCTGTATCTTTTCCATCTAGCCTCAATATCAATACTACTTCCAATGTATCGTCTTCCAATAGGACTAATTATTAGATAAACACCACAAATTGCCATAAAATAAGATTGGCCTTCCTTTCTTAAAACGCCGCAAGACGTCCTAAAAAATTCAGGCCATAAATAGTTTATTATAAACCGCTTGCGGTCGGTATATTTATAATCAAAAATAATGTAAAAACCTAAAAAAATGGTATTTTCACATATAATTTATCATCCCTTCAAATACGTTAGTGATTTAAAGAATTAAATCAGAAGATAATGCCTCAACTTATAATAAATCAGGGGAACATTGGAACTTTAAACGTTAAAGTAACCTTTGATATTTTTAATCGCGCAGTAATTTTTGATACATCAGCTACAACCTATCAGGGAAGTGGTATTACTGCTGTTCAAGGGATATCATTTTCTTTAGTGGATGGGGACGGAGTTATTTTGACCCCGATTGACTTTTCGACGCCTTCAAACTATATTGTCCCATCAGTTACACAGATATTTACTCTTGATTTAAGTTCTGTTAATTTCGCATTCTTATTTCAAACCTACCAGATCATATCGGCAATTAAAGATCAAAATGGATCAATTTATCAAACAGTACCTTTATATAAAACAATTTGTCAGCCTGTAAACTTTCAGGATAGCGGGTATGTTCCCGGAATGTTTCAATTGTCGGTAGATTGCGTAAATAATAACTTAACTGTTAAGGAATTAACACTACTTACGTATAATAATTCACAGCCTTCATCGGTAACAAAATCAGGAACACTTTATTATCCAACAGGAACAATAAGTGCTGTAACATTTACCGGCACACCTTTTAGTAATAATGTAGTTTATACCGGACAATATCGTATTAATTGTAGTACGGTAGCAGCCTATGATTTAGGGGATGCTGTATTTTTGGATGTTACGTATCTCACCAATAGTACTTTTGATGTAGTATGTGCCGATAAAATGTCAGATTTGATATGTTGCATTGCACAAGTTCAGGATACGGCCAGAAAGAATTGTGATAATGCAATTGGACAACATGCAAAACATCAGTTAGCTGAAATATCCCCATATTTATTAACTGGATTGTTAAAAGAGATAAATGGTCAGGATTCATCCATAGAATCTGAGTTTATCAAAAAGGCGCTTACCTGTAATTGTGGTGTTACATCCATAGGTCAAAATGAGATTACACCAATTAATCCTAGTGTTTATGATATAGTTATTGTCGGGGGTGGAGATGTAACAACTTCAGCCGTAACGACCGGTAGCACAAAGACGTATACCATTACATCAAAAACATATCAGGTTGTAAAAGGAGATACAGGGGATTTAGCGTTTTCAATAGCCATAGATACTTCAGTAACAAATACGGTTAAGTATAAAATTACTTTCAATTATACCATAATGGCTGGTTATATTTTAACTGCCATTGAAAATGATCCAACATTATTAAATCAATTTAACCAACTTATTGTATCATCTGGTTCACTCATAACCGGATTGTTGGGTCAATGTGTAATTGATCTAACTGCTGCACATTATTTTTTCACTCAGGCGGGATTGACAGGATCAACGACTATTACCAATATAGTAATAAACGGAACAATATATTCCGCACCCCCTCTATTCGCCAACGATCCATCTGGAATACAAACATGGTTAAATAGCTTATCACTAGGTGCATGGTCGGTATCATACAATTCTGGTACATTAAGTGTTAGTACAACTAACAATACTAATCATGTATCTACAATGACAGTAGGTACACCAACGTTGACCATCCAATTTCAGTCAACAAATAAAACATTAGTAGAAGTATTGCAGGCTATAATTGATTATCTATGTAATATAACTGCACTACAAGTGGCATTAGGTAATGCCCTGTCACTTTGTTCATTCGATTATAATGGGAATATTGTAACAAATAATTATGGGATAGATCAAAAACAAAGTGATTTTAATTCAGGGGTTGCTACGTCAATTTGTAATCTAGCAGCCAGAATAAGTACTGTAACTACCGTTACCTGTGACAAATTGAAAGCTATATTTCAGGATAGCCCCTCTTCTAACTTTACCGGTAATGCAAGGGCATATGGTAATGATGGGACTAATTGTGTAGGATTTAGCAACAAACAAATAGCATTAGGTGTAATTAACTCTATAAGTTCCGATAGTTCGGTTAAAGATGCTTTTTGTGCAGTTACTTGCCCTTCTACCCAATATAATCTCACTAATACCGGGGTCGGTAATATTGCCGTAGTAACGGGTTCGTTTCCTATACAAAATGTATTCGTGCCTAATCTTAATAAGATATTAAAGACAGGGTACATTGAAATAGGGGATATGAATACACCACCTACAGATCCGCATTGTACATTATTAGCTAGTAGTACAAATGGATTATCAGCCTACGTGTATACTTTTCCTAGTGCATTAGTAGACGATAATTATTTACCGATAGCAATATTAGGTAATAACGGAAATAGTACATGGGCTGAATTTAATGCAAACTTTGATTGTACTTTAGAAGTAGGAGCCTTTGATGCAACACAATTTTTCTTTGCAATAAGTACTACTAATAATACCGGAGTTCAGGATTTAGCACTTAAATTTATATGTGTATCTACAGTTTAATATATGGCAAATGATAAGGTGAAACTTGACCCAATGTTGAAGTCTATTCTTTCGGTTGCATCGGAAGATCAGAACTTTTTCTATAGTCCTAAAATTTATAGCGATCAATATAATGCAGTAACAAGTTTACTCTTATCTGAGTTGTGCAAATATTATCCATCGAGGGAAGACATTCAGGAAATGATAGAGCCTTTTATGAGATTTGTTAAAATCCCTGTAAAAAATGGGATTGTACAACTTCCTGATGATTTCAGGAATTTATTAGGTAATCCTTTTATTTCATTAAAGCCAGATGGATCTGATTGTAGTTCACCTATCATAATTGATACAGAAGCAGAATTTAAAACTCAAAATTTAAAACGCGGGTGCCAAACGAGGCCCGTAATTATTACACCACAATCCGAATTTGATTATAAAACAACAAGTACTTACAATTATCCTACCTTAATAAATCCTATTTGTAGATTTATTGGTAATAAACAATTGCAAGTATGTCCTTATGATATAAGCACTGTTTATGTATTATATTGTAAACAAGAAACGCCTGTAGTTTACAACTATTTTACTCAACCTGATGATACATTTTTATTTAATCCGGACGGTTCAACAGAATCTGAATGGACTAACGCTAGTTATACTCCGTTATTTAATGGATTAATGTCTTTGTATTCGGCATATGCTAAGGATAGGGAATTGCAGGAATGGAGTATTGTGCTTTCACAAAAAAGTATTCTATGATTGAGCAATTAATATTATACATAATTTCATTTTTAATATTTGTGGTGCTTCAAAGCATGGCGATAAACGGTTGGCATACCTGTTTTGAAGGCGGTTGTGTGGATGATATTAATACTGGCAAAAAATGTTCGGGAAATATATTTTATAGTATATCTCCTTCATTCTTTGAGAAGCATAAAGGTAAAGAATGGACGCGGCCATTGTGGGGATGTGTAAAATGCGAAAGTTCTGTTATAGGGGCATTAACTTACTGGCCTATTGTATTGTGCATATTTGGTTTCTATCCAATAGAGATATTGGTTTTTATATTTGATATGTTTATACTTGTGTATTTGAATTATTTTATGTATAAGAAATTATAATTCATGAGTAAAAAATCAGATTTATTAGGTAAAAAGTATGGCCGATTACTAGTTATATCAGAAAGCCCACATGCGAAAAATCAAGGTACAAGATGGCTCTGTATGTGCGAATGCGGTAATGAAACTATTGTATATGGTAATTTTTTGAAAAGAGGGTTGACTAAAAGTTGTGGTTGTTTACATAAAGAAATAGCAGCTAAGGTAAATACGATTCATGGGAATAGTGGTAAAGAAACAACTCCTGAATATACTTGTTGGTTAGCAATTAAAAGTCGTTGCTATAATGAAAATAATCCTGCATATAATAATTATGGAGGTAGAGGTATAAAGGTATGTGATCGTTGGCTTGAATCTTTTGAAAATTTTTATAAAGATGTAGGCGATAGACCAACTGCAAAACATAGCTTAGATCGGTACCCTAATGTAAATGGAGATTACGAACCAAATAATGTTAGATGGGCAACAGAACAACAACAACAAGGTAATAGAAGAAATAATAAATGGTTAGAATACAATGGTAAAAAAATGATATTACAAGATTGGGCAAGGTTGTTTAATGTGAATGCTACAGCTATAACGGATCATTTAAGAAGAAAATCGTTCGCACAAACATGCGAATATTATTACAATAAAAACAATATGTCATAAATGACGTTAAAGACCGTTTCTGAGGTGATTTGGCGCTTCTACCAAGTCGGTTCTGCAAAGGCAACTAATCAGACGTTGACTGAAGCAGATATGATGCAGTATGCAAAAGCCGCCTTATCTGCAATGATGCGTGAACAATACTTCAGAAGTAAGAAGTCATTGGATGGGGAGGAGTATTATTTTTATTCTCAAATACTTTCAATTAAAAGATTTGCATTAACAGATACCGATAAAAGAGGCATGAGGCGGGCTGATATGGGAGATGTAGATTTATACAGGCTTCCTAAAAACATGCATTTCACAAACATTTATCCCGTTGCAGATGGGTGCGCAGGAGGTGATGATAGTATTGAGTTATCACAAGTAAGTCCCGGAGAAGAAAACTTTTATTTGAGCGGCGATTATGATTTTTTTAAATTCTATGTGGTAAAAGGAAAAGGAATTAATGCATATCATTTGCCGCCATGCATAACAGCTCTGGATATAGAAACCACTTATGATTCACCGGATATTGATGTTAGCTTAGATCAGGCAATGGACGTAGCTAATACGGTGTTAGGAGTATCATTGAAAGTTAAGCCATTCCCCGTAAAAGTGGTAGATAACAGTTACGATAAGAATGTATTGGAATTGAAACGTAGATTACAAGAACAGCAAAGCCAGATATAAATGCCAAAATTTGAACATATAACTTCGGTTGTGAAGGATCTTTGTTTAAGAAGCGGAGACACGTTACAGCGTAATAAGGGTTTATATCTGAACTGTAGTAAAGACGTTTATAACGATTTAAACGAAGATTCATTAAAGATATTCGATCGGGTAAAAATTCCAGTACGATCAAAATTTAAAGTTAATAAAAGAACCAATTCAATTGAATTACCATGTGATGCACTTAGATTATGTTCCGTAAATGTAATTGATGGAACAGGAGCATTTCTGCCGGTATGGAGGAACGAAAGAATTACGGATGATATAGTAGATATTTCAACTGCCAAAGATTGCGCCTGCGAATTTAAGTGTGGTTATAAACTTTGTAATACTATAAAAGGATATGAGGCTATCACTTCAGTAAAAACAGATAAATTACCTAATGGTAATGATATTTCATTTACTTGTGTAGATCGTAAGTATATTGATCCACAGGGTTTTTTTTATCAGGAAACACAATTCCCTGAACGAGTTTACACAAATGGAATATGGACAAACACGATATTAAAAACAGAAAATACAAAACTGTGTAAGGTAGATGTAGATAATAATGGTTGTTGTTGTGATACGGATGCCAATGTAGATGCCTTATGTCATGCCTGTGGAATTAAAACAGATGGCATCCCGTTTGGTGGTAACGCACAATCATTTTGTGGCAATCGCAATGTAGATACATGGAGGTACTTTTGTTCATCAAAAATAGATTGGTTTGGTATTCAGTGCGGTAGTCATTTGCATGGTAGAATAGATTTCCGTAATATTTATAACTTAAATGAACTTGGCAACCGATTAGTATTACCACATGATTTCCCATTCGATCATGTTATGGTTAGATATTTTGCTGATATTCAGTTGAAAAATCTAATGATCCCGTACATGGCTAAAGAATGCTTTATGTCCGGGTTGCAATGGTTTGCGAGTTCGCATAAAGACGACAAACAACAATTAGCAATGGTGTATGAGCGAAAATATGCAGCGCAGAAATGGGGATTATTAGGTGATCTAAATAAATACCGGATTGCAGAACTTAAAATGATAACAACACCCCCGGTTAAAATGCCCTCTTATTATCAACATCACCACAAAAATGACTGGTTTTCATAATGCAGGCACAAGACGGAATAAAACCTATATTTCTTAATCTCGACGCTGATTACACACAGATTAAGGCAAATGAGAGCCCTTTCATAAAGGATATGGCGTGGGACGTGAATGGGAATCCCGCATTAGGATTGGGCACAGATAACGGAACAGGTGAAGGACAAAACTTTCTGGTATTAAGCCCCGGTAGAAGTAATATTGTTATTCCGAACGTAATACTACCGGATGGGTATAATAAAAACGTTGGTAACTACTTTTCTGAAGTAACACAAGAAACATTCTGTTTCAATTTCAACGGAAATGGTAATCATGGCATTTATTCAGTAGATGGAAATGAATTAACATGGACTAAAATAATAATAGATCCTGAACTTAATTTTAGAGATGATCAGGATGCTTTTATTTCAGATCACCGGGTTAAAATAAGAACAGTAAGCGATAAGCATGGAAATGTAGTAGAAAAGTTTCTCACATGGACTGATAGCAAAAACTGGCATGGATTTATTAATGTAGTAGCAGCTATTAAAACAAATGGTTTTAATGCATCTTTATTCCATTACTGGAAATTGCAACCGCCTCATTTCGACCGTAGGGAATATTTGGAGTTAGCAGTACGCCCCCCAATGTACAAACCGGTGGTAGTGCCTATCCCAAATACAAATCAGGACACTGGTAAAATTAACCGTCTTATTGATAAGTCTTTTCAGTTTGCCTATGATAAAGTAAATACAGATGGTAGATATACTACCTTGTCTCCTTATTCATTACCTCTGATAATAAAATCAGAGGATTTTCTTAATAATCCTGATCAATTACCTAAGAACGGTAAAATAACAATGGATGCGGGTTCGCCATTGACTGAGAAAATTAGGATTTATGTAAGACAATGCGGAGGTGATTGGTTTTTGTATGATACGATTTACAAGTATTCTACGTGTGGTTTATCTCCCAATGAGATATTAGGGACTGATTATTGGTTACGAGTAAATCCGTGGTCAAATTATAATTATAATGCTACGCTTAATACTATTGATTACATATTCGATTTCTCAAAAGTATCAGAAATAATAGATCAGCCCAACGCATTAAGACTGCAAAATGATTTGCCGCAATTAAGCGTAGGTATGACAGATTTGGGAGATTCAATTGCTTTTGGGGATAATAGATATGGGTACCCAAATTTCGGATGTGAAATAACAAATAATATAGATATAGTAGTTCAGGAAAAAGAAACAAGTGGCTGTAATGTACCGGTAAGAAAAATAAGATTATATGCTTATATCGGTAGATGCGCGGATAGCTTTGATTTTTGTTCACAAATATCTTATTTTCTAGGTAGCGACACAACAGTAAGATTCGGAGGTATAGATTTTGGAAGTGGAAATATCGCATTCGATCAAACTGAAACTACAACATTTGACCTGAATTTTGCAGATAAAAAAGCACTTCGTTGTTATTTAAAAGGTACTCCTTATTTTTCAGATGGTGTGTGGTATCAGGTTGCACCAAATTTTACATTGAGTAAAGTTAGTGCAGCGCCATACGATTTAACAATAAACGAAAGTAAAACCGCTATTCAAACTATATATGATAGTGGAAGTTATTTTGTATGCGTGTTTGATTTTATAGTTCCTGCCGGAAGATATATTGCTACATTGGGAAGACATAATGTAGCAAGTACGGGTGATTATAGAAGCAAGAGTACGTATATATTGGGGTTGGCTAATTCAAGGTCAACAACGATAATATCAGGCAATAATACATCTATCGTACCCAATACAGGAGTAGTTACCTATTCAAAAGAAATGGAGATTGATTGTACAGGCGCAGACGTAGATGTATGGGGGAACGGAAGTGATTTGTTCTATGTTTATTGTCCTTATATAACGCAACAAGGAAATAAAAAATTTAGGTTTATAGAGGGCTATTTTTTTGAATCAGTAAATGATCCTATACCTATAGAATCGTTTGCATATACAATGAATCATGGTGATTTAGATAATGGAGGGATGGTTACGGACAAAAATGGGTTTTATTTTGCGTATACAAAAGCGTCCAATGCAGATATTGTAGATATTGAGTTTAATCAGACTAAATTAAACTGTGCCTATCCAATTGACTTTACCATTGTAACTAGCAGATCAGGAATAGGATGGTGTCAAAATTCACCGGCATATCTGACTGATTACAATAATGGAGTAGTAGGAGATTGTAACCGGATAGTAGTATCAGGTAAGATAACTAATTTGGATGGCACAATTGATTACTCAGGTATATCCGTTTCTATAGTTGGTGGTGGTACAGTAAGCAGTAAGCAAGATGGCACATTCACGTTAATTGTGCATAATGGACAGCAAGGTAATAGAGTAAACAACATTTATATAAATGCAGGTGGTTCATATATTATAACAATATCCAACTGCGGTAACATCCCGTTATTTTTATTTGATGAATCATTATCGCCATGCGTTAATTGTCAGATAAGGGATTATCCTATTCCAATTAACTTATCAATAAATATTCAAACTTCATCACAAACTTCATTAAAAGAAGGAGGAAAATATTCGGTAGGATGCTATGGCGCTGATTTGGCTGGCCGATTAATGTTCGTTAATGTGATTAAAGATGTTGCTGTGCCGTCTTTCCTTGAAAGGGATGATGTTAAAGCTACGTTTTTTAAATCGGTAATTTCTAATGCACTGAATTTTTCAGCATACCCAGACATTAAATGGTTTACTTTTTCTGTATCTAAAAATTTGAGTGTCTTAAAATATATACAATGGGTTGGCGATAGCATCAGTTTTATTGATAGCAGTGGAAATGTGGTAAATGATCCTAATACGGCAGTGTTTTGCTCTATAGCCATTGATTCGCTTTACAATTATAATATTGCTCGAAACTTCACAACCTTATCAAATTACCAATTTGTAACAGGAGACAGGTTAAGGATTTTGGACGATGGAGATGGTCATTTATTGGATGTATCCACTAATGGAGATCCGATTGATGTTCAGATTTTAGGTACTAATTATAATCAGGCAGCCGTTAATGCAGGTATATTACCCACTACGGCGGTGGAGAATCCTTCACAAGCAACAATTGCCAACAATAAATCAATTACGCTTATTGTCAGATATGATCTCCGACTTAATAAAGTATTCAATAAAAATGGTTTTTGGATAGAAATATACACACCTACACAACAATCAGAAACTATACCTTATTGTGAAGTAGCAGGTTTTTGGCCGATCATTAATAACCGGATAGCCATATTTACCGGCTATGACGTTAATAATGTTCCCTTATACAATTTCCCGGCTACCATTGATCTGGAATTTTGGGATACTTACTTCCTGACAAGAAACATTCCTATTCCCAATGTGGGATTAGAATTTTTTAATCATCCTTTTGAAAGCGCTAACATAAGCGACAATTGGGGCGCTAACTGTAGTAGTTGTGGCCGTCAAAACGTTAAAAATGATAATGCCCGGCAACAATGGTATCCACTAGATGTGATAAAGGGGGATAATTTCATATCGGATGGTGCTTTAAATGGATTAGGTATATTCCGGTCAGAAAACAGAAAGCAATTCAAAGAAAGTTTCTCATGGGGTGGTATAGTAGCCATGAAAACGCAAGGAAGTATTGTAATGTTCCTTTGTGAAAATAATTGGTTCACCACGAACTTTAATTTTCAATACATATTCGCTAATGCTGAAGGGGTACAAGTGGCTAATCTGGATGATAAACTCAGTGAGCCACATCAAAAATTAGGTAGCGAATATGGAGTATCTTTTGAGGATACAGGAAGTGTTTTGTTTTACGATAAATATGCGTTTTGGTACGATGGAATGAACGAAGCATTTATACTTTGTGATTACAGAAGTGCTATTGACATTACAGAATTTAATGCAGAAAGTGGGGCGCAAGGGTATGTGAAATCATATTTTATATCAAAAACTAAGTTTATAAAGTCGTGGAATAAAAGCGTAGAAAAAGAAAAGAGATTCGATGTAATGACAGGCATTGATATGGATAGGAATAATGTATATGTTTCTTTCCGGCCCCGTCGAAACAATTCAAATGATCTAACTTCATACATAAACAATCGGTTCAATTGGGATTTAAAACATCAGGAAACCATTGTATATAATATTCCTACGGGTAGATGGGTAAGATCAGTCGGCTTTGTCCCGGAATCGTACGCGGTATTAAAAGGGGATAAATCAGGCGTTCAACTGGTTTCTTTTGCGGGGGGCTCTCCTTATTATCACAATTCAGGCAGTGAAAGTTTTGCCGAATATTATGGACAGCAGGTAATTCCTAATTTTATTGGAGTTCTCAACAAGGCCCCCGATACCAATAAAATCCTACAATCCATTTCAATAGATAGTAATCCTTATTGTTTCTGGCTAGACCTTATTTATTCAAATTTTTATAACTCTTATTCGTGGCTGTCTCTGAATCAATTTAAGAAGAAAGAGAACTTATTTTTTGCATCCGTTTTAAGAAATGCAAATAGTTATCCTCCCATATCACCGGATGAATTATTCAGAAGTATGTTGCTGGACGGCAATAGAAATATCGGGTTATACTTTGTTTGCCGGTTTATAATGGATTTGAATAACCTAAATCAATACAATGAATTTAAAGGGGCTTACTTTTTATTTACTAGCTCTGGAAACCTGAAAAAATAATGCTGTATATCATAAAATATGACCCTGATTATAAACGAACTATACCGGCAACGATCATCGAAAATCGGGCAAATATCCCTACTATAAAAAATCAGATAGGAGCAGTAATAAAGACTTACACGGATGCAGAAGTAGCAAAAGTTACCGAAAATGTGATACCATACAAGATTTTTACCGCTACAACTGGGGTGCTTATTGGGTTTTTTACCATATTATTATCGAATAATGGACAAAATGCAGTGAAGTTTCAGGAAGTTTTAAGACCTGCATTTCAGCCATTTAGTAATGCAATAAATGAAGAAATTAACATATTTTTGAGTACCAATGAGTTTAGGCAAGATATACTGCTTTGAAGTTGACGACAAAAGAGCTATTGTTCAATATTTTTATGAACGTGAAGATGATAACTTCCATAAATTAATACACAAGTTCGCAGGAACAGTAGAAGAAAACATAAAAGATACATTAAATAGTATTTCGGATACTTCGGTAATGTACGTGATAAATGTGGAAGGGGAATTAGCGGCATATTTCGTATATCACAAAACATTGATGGATGAATTGGTTTTAGAAGGGTTTCATGTTTTAAAGGAATTTAGAAACCGATCATTTTTGACTGAGTTCTGGCAAGTAGTGAGACATAAGTTTAATGGCCCTTTTAAAACAGGAATATATTGTAGGAATGAACCAGCGTTAAAAACATTGATAAAAGCCGGATTTGAATTTGATAGGATGTTGGAATTTGATAAAAAGCTATTTCTTATTTTAAAATGCAATTAACATGCCTTTAGCAGCAGGAGCCATAGCGACAGCGGGTTTGGGAGTTGGGCAACTAATTTCAGGAGCCAAAAAAGAAAAAGAGGCTAGTAGGGAATTGTCGCGGCTACATCCGGCATTGTATGGTATTCAGCCTGAATATTACGAGAACCGCAACATAATGGCAACTGAAGCGGGACAAGGTATGCCTTCTGCTACAAAAGATTATTTAACATCCGAAGCAGGAAAGGGATTAGGTGCCGGAATTAGGGCCCTTACTCAGACAGGCGGCGGCGTTAACGATATTTCAAAGTTAATGGATGTTTATAACCGAAGCCTGAGTAAAATAGGAGCCGAAGATGCCGAAACTCATTTAAAGAATATCCAATATTTTATGAATGCCAATAAAGATTTGGCCGGTCAAAAATCAACACAATGGACAATTAATGAATATCAGCCATATCAGGCCAAATTGAAAGAATTAACTAAGCGTAGGGAAGCAGCAGAACAGAACATATGGGGTGGATTTCAAACAATCGCCGGGGCTGGAATGGCCTATGGAACAGGCAGTTCAAATCAGAACTTAATGAATAAATTATTTGGTAATAAGACAGATCCATTTCAATCTACAGTAGGTGGAGATTCAGATATTTCATTAAGGCCAACGTCTGTTCAGGGGCCAGTAGACACAGGGATGGGAGCAATTAATACATCACTAGCAATTCCGGGATAAATTATGGCAGCCGAACCATCTTTAGGAGAAATATTAAATGCAGGGGCAAGTGCGGATGCAGAAAAGGCTTCCGGTACTCCGGCTACAGTCATTGATAATTCAGGATTAGTTAAGCAACTTAATGAAAATGCCCGTTTCAAAGCAGAAAATGATTGGCGTAAGTATAATACCTTCCTTACTAATCTAAAGGAATCATATAAAGATTTAGGTGATATATCGGGGATGGAAATTGCAACCCAAGATCGAGATGCACTTAAACAACAAACAGCCGATATTTTTAAAGATATTGCTGATAATCCGCGTGCCTTTTTTGGTGGTCAAAAATTAGGAGAGATTCAGGCTAAGATAGCAGGATTAAGAAGCGCCGCCACAGAAAGTAAACTCAATAGAGTATATGATTTTGCCCATCGGGAGTATATGAATCGTAACCCTGAGCTAAATACCCCCGAAAACCAAAAAACCATTAACGAATACTGGAAGCAACCATTAGGCAAGCGCAATCCATATATGCTGAATATGCCTCCGATATTCGACGCTCAGGAATTAATGAAAGGCATATTAGCAAGTCCTACAGTTCAGCAGAAATTTGCTAAAAGTACGCTTACTAATGCAGCAGGTGAACCGGGAAATGAGTTTATACGCGAGGTAGAAGGAACTAAGTATAGCAAGGATGCCTTTATGAAATCATGGATGGGCGCTTTATCCCTTCAAAAAGACAAATATGGCCATTCAATAAAAGGAGCAGTAGATCAGCAATTTAATCAATTGTCAGACGAGCAAAAGAAACAATTCGGATCGGTAGAGAATTATTTTAGAACATTAGGAGAAATGGCTTTTAATTCTGATAAGGATATTCAACAAATAACCAAAGATCAGATTAAGGCCAATCCTAATTTATATAAAGCAGAAGAATTAAAATTAAAGAAGGAAGGGGTTCAGCAAAGATGGGCTATGTATGGATTAGCCAAAAGGAAATTGGAGGATGCAGAGGATGTGGATTTGTTTGGGGCCGATGCGGTTATTGATGATGCGCTGGCAAAAATATCAAAAGGTACACCAATCACAGAAGTTCAAAAGGGCGGTGGTACTAAAGATTTTGTAGAGATAGCAGATCCTGATTTAATTAAACAATATAGCAGTATTGATAAAGATGGTAAAACCACTAAAACACCTGATGTTATCAGGTATGACAAAGATAAGGATCAATTAAGTTTGGTTTACTTTCAAAAAACACCGACGACAAAATTAGGTACAGGAGGGGATATAGTAGTTAAAAACGGGAAAAGGATGGTATCTGAAACTATACCAATAGATTCCCGCACGTGGTTGAAAAATACTACTAAAAATATGTTCCCTAATAAAGATATTGGTAAGGTAAATAAATTAATTGATGATGCATTGACACATAACAAGGGTGGTCTTTATGAAATATTACAAAAGAAAGAAGGACAAATAAGTCAGACACAAAAGAAAAGTTACAAATTAGGTAAAAGAACATTTACGCAGGAACAAGTACAGAACGCGGCACAACAATCTGGTATGACCGTAGATGAATATATTAAACAAGCAGGATTACAATGAGCGTTAAAGCCAAAAATATAACAGAAGATGGATTGCCTATTTTTAATAAATCAGGAGCAGTTCAATCATCAACAGATACCACCGAAGCAGGATTGCCGATCTTAAAAAAAAAAGAAGATGGTGGCACTACTTCCAAAGCATCTCCTTCGGTTGTTGGCGCTCAGCCGACGATAACACCGCAACCTTCTACATCGGGTTCCGATACAAAGCCTCCCGGCCCGAAAGATTGGAGTAGCATAGAAAATGCTATAAGGGACGTTTCACAAAAGAACGATGAATATAAGAAAGCCAAAGAATTTTCCTTTAGTACCGGAGATATAGGAGAAGGTATTTCTATTCCAAATACAAAGTTTGCAGCCGATTACCAAAAAGAAGCGAAAACCAATCTTGATAAATCAGTTCAGCGAAAAGAACAAATTTTAAAGGATAACCAGCAACAATTATATGAGCCTATTAAGGGATTAATAGAAACAGGTAAGTATAAGGATTTCTTTGATCCTATGGGTAATTTTAAGGCTGCCGATGCTATCTCTTACTTTGATAAACTTACGAAAGCAAATAAAGCCGGTAATTATACAAGGGATATGATGGTTAGCTTATTAAAGCAATCCGGCCAGTACGAATTAGATCAACCTGAAAGAAAAAAACTTCGGGAAGAAGAATATAAAAAAGAAGGGATCAATGTCGATAAATACGGGATTGACTTATTAAACAAGCTAACTACCAAACAAAAGAACAATATTGATTTACTAGAAAAAGAAACTAAAGCTAAAGCCGCTAATTTACTCGATGTATTGAAGCCTAAAGTCACTGAATTTGGGCAACAATACATGCAACAAGTTGAAGAAATTAAGAATCAGTTTCAACAAAAACAACTTAGTGAGGAAGACGCAAATAATAAGCTAAAGGAACTCAACAATAAATATCATACCCAAATATCTCAATTAGATAATGAGTATCAGAAAGGAGTTCGGCAACTCAATATTAATGCACAGAACAAATACGGAAATATAAATTCTGAAATTCAGAATATTGAAAAATCAGTTACGGATGAAATGATATGGCAGGCTATCCCTGAAGCCGAAAGAAAGAAAATAGAAAATGCTAATAACAAAGTAGAAAGCGAAATACAAAGAAGAAACAATGTTTTAAGACAGGGATTAGATATTTTATCAGATGCAGGGCAAGCGCCTATGTCTGGTTTGTTTCAAAAAAGTGTTAAGAGCGGATGGTACAGTGGACTTGCTAATATAGGCAGCTATTTAAGCAGTAAAGGTTATAATAATTCATTCACAAGATATTTGCAAGGGAAGGATTATGAAGCCGCCGTAAATGCACCTGCCGAATATACCTATAAAGAAAATTTCCTTAAAAGGGCTGTTACCGGAACAGGTACATCACTTGGCGCTTCGGCTCCTATAATGCTACCTGCAATTGGATTATCATTAGGTACGAAGGGGTTAGGATTGCCTGAAATAGTGGGTACAATTGGTACAGGGTTGACCTCCTACTATGGAGAAAAATCGCAAAATACTGGTCAGGTATATCAACAAATTATGGATCAAACCGGAGATCCTAATAAAGCTATTGAAGGGGCAAAGCGATATGAAGATAAACAGTTAGTAATGATGCCTCTTTATTTTATTGAGGCCGCGGGATTGCAAAATTTATTAAAAGGGGGTAGCGTTAGAAATTACCTTGTTGGTACTGCACAGGAATTAACGCAGGAATTACCTACTGAATATTGGCAAAATTATACGCAAGCGCAAGAGGCTGAAGGATATAAAGGTAGTTTCGGTAGTTATATTAAAGAACACCCGGAAACCACTTTGGATGTTATTGCGTCTACATTGGGACAATCCGGGATGGTATCAATGGCTGGTAAAGTATATAATCAAATTAGCTCCTTAATACCACAGGCAAAAGCACAATATTATGCTGATATAATCGGTAAACATGGGATTGATTTTGCAATGGAAAATTTGCAGCATCAATTTAATACCGGCGTTATAGACGAAAAACAATTTCAGGCAGAACAGGAAAAAATAATGTTATCGGCTAAGAAATTAAAGGAATTTGAAGGATTAGGATTAAAGGGAGACGATGCAAAAGCATATTTTACTTTAACCGAAAGTGCCAATAGGCTAAAGAAGGCAATCAGTGAAACAGATGATGAAGGATTGAGAATAGGCTATGAATCTAAGTTGAAAGAAACTCAACAGGAATTAGATCAATTGGTAAAAGGTAAAGGCGCATACGCTATTTTTACTTTACCCGGTGGAGGCGAACAAACTAAAATAGTTCCTTTATCTGGCATAGAAAAATTAGATCAGCAAGGTCATTTAAATACGCTTATTCATTTATCAGATAGTGTAGAGGTAAAAGGGGATGAAAATTTAAACAAACAACTTCAGGAAAGGAAACAGCAATTAGGAAACCCAAGTGCGCCGGAAGGATTTTATTCGGCTCCTAAAACAGAAATAACCAGCGAACAAAAGAAAGCGCAACAATTAGATAAAAGTCGTTCTATACTAGAACAAGCGTTAAATAATAACGAATTAAAAGGAACGCAAGCGGATATTGCCAAATCGGTTTTAGAACAAGCTAAAGGTAACCCTGAAGTTGTCCATGATTTCTTTAAAGAGGTAGCAGATCAGGCGCTTAATAAAGTTGCCGCCGAAGTCGGTGATCCATCAGCCGCCGCCGAACAAACATATGGCAAAAATATAGTAGACCATGCCAAAGAATTATTCCCTGTTAAACCTACATACGAAAGCATACAACAAACGAAAGCATATGAAACCGTCTCTCCTATATTACAACGGATAAACAATGCTGACTATATAAATGAAAAAGAACTTGACGAAGCGGCTAATCATTTATACGATGTACTCGATCAGGTAGATAAATCTGATATGACCGATGAGCAAAAACAATCATCGGCGAATCTTATTGAACCTTTAATACAAAAAATAGAGGGCTATGACTTTAGAACAAAGACTGAAACTAGCACAGTTACCGAAGCAAAAACAGCTTCAATTCCTACAAAGACTACAAGAGAGATTAGGCCAGCCCTTGAACAATCAGCCGGAAGTAAAGCAACCATCACAACCCCTGATGGAAGCACAGCAACCGGCACCCTTAACATAAAAGGCGGTCAATATGTACTGGATGTACCACAAGGTCAACAACGAATTATTGGAGAAAAGGCTATCACGGATAGGGATTTAACATTGCCTACGGAAGAAGAAATGGAGAATCCTATTAAATTTGATAAGAATGGTAATGTTGAATCAGTAACGGTTAAAGATAGAAATGGAAATTTAATCGAAATAAAAGATGCAGAAAAAGCACTCGATATAGCCATTCAGTTACGCGCTGATATGATAGGCGAAGTGCCAGCACAATTATTTGATAATACTTATGAAGAAATTCAAAAAGAAATTTCACAAGAAAAATTAATAGAACCATCAAAAACTCAAACAGATGCCGAAAAAATACGAGAAAATCAAGGAATCGCTTCTGAAACAGGGAAAGCCACTGAAGGAGGCAAAACAGATAGCGGCGGCAACATTCAATTCACAACGGAAACCGGGACAAAAGCCGGTGACACGCAACAGCAAATAGATTCACCAAAAACACAAACAGATGAAGACAAAACCAAAAAAACCGAAGCCAAAGAAACCGAAGGGCTACGGCAAGATGTAACACCCGACACGGGATCAGGTAAAGAAGGCGTTGCCGAGCCTGTAACGCCTTTACCCCCACCACCAACTACGCAAACCACTACAGTTGGTAGTCCTAAAGAAGAATGGACAGCTATAAGAAAGGCCAAATTAGAAGAAATTAAGGCTGTGAAGGATATGTTTGAGGCTAATGCCGAACGAAAAAAATGGGTTGGCATTATCGAATCTGCCTTGAATAATCTTCAGGAAATGTATCCGGATAAAAGTTTATATGATGCGGCCAAAAGTAGGGTAGGGTATTTTTCAATATTATCCGATAACAATGTATTGTTTAACCCTACGTCTGAAGATTTAGCCGTATTCCAATACTTTAAGGCAGAAACAGAAAAAGCCATTAATGATATTACGGGATGGGATTCTCCAAATGAAACAGAAAGGATTCATGCTATAGTTCAATATCAGGGATTAAACGAAGATTTAATGGCTGTAGCAAAAGCCATTAATCCGTCTGAAGCAGGCCGCGCATTTGGTTTTCGTCAATCAGAAATGAAACTTGATCCTGAATATGGATTGCAAGTACGTCGAATGGAGTTACTGAATGCCAAAGGTGGTGAAAAATTAACGGAAGAAGAAAAAGAATGGACAGCGAACCAATGGGAGAAAGAAAAGGACTTAATGAAGCGTGAACAGGAATTGAAGGACAAAAGAATGACGGAAGAATTTGAAAAAAGAATGTCCGATCTTAAAAAAGAATATGATGAAAAATTAAAGAAGGTTCAGAAACCCGCGACTAAAAAAGAAAAGGCTGATGAAAAAAGAGATGATTATTTAAAAAATAAAGGTAAAGAATGGGCTGATAAAATTCGACAAGGTAAATTAGGGGGAGCACAGGTATCTATCCCCGGATTCACTCCTTTATTGAATCTAGCAATTGAAGGGATAGCTCGATTGGTAGAAACTGGATTTACAATTGCTGAAGCTATTGATAAATATGTAAAGGATAATAACCTAAAAGATGCTGATAGTAATACCATAAAAAATCATTTTAATCAGTTTGTTGATCGACAAATAAAACAAGATGAATCTTTAAGTAAAATAAAAGAATTGGCTACAAGCAATAAGGTAACAACTATAACTACTGATATGGTTTCTAAGAATCTTATTAAGGATTTCGTGGAATCACATATAGGAGAAGTGGCACCGGAAGATTTACTAGAACATGTAACCAATAAGCTGGAAAAAGAATTATCTAATGTAACAAAAGAAAAGTTAACGGAAGCATATTTAAAAACAGGAGAATTTAAGATACCAACTCTAAAGCAATTGCAAAGTGAATTTGAAAGAGATAAATCCAAGTTGCAGAAGATAGCTAAAATTGAAAAGGACATTAACGATTTAAAAAGTAAAAAAGACATTTATAGTCGTTCTGGTAATAAATCACAGGAAATACAAGTTGATAAAGATATTGCAGCAAGAGAAAAAGAATTAAAGAATATCATGGTTGATGTTGGCCTTAAAACAACCAATGAAGATAAATTTTCAAAAGCATCATATGAAACGAGAGCGCAATCACATAATGACCGTTTGAGCTCGTTATCAAACAAGATTGATGATTTAATAACTAAAGGAGGGTTAACAGCAGAGCAAACGTCAGCACTTACAAAATTAAAAGGTCAATTAGACGCGTCTAAAATAAAACTTTCTGATAATTCAAAATTAAGTCAGAAAGCTGTAATGGATAATGCAGAAAATGTACTTAAAAAAACTCAATCTGATTTTGATAAGGCATTAAAGTTAAGTGATATGATCCCGGTTGCAGATGTAAGAAAAGGGTTACGGCAAGCGGTTGATAAATTCAACTCAGAAAAGGAAGATTCTGAGCAAAAGTTGAAACTACAACGCACAAAAGATAATTTAGAACGATCTAATAAGGAAACTTTAAGGAAAATAAATGCCGGTGAATTTAATGATGAAAAAATACCAACTATATTAAAGTCAACGGATGCTGAATTAGTTAAACTACAGATCGAAAAAAACAAACTAGATTCGGAAACGAGAAAAAAACAAAAAGAATTAGGAGATAAAAATAAATCTAAAGTAAGGAAAGCACTCGAATTAACTAGGGCGGTATATGTAGCGGCTCTTATTTACAGGTTCGGAACATTCGCTAAAGTAGCGGCTACTGCCGTAATAAGGGCCAATATAGAGACAGCGACTAAATTAACATTCGGTCAATTATTCAAGGCTACTTTTCCTGAATTTTATAATAGAGCAAAGGCAGGTGGAGAAAGTTCTAGTTGGCGATCAGTAAAAGAAAGCTATACCGCTCTATTGAGGCAAGTAGGCGACAAGAAAATGATAGAAATTAAAGACAAAGCAAATACAAAATACAACGCTGATAGGGATGCCTATAATGCATATGAGAAAGTGGCAGCGTTGAGCCCTAATGATAAAAATGTTCAAGATAAACTACAGGAACTTAAAAATAACATGAACAATTCGTTACTGGATGCAACGAGTGTTTTTGTGTATGATTATATTGGTAACAGTTCATTGAAAGATGCTTTAGATGCATTACTATATCGTTCAAACAAAATTGAAAGAGAATTAGGTTATACAGACACTGAAAGTATTAAAGACGGTGGTGCTATAGATAAGATTAATTATGTTATAGGGTTCATTGGTAGATCACATGCCGCTTTAAAAACGTTTTCAGCGAGAGCAAGTTTTGCGTCCGGTTTTGTAGCTAGATTAGAAGATGCTATGCATAACGGGGTAGACGTTTCTAATGCAGATGAATTATTGAAAATAGGCCATGAATCATATTTGGATTGGGAGAGAGGTAAGTATCAACAAAAAAATCTGGTAACTGACTTATGGAATGAAGTTACTAAAAGAGTTGATAATTACGCTAAAGGGACAGCATGGGAAAAATACTCTAAAGCTATTGCCGAAGGATTGCGATTTGATGTTGCTATAACAAGGGTGCCGGTGAATATCCTACATGAAGCAGTAATGGAATATACGATAGGATCATTAAGAGCATTCTACAAGATAGGGCAACAATATAGAGAGGCCAATAAACAGGTTAAATTACATACCGACTTAGATCCCGGCACAAAAGAATTTAAAGATGCCATTAAAGAGCATATCTCAAATATGGATGCTAATCAGGCAGCTACTATTGCCAGATGTTTTAGGAAAGGAGGATTTGGGTTAGGATTGTATGCCTTCGCCATGATAAGCGGTTTAATGGCCTTTGGCGGCTTTCATCATAAAGGTGAAAAGAAGAAAAAAGAAGAAGATTTAGAAGAAGGCGAATTGAATCCCGGTGAAATAATGATTGGTCATAAAAAAATGGGAGAATTAATGTCCAAAATTATTGAACACACACCGGCTGCCTATCCTACATTGTTTGGATTAAATTTAGCTAAGGTATATGGGGATAACATAGAAAAAGGGAAAACCACTCCCGATGCCGCTATGTCTGCGGCCATTGCCAACCTAGAAGCTATTCAGGATGCCATACCACAAGCCAAAGTAATAAATCCTATTGGAATTACTCAGGATGTAACAAAAGGGGCATTAAGACAAGCAGATAAATTTTGGGAATGGACAGATGTAGATGAAAAAGGCGATGTTATAACCAGAAAGCCATTAGATTTTAAAGATCAGATAAAATTATTGACGGGGGATAGGAAAAATGTTCTCACTGAAGATAACTATAAACTAGCTACATCAATAATGAAAGAATATAATTCAGCAATCGCAGAATTAAAGAAAGCAAAAGGCGATAAGGAGCAAATAGATGATTTGAAGAAACAGCGAGACGACCAAATTAAACAGCTTTATGAATTAAATAAACAGGAGAATGAAAAATAAAATAGGTCATGTGATTTTAATAATCATTGGTATTTTAGTATCAATCGGATTATTATTCGATCCTCCTGAATGGTTTAATGCCATTATTGATGCAATAACCAAAATATTCATTGTTATTTGTCTTGTGGTTTATTTCATTATTTACGTTGTTCATTTAAAAAAAACGAGGAATGAAAATAATTATTGAAACTATATCCCATGATAAGCAGGTTTATCCAACAGTAGGGGACTATCGTTATGACGAAGAAGGAACATTACATATTAAAGTGAGTGACTTAGGAGACATATATATGGAAACGATGGTAGCCATACACGAACTGATAGAAGAAAGATTAGTAAGGAAGGCGGGGATACCTATTAAAGAAATAGACGATTTCGATATAATGTATGAAAAGGAACGAGAACAAGGGTTGCATAGAGATGATGAAGAACCGGGATTTGATTCAAGAGCACCGTATTTAGATTTTCACACATTTGCAAGCGGCATCGAAATGGCATTGTGTTCTAAATTGGGTATCAATTGGAATGAATATAGTAACAAAGTAAATAGTCTTTAAGATGATAGACTTAAAAAGTTTTAATTGTTTAACCATAGATTATGGCAATTATTTATCTTTTGCGGAACGATTAGGTAGAGAGGATGGTTTTGGCAAAAGCTATTATTGGATGCCTATCGTACAAAATGGATACCCTTCTCATAAACCTATAGATGTAGGAAGAAATGTTTCAAATGTAATTAAAGTAAAAGAATGGGCTGAATGTATACATGATATAGACATTGTGTGCTTCCCGGATTCACATGAACCTCAATTACAAGAATACTTTGTTAGTATTGGAAAGCGTGTTTTCGGTTGCCGACGCGCATGTGAATTAGAGCATAGCAAAGGAGTATTAAAGCAAACAATGAAGGACATAGGATTGCCAGTTGGGGTTTATTATTCTATAAGAGGCGTGGATGAATTAGAGGAATTTTTAAAAAACAAAACAAACGTTTATGTCAAAAGTGAACTCAGAGGTGACATGGAAACGTGGAAGCATAAAAATTATGCATTGTCGAAGATGGAATTATTAAGAATAAAAAATAACATGGGAACGTTTGCTACGGAAGAAAACTACATCGTTGAAGAACCTATAGAGTCAATCGCTGAAATAGGTATTGATTCATTTTGTATTGATGGGAAGTACCCATTTGAAGTTTTAACTGGTATTGAATTAAAGGATACTGGGTATTGTGGCACATTTACGGAATATAATAAACTTCCATTGCAATTGAAAGAAGTGACAGACAAATTTTCTGAAATTTTCGGTGAATTAAACTATAGAGGGGCGCACAGTAATGAAGTTATTATAGGTAAAGATAAGCGTGGTTATTGTTGTGATTTAACTCAGCGCATTCCAAATCCACCGGGAGATTTATATTTAGAGCTTTATTCTAATTTCCCAGAAATCGTATGGTTAGTAGCTAATGGCATAGTACCAAAAATTGAATACAAATATAAATGGGGAGTTCAGCTAATTATTAAATCAGAAACAGCAAAAACAGATCCCGTACCTATCATAATTCCAGATGAATACAAGCAATATGTGAAAATAAAATATTTAGTCATAGATGAAGACGGCGTATGGTATTATGTCCCTCCGGCTGACTTGACCATGCAAGAAATCGGGTCTGTTTCGGGTATGGGGCATACCATGAAAGAAGCCATAAATATGGCAAAAAAAATAGCCGAGAGTATACAAGGCTTTGATATACAGATAAATTCGGATTGTTTGGAAAAAGCACATGAACAAATAGCAAATCTTAAAAAAGTCGGTATAAATTATCTTACCTAAATTGCAATATAAACGTTAAATTTGGCACGTAAGTCATTCAATTTCAGAGCAGATACTATAAATGGCGCAATACAAGAGTTCCCGCCGACAATGTCACTTTTTTGTGATAGGGCTATCCCAATTGGAGTTAATGTTGTCCGTGATTTCGATGATGATGGATGTGGAGTTGCAAAGCGAGTGTTTTTAATTGTTTATGATGGCCAAACTTTAGGCAGTACTCAATTTAAAAGCAGATCCGATTACGATCAATGGATAAGTACAAGTTGTGATTGTTGTCCCGGATTATGTGATGTTAAGTTTGGAGATTGTTTTGTTACTATTGGTAATTGTTTAGTAAAAATCAATAAATAATGGCGATACCATGCCCTTTTGATATATCAAAGGTTACTCCGCAGATAGTGGGATGCCCTCCTGACAATTCCTATTTGATGTTTATCGGAGGGAGTTTGCCTGATGGAGTTGGTTTTATTCAATTTGGCACACTAAAGGAATGCTTATTTACTGCATTGCTAGGGCCGGGAATAGTAAGATTTACTGGCAATCAATTAACAGTGGGCAACCAGTTTGCCGTAAGTGCATTGGATGGGTTTAAAGAAATATTGTATTATAGTGGTATTAATAGATTTTTAGAATATGATCCAAACAATCGAACTTATCCGAATAGTGAATGGTTGCCATTAGCTGGTGGTGGTGTTCAGATTTTAATTCCGGGAACGTATACTATTAATGATGTTTTTTATATTTTCCCTAACGGGGCGGTATAAATAAAGTTAAAAGCCTGATTTGATGAAGCGTATATTATTTTTATTGACACTATTATTGTGTTCGGTGTTAACATTTTCGCAAGCATTTGTTAATCCTCGAAGTTCTTCAAGTATTACAGTACAAGATTATAACCAAAGTGTTATAAATAATTTATACTTACCTCGTCTTCGAGATACAGTAACAACTGGTTTAGATACTATAGGAAATCTTATTTATGATAGGCTAAGAGCGAAACTATGGATAAGAGATACAGTATTAACCGGAGGTCATAAGTGGACACAAATTCTAAAGACAGGCGACATAACTGCTACTACATGGGGTTCAATAACAGGTACTTTAAGTAATCAGACTGATCTACAGAATGCACTGAACCTGAAATTTAATATTTCAGATACTACTAACAAGTGGGTGCAAAATGTATATACTAGAAATGATAGTTTGTTTAAATATAAGAATAATACTGAAACATTTGCCGGTATAATAAATTCATTAGCTAATAATGGATTAACCAAAACTGGTAATATTATACAATTAGGCGGCTCTTTAATTCAATCTACCCCTATAACTGTTGGGACGCATGATCTTTCAATTGTTGCAGCAAATGGAATAACTAGTACAACCAGATTTACTATTGATAATACCAATACAGTAATTTCCGGGAGATATGAGGATTTTAGTTCTATCAATACAATATATACTAATCAGGATAATATTCAAATTGTATCTACACAACCAAATGGAGCGAGGCGCATCTTAATAGATTCAACAACGGGGATAACTATAGGTGAAAATGTAAGTGGTATTTATACAGGGATAGTAATTCAAAAACCAACAGGAAAAATACAATTCAATGGGTTCCCCGGTTTATCACCATCTACAGATACAACAAATATAAAACCAATTGGATATAATACTACTACAGGTGTATTATATCCAATGGCAAATTGGGTAGGGAGTGGTGGCGTATTAACTGCTGACAACGGGTTAACTAAAACAGGAGATAACATACAGTTAGGTGGAGCATTAATTCAACCAACTACAATAACTAGTGCGGCGGGAGCTAATAGAATAATATATTCAGGTATTAGCGCATTCGGAGATGGAGCGCAATTGGATGTTTCAACTACCGGTAGTACTGGGATTGCAGTAAGGGGACAAACTGTAGATGGCCGTGGTGTTTTGGGGGTAGCCACCACAGGGGTAGGAGTATATGGTACTGCAACTGGCTCCGGAGGTTATGGCTTATTTGGTTTATCTACTTTAGGTAATGCCATATATGGTCGTGCAGATAGTGGAGTAGTTTGGGAAGGTGTAATGGTGCCTCATTCTAACAATACAATAATATCAGCCAGAAGCACAACAAGATCATCTCAAGCGTTTGGAGCCAACGGAATCGGATATTCAGATGATTCCTATATTTCAACAACTACGGGTAGCAATAGGCTTTCTCATCAAATTATTTATAAATACTCTAACGCTACAGATGCATCCTATACTTCATCTTTTGAATTTTGGAATGCAAATGGCGGTACATTGGGTAGGAAAATGGCTATAGCTGGCAATGGGCAAACCACGTTCGATCAATATACCGGGACAAACTTTCAAACAATAGATACCAGCTTTAATTCATTAGTAGTAGATGCATCTGGTAATATATTTAAAAGAGCAGGCGGTGGAAGTGGCGGCATCACATTAGCTAATATTGGGTCTGGGTATAGGTGGGTAGCTACTACAGGTGGTAATATCAAAACAGCAAATCCGGGTTATGGTATATTAATGGATTCTTCTACAGTATCTAATACTATAACTACAAAAATAGATACTACTACATTAGATGTACGATATTTAAAAGGGAATGTATTTACATTGTCGCAATATGGTGTACCTAATGATGCTGATTTACAAATCGGTTCTACCAACAAAGGCACAAATGCAAGACATTTAATCCAGAACGTATTAGACAAGTGTAACGGGAATCCGTGTATTATAATATGGGACACGAAAAGCGGGGTAGATAGTACATTGATTGTATATCCGGGGACTGATATCGAAGGCGTTAAAAATGGTGGCGTAATTGCGCAAGATAGCATGAATTGTAATATTTTTATGAATGCTAATAAGTCTACAGGCGCAAGAAATGATAGTGGGTTTGTTATTCGTAATCTGGTAATAAATGGAAATGGTGGGCATCAAACACATCATACAAGTTCTAACGGGTGGGTGTGTTTGTATAAATTTGTTGGAGCAAAAGACATTACGATAGATGGATGTCAGTTACTGGTTAGTCGTACGTTTCACAGTTGGTTTATGAATTGCGAAAACATAAAGATGACCAATAACTTGATAAATTATGGGCCCGGATCAAATAGTACGAATTACGGCAATTTTGATGGCGTTCATATCAATGGGCCGTCCAGATTTATTACAATTAAAAATCTTCAGGCTCTTACAAATGATGATGCTTGGGCTTTAAATGCAAATGACGTTTGGCAAAATACAGATACAGCCGGGATATGTGTTCCGGGGGGCAACATAAACACCTATGACCCGTTTGCCACTCATGGTGCTATTACTGATGTAAACATTGATGGATGGGAGGCTATGGATGGGACTAGATTCGGAGGCAGAATGCTTTCATCTGCTGATTCTATAGACAGAGTTAACGTGTCAAACGTAAAAGGCACAACGGAGCTCCAAAGCTTAATTATTGATAACTGGTCTGATGGTTGTCCTGCACAGGCCGGGGCGGGTCACGTAGGAAATATCGTATTAAGTGATTGGAACATGGAGGTCAAATCAAGCTCATTTTCATATAAAGATGTTTATATAAGTCTTGGATGCGTAATAAGTAATCTGACTATTCAGAATGTATTTCGTGGAGATTTTAGTGGCATTGGTTTCCCGTTAATAAATTTAGATGCGCATGCAAATATAGATAGATTGATGGTGGATGGAATTAATTATGGTGGCGCAACAAATAATACAGTGCCAGTGATTAAATTATCCAATGGGGCAATAGTTAATAATTTATTGGTTAATAATGTTGCTCTCACAAATGTTCCCACTTTCAGAGATATGGCTATTGTCAATATTAATTCAGGTGCTACAGTTCATAATTTGCAATTATCCAATATAAACACTGATTCAGTTAGTTATGGAGTTGTTGAAAATGGCACATTAGATTTTATCAATGTTACAAATTGTATATATTCTCATAATAATACAGGGACAGCATTTTTAAATGTTGGAGCAGGTATTACTGTTAATCAGTATACACTTAGTAATTTTAAAGGCATTGGTCAATATGTTCTTGGTTCTGGCGCTGCAATAACGACCACAGCGGGAGACGCATTTGCGTTATATCCTACATTGCAACAAGTGACTACCATAGGTAATACTACAACAAACGATATAAGCACTAGCGCCTCTGTTATTTTTACGCATTCGGGAACGAATAGAGATTCTAAAATGACCAACAATGCCGTAACGGATAACTTCCCTACATTAGATATTTATCCATCTACGGGAACCAATGTCGCAAGTTCGTTGAGGGTAATACCAAAAGGAACTGGATATACCGGTACGATAAGGGGAGATTTGCAGATAGCCAATACGGATATTGTTGCGGATGGGGCGAATTATGAGATTCTATTAGAACGTGCAAATGCAACCGAATATGATATTTGGTCAATAAGCAACGGAACTGGAACTAATCGGCCAATAAAAATATTTACAGGGTCAGCATCTTCACCAAACACAAATCAATTAAGTCTAAATACTGATGGAACTATCCTAATGAGTAACTTGGCCGGAACCGGTACGCGATATGTAACGGCAGATGCCACTGGTAAATTAAGCACAAGCACCATAGGCAATACATTATATACAGGAGATGGAACATTAGCAGGGAATAGAACAGTAACAGGGAGTAACAATAATCTAACGTTTGCTACCATAGGGAATTATAGGGTTAATGCCAATACGTTTGTGTATAGCACTAATAGCGGAACATTCCCTTACACCGCTGCTATTTTAGGCGCAGATGATCACTATGAAATTGGATATACCCCCACTCCGGGAACATTTAGCAAAGGGTCTGGCGTATTGATAGACACAAATAATAACGCTAGTTTAGGTACAACTCAAATGCCCTCTACGGCACCATTATATGCAACGGGGGGTAATACTTATGTATCTGGATTTGAAAATCAGGCAGGAAATTTTTATAGGATTGATAGTGTTACAACTGATATTACTGCTGGATTAACTCAATACTATTTTAGAATAAATGCGGCAAGTAATAATATTACTGTAACACTTCCGGCAGCGTCAACAGCATTCGCGGGAACGATAGGGATAGTGTATATATTCAAGCGATTAGATAATAGCGCTAATACTGTTACAATTCAGGCAAGTAGTGGTAATTTAATTGACGGGGCATCTTCTTTTACGTTAACAACACAATATCAGGTTAAAACAATACAAGCTAGCAGTGGAACTGCTTGGGATATACGATGAATAAGATAATATTAATATCGTTCGTGGTTATCATTATTGCTTTTTCACCAAAAGCATATGACCCTAGTTCTTTTGGAACATGGACACCAACAATAACTAGTACTACTAACGTTTCCAGTAATACGCCTCATTCCGGAAATTATATAAGAATAGGGAATAAAGTAATATTTAGTGCAGAGATAGATGTGACGCCAACAGCAGGCAGCACAAGTACAAGTTTTAATGCTTCGTTACCTATTGCTTCTAATTTCACAACCTTATATGATGCTTCTGGAACTAACAGCGGGCATATCGGCACAGTTCTTTCTGATGCCACGAATGATGTTTTAACTGTAACATTTACATCTGAAGTTTCCGGAGCACAAACGATAACAATAAATGGTACTTACTGGATAAAATAATAAACAATGAAATATCCTGATTTTTGGCATGTAATCTTAGGTAATGGCACTTTAGGGGCCTTCCTTGCATATTTAGTTATAGCTTATTTTGCTGCTGCGGCTTCTTTAATCCACGAAGCCAGCCATAGAGATATAGCTAGTACTAATACCCCACATAAATTCAGTTGGAGCTTTTTATTTGCTGCTAATGTTTGGCGGTTAGTTTCCAATTTTCTGGCAATTCCTTTACTTATCAGATTAATATATGAGTATATTGATGCGAGATGGATGGTTTTATTAGCTGTAGCTACAGGATTATTAATTGACAGGGCATTTATGATCCTTAAAAATATAGGTGTACTTGCATCAGATACATTTGCGGCTAAAATAGCTGATAAAATAAAGCAAACAGATTTAATTGTAACTCAAAAACAATAATTAAATGTCAAAGCAACGATTTGTAGATTTGTTGACCAAACTAAGAGAATGGTCAGCCGTTCACGGTAATGAAGAACTTAATAGCCATTTAAACGAATTAGATGCAGAAATTACAGCAATGGATGCTCCGCTTAGTGACACTACCGATGACAGCGGCGGCAGCACTCCGCCGCCTGATAAGGAACGGGGCAGTTAGTCTAATTCTATTGTATCTTTCATGGCCTGTTACAATATTTCACCGATTTTGGAATAATGCAAAACCTCATAAGGTATCCTTGTTTATACTTGAAGTAAAAAAGAATGGGAAGCCATTTATGCAAGATGTTCAATGGTACATTTATGACACCGGAAATATTTTATCTAATTTACTAATAGTACTTTCTTTCATACTCTTGAAAACCAAAAGCCGTAGTTATTCTTTGTCCTTGAAAGTAATTTTAGCTATTAACTTGATTGATTTAATACATTACTGGTTATGCTTCAAACAAAACGAGACGGTGATATGGTTGGAAAGTATGTTGATGGTTCTACTGTCATTGTACCTAATCACACAAAGAAAATGGAAAAAGGACTTAAAATCTGGCAAGCTCTAGTTTCGCTTATATTATTAATAATCACCGTAGGAACTATGGTTGTAAACTTATCCAATAAAGTAGAAACACTTAGGGTAAAAAATGAGTTCTTTGAAAGTTCGTTACGAGATTTTAACCTTTTAATAAAAGACAAAACCATATCAGATAACCAGCGATTCGATAAAATACAAGATCAACTTACCCAAATTCTTATCCAACTTCAGGAAAAACAAAATAGGAAATAATAAAATAATTACTATATTTGGTAGTTCACCAGATTTGAAATTATTAATTGGAGCGCCGCGTTTTGAAGCAGAAATCCTTGTAGGATCATCTGGTGAACCTTCAAGGCGCGGCTTTTCATATTATATGCACATTATAATCAATGGTAAAACGAATACAGTAGCATACGATAACTTACAATGCTTACAGCATATACAAGCCATGCTACCAGATTGGAGGCAATGGACACTAATAAAGAAAAGCACTCTTGAAGCGTTGTCTGATGAAGATATTAAACTAGAACCATTAAAAAAGTAGCGTGACAATTCAAATAAAGCAGCCTTGGAAGGTTTATGCGGTATTGATCGCATTAGGTATCATATTATTTGCCTCTATTCGTGGTTGTCATCAAGGACAGGCATCGGTAGCAGTGGCAGAAAAATGGCATAGATCCACCGATAGCTTAAGTAACGTAACAAGGATTTTAAAAGTTGTTATTGATAGTACTAAAAAAAGCTATCGGGATTCATTAGAATTTGTCAATGGGCAATTAGCGCTTAAAAATAATCAACTAATTTCTACTAAATATTCACTTGATTCAGCAGACCAAAGGATTACAATACTTATCAATAAATATAAAGATATTCAGCCAGCCACAGATACAAATGTTACAACCGTCCCAAATGAATATGTGAATGAATGTCATGATTGTTTTGCCGAATTAAAAGGAGGACAAGCAAAAGTAAAATTATATCTATCTCAATTAGATAGTGTAAAACAAGTAACGCAGAGTAAATTAAATCTGCAACAGAATAGAATAAACCAATTAGATCAGCAAAATACACAGCTTGCCGGAACACTTCAGGATTGCTTAGAAGTAAGTAAGGAAGCACAGAAAAAGTTAACACCTCATGGGCAATTGTTTTTTTCATGGAGTGTATTATGGGTGCCTTATACTCCAACAATGGCCGGGGTGGGGTTAATGTATCAGAATAAATATAAGTTGCAAATAGGAGTTCGTGGAATGTTTGGAAGATATGGGAATGGTTTTGAGACAGAAGTTAATATGCCTTTATCATTAAAAAGAAAATAATATGTCAAATTCAGAATTAAAGAACCCAGTATTTTGGGCAGTAATTTGTTTTTTTGTTGGATTAGGTTTAGCAGCATGGGGATGGGATAAAAACGAATCAACTATACCAGCTAGAACGCATGGAGCCGTAGCAATGATTGTTGTAGGTTGTGTTCTCGCTGCCGCTGGTTTGATCGGATTTTTTACCGTAGGAAACAGGAAGTAATGAATGTTTACGACAAAATACTAACCTGCTTATTCTTATTAGCTATTATCACATGGCAGGCGCTACATCAATCGAAGCTATTCAAAGAGAATAAAACTATTAATCATTTCTTCAAAGGGCTTTTATATGCAGGAAGTGTATTATTAGGTTCAGCTCCGTTTGTCGCCGCCTTTGGATTATGGTATCTCCTAAAAATTGGAATATTAGGAGTTCTTTGTAGATTAGCCTTTTTTGATTTAATACTTAATATGGCTCGAAAGGAAGTTTGGTGGTATAACGGCTCAATGACGGCTACAGATATAAAAGTCAAAGGTAGTTGGTGGGATAAAATAGAAAATAGATTGCCCATACCAGTATTGAAAGCACTAAAAATTGATTATATCATTTTCTTTATTGTATACGTTATTTACTTGAAATGACTTGTTTGGGAATTGGATATTACGAACTACTTGAAGATTCACTATGGCATTTATGCACCATAAAAGGGACTCAGGAAATTTGTGAAAGGATTATACAAGAACTTAAATATTACTACCGATGGAAGACTATAAGCGACTTTATGACATAATGATTATTGATCCTGATAAGATGCAGGATATTGATAACATTATCACGCGAATAAAAGCAAAGCAAGGATTGTATTCAGTTGTTTCACAAGAAACTAATGTACCAGCTAATGTAATTGCAGCCATTCATTATAGAGAATCTGGATTAAGTATACTTAGACACCTTCACAATGGAGATCCTTTAACAGCCCGAACGGTACATGTACCTAAGGGAAGACCAATTGAAGGGGAGCCACCTTTTTCGTGGCAGGAAAGCGCTATAGATGCTTTAAAAATGATGGGATGGGATAAAATAACAGATTGGTCAATGCCCGCAGCATTGGAGCATATTGAGGCTTACAACGGATTGGGGTATAAAAAGCGTGGGTTACCGAGTCCATATTTGTGGAGTTGGTCAAGTAATTATCACTCAGGGAAATATGTAGCAGATGGGAAATTCGATCCGGATGCAGTAGATCAGCAATGTGGCGCTGCTGTCTTATTGAAATTGTTAATGTAAAATGTTTTGATTGTAGTTCAGTTTGGTAGTCATAGTTTAACCGGGAGCCATTTATCCCGGTTTTTTGTTATATTTAATTCGGTATCATTTTTATAAACCTAAACCGCTCTAAGGGTTCGTGCGGTCTGAGGAGTAGTTTTAAAAAAGTTAGCCGTCTGTAGACACAGATGGCTTTTATATTGCTTAACCCTATGAAAAAATAACCTTAAATGTTTTTTAGTGCTTCAATAGCTTTATCCATTTCCAGTAAGTTAGTATCTTTTTCAAGTTCTTTTCCCAATTCATGACGGATTACTAGGGTTAATGCTTCCCATTGTGAGAATACGAAGTTCTTATAAAAAGCAGTCCAATTTACTTTTTTATCTTCTTCTATGTAAATGTAAAATGGTTCTGCTACCCATGAATGAATAGAGCCAATAGCTTGTAATTGAATGGCTGTTTCTTCAGGAGTAAAGGTTAGAGTTTTAGTAACTCCATTTTGTGCATATCCAACATAAATGCCAATTTTTGATAAGCCAAAATTATAAACGCTTATTTCTTTTCTTAATTGTTCTGTAGTCATAGATGAAGTTTTTAATGTTGTAAAAAAGCGGGACGCAATTCGAGAAAATTATGCAGATTAAACCAAACGATCTTTGCCCTAATTGAAATCAGGCCATTAGTCCCGCTTGTTGCTTAACCCTTAAAAAGTTAATTCTTTTAGTTTCTCAATTTGTTTTTCGAGTGCCTTTATTCTGCTTTCCCTCATTCTATTGGCTTCCTTCAAGGCTGATTCCATTGTTTTATGCCAGCCTTTGCCCTCAATGTAAAAATATTGAGGCATGAATGTATCTACGTCTCTTACTGTACCATGTCCTACATCAATTACTTCTCTTTCTTGTATACCTAAAGTAAGAGCATATTTTGTTATGTATACTTTCATTTGGTTGCTTTTTCAATTATTGCTTTAGCTTGGTTACAAGCGGATAATAGACGCGATCTTCTGTCTTTATCTGTAGAATTAAAGGCGCAGATAAACGCTTTCAGCGCATTTGCCATTTCAGGGGCCGCAGCTATTAATTTTGCATTGGCTTCCCTTTGTTCGTCAGGCATTCCATAGACTTGACAAACATTATTCATTTGCCAATTATGTAGTTCCCCATTATTGGCAGTTATTAAAGATGAATTGCTTGTGCTTACAAACCAATATCCCGGTGTATATTCCATAATATAATTTTTAAAAAGCCGGAAACAAAAACAGCCTCCGGCTTAGTGGTTAGGAGAGTTGCTTAGTCCTCATAGGAATTATGCAGGCCAATTTATATGTGCCCAATGAGTTGGCGTATCCGGTAAGTTGTAATTAATAAACATATCGAAATAGGGGTCAAAATTAGCCACACTTATAGCCATCCCATTATACGCGACTAGATATGTCTTTAATGGCGCTCCCGAAATATTTTCGTTGGATTCGGGTTTAATTTTATTGACATCAAACCAAGTAATTGTGCCGATTAGTTTTGTGTTAATAGGAGTAATCATTTTGATAATTTTTCAGTATAATACCCAATAAGTTTACCTTCTGGATTAAAGACTACTACTTTACCCGCCTCTAAGTTCTTTACCCAAGATCCTCCATAGGTAGCTATTAGCTTTCTTACTTTAGATCCGGTTTGTTGATTAAGTCCATAGCCTACCATGTGTCTAGTACCATAGCAGCCAGAACGCGGACTACTACAAGAAAGAGCCATCAAAATAATAAATCCAATCAAACACAAGAAGCAGATATGTATGTTTGTTCTACGGTTGTAATGGGGTGATTTCTTCATTTTATTAATATTTGATTACTGACTTGGGGTTGAATAAATAAGTCTCCGTCTGTAAGTTTAGTTATTGTCAATCCTTGTCTAATATTATCCCATCGTAATGTAAATTCCGCACCATTGGGGAGAATAATATTCTGACTATTTAAAGGAAATTCTTTTGTCTCACCATTTCTTTCAGTTAAGTACAATATTTTTTGTTCATAGACTTGTTTTTGCCCATTCTACAATAAGGTTAGCGTCTTGTTTGCCTACTACTATAATGTAGTGTTTGTATTCGCCGTGACGATCTTTTTTGTAAGACCAAACAACACGTTTAATTATCTGGTCATAACGCCTTAAGATTTTTTGTGCTATTTCCTCATTATCGCATTCTATTTTAGCGTCATTTTTTAGATAAGTGATTGTAGTTTCATCGGCCAATAATTCAGGAGCGACACTTTTGTGAGAAGCTGTATCGGCCCATGTTTTTACCCATGTATCTGGCTTTGCTAATTGCTGCGCATGTATGCGTGTAAAAGCTAAAAGATTAGCGATAAGAACGAAAGCGACGATTGCAATTTGTTTTGAGTATTTTTTCATGTTGTTAAAATTTAAAGGTTATTTAAAAGGATTAGTTTCTTCCAATTTTATAGTTATTGGTTTAAGGTATCTGGCTTGAAAAAAGAATTTAAGTCTTTCAAGTGTTTCCCCTTTTATCCCTATGATCATACCCGGAGACAAAGAATGAATTTCTATAACAATAGAGGACGGGTAATCGTACATCCTAATCTTAGTTATACGATAAGAGTAGAAAGTATATTCGGGGTCATAATGGTCATAGAAATTAATCACATATGCCCGGAATCGTTTAAATTTTTCGGTATCATATCGAACACGAAAGAGGTATTTAAAAAGCAATCTTTTCATGTTAAGTTGAGTTTTAAAGGTTATATAAAAGAGTTATTTAAAAAGGTCAGGAGGGTCTAATTTGATTTGCCCTACTTCCCGGAAGCCGCCAACATATACATTATAAGTTCCACTCACATCTGATTCCACAACATCTATAGATTTAGACATCAAATGTTTTTTAACTTCCTTCATAATTTTATTCCATGTCAGCTTTTTCATTTCAATTTTTTGGCAGACTTTATCGCGCCCTAAATTTATAAGTTCTAATTGCATACAATAATTTTAAAGATTAGGTATTTCTTGTGACGCTAATACTTCAGTAATAGGGAAGCCTTTTTCAGCATTAGCGATTAAAGTGTTATAAAAGTCTTGGGCCTTCATTTCATCGCTTTCCATAAACGCACGAACGCATGAATCATTCGCATAGATTCGAAACCATACATCGCCACTGAGTTCAATTGTTTTTGTGAATTTTATTGTCATACAATCAATTTAAAGGTGAATTATTTGTTTTTAGTTCGCCCTTAGCATTCAAACCACAATTAGGGCAGTGCCTATCGGGAACTACATTATGTATATAATTATAATCGTTGTAGGCATGTTTATCAACGTCTATGTGTTGACAGTGTTCACATTGTGTATCCATTGTGCAGTCGTTTATATGGATGTCTCTTATGTTGATTACTTTCATTGTTGGTTAATTGTAATTTAAAACAGTTACAGGAAATAATATTTCGAAACATTCCCAATCAGGGATATACAAAGCCATTCCTCCGGAATAACCATTTAATACGGTTTCGTCTGGGTATAAAGGCATAGATTATGGGTTTTATGGGTTTGCGTCTCAGTCTCGTGGTGGTTCAGTCGTTAGGAATTTATACGTTTATAAAGTAATTCCTGAATTTGCTTAGACCTTCGCCATACTTCAGTACCGGGGGTTCCATCATCTTTGAAATAGGAGCCATTAAGATCAGCTAACAAAGTAAGTGCTTTTTGTAAGAGTTCCATGTCCTGTTCATTTTGCCATTTTGCACCAGCTTTAAAGGCTCCGCGAATTGCTCCCAATGTTGGGACTAGCCAGCCATCCGCATGAATGCAGGCGGCTTGTTTTAGTTTATCTTCCATAGCTCTAACTTTTTAAGATAATTAATTGTTTTGTCGCTTATGCGCATTTTACCTGATCTGCGGGTTTTTGCAGGCACTAAGTAATAATATCCTTTATCATCCTTATGAATAGCTTTTGCACTAATGAGGTCAACTATTTGTTTTTGTGCATTAGTTAAATCGTGCATACAAGAGTATTTAATAGAGGTTATTATTAATGATGAATTGTTGCATATCAGATAAATCAGTACTCATTGATAAATAATTATCAATAGGTATTTTGGCATATGGTTCATCTTTCTCTAATTGACGGGCCGCTGCCTCTAATACTTCAGACATGGCTAAGAATATTTTTTCGTAATCATTTTCTGAAAATCCATATTTTTTAAATATGCGAATTACTTGGTTCTTATTCATACAAGAGTATTTTAAAAAATTAATCCCGGAGGGGAGCCGGTTTAAAACCACGATACCGGCAAACGGGCCTTGTCCTTGTTATTTAATCCATAGTATTTTCAGGATTGTGTTCTTCAGTTTCTATAGTCCATGTAGGATAATATCCTTTTACTATTCCTTCCTCTAATTGAATAGCGATTTGGCGTAACATATCGGCTAATTCCTGAGTATCATCAGTGCCAGTTTCTATTTTTATATAGTACCTTTTTTGAGTTGGCATAATTAATACAGTTTAAGAGATTTAAAATTAATGGCTTACTCCCCTTTTTAGAGTTGTGCAAGAGTTTCAGCCATTATATGACAACAACACAATATTCCATTCGTTCAGTGCGTTATCAGTAAAGAGTATCAGATCATTAACGGCATGGCTAATAGCGCCTGTTTCGTATATTACTGTATTAGTTTTCATTGTGTTGTTGTTTAAGTATGTTTATTAATTTAGTTTATGAAGTACATGAGCCATTCCAGCAAAGCATACGCGGTTGAGTTGCGTAACCGTAAATACATGATCTCTTTTGACTTTACCGCTAACAGATTCCATTTCTGCCATAAATGCACCGTCAGAATTAACCCATTTAACTATGCCTAATCTTTCGTGAGAATAGATATAATCACTCTCATCATGTTTTGCGCCGTCTGGTAATTTATAGGTAATCAGACTAATACTATCCCCTTCCTTTAATTCAATTAGATTGGTCTTAGGCAACTGATCGTAATGGAGCGTCTTAGGTATTGTTGTCATAAAAAAAATTTAAAGGTATAGTGTATAGTAATTAGTTAATAGTTGTTACGGAAGGATAGCTACGCATTCGCCAGTTTGTAACCACAACGCATGCTGTAAAAAAGTTAACGTATGGTCATTATCCCCTTGTTTAGTTCTTTCAATAGAGCGCTCTTGCCATTCTACATATTTGTCAAGATCATTAACTCTAACCTCCCCACTTTTTGCATCAGAAATACATCTTTTCGAAATATCAATAAAATGATTTCTTGTTGCCATTATTGTTTCTGAAGTTATATCTATTCCGTTGACATCCATACAATCGGCCAGCAAGTCAATCTTTGTCATTTTTGTTGTTGTCATAAAAATAAATTGAATAGTTATCAATAGATTTAAACCCGAAGGTTGGCACTTTCGCAGTTCCCGCGTAGGCTGGTTGGTGCCTATTGTTTACCGTCCCGAATATTATTGCAGGCCATTAGCCCTTTTAATCTCATTGTACAATGCTGTAGCAGCTTGATTTCGGGTATTATAGAATTTACCACGTGTTGCAGCCGTTTCGTCATCTTTGTAACGATCAATAGCCAATGTATTAGTCGTAACAGTGCTATACTCTTTACCTCTGTAGGTAGTAGTAACTTTGAAATGGCCGTAACCGCTGAATTGAATATCTATCTGTTTCATAATCAAGGTATTTAAAGGGTTATTGTATTAGTTATAGCCGCGTTCAGTGGCGAATCTGTTTAAATCGGCCAATAATTCTAGCTCAGATGTATATTTTGGCCCAATGGAGGCATTTGTAGCGAGGTCATAGAAAGACCATTGTTTGTTAGCTTCTCTTTTATAACCTAACATATCGAATCGTGTTGATTTCATATTGTTTCAGTTTAATAGTTATTTAATCATAGAAATAAGGATAACGCCCACAATATCTTTTCCAGTGGTATCGAACCCATAACTAACACGTAACATAATGGAATTTATCACTTTACGAATAACAACAGTACGACCATTATCTAGTGTAAGTGTATCTCCGATATGATATTGTTGCGTTTGTTTCATAAGTCAAAGATAATCCCCTCCCCATAATATTCCAAATAAATTCCAACAAATATTTCAAATATACCCAATACCCCTGATACATATACCATAACACATTGATCCACAATAAAACCAATGAACTAACCAGCAATACACCATTACACCACAACCCACACAATGCCCCTGTAGCGCAATAGGAAGCCAATAGCGCCCCAATCCCACACAGAAAGGCCCATTGCCCCATCAACGCAGACAATCGCAGCTAACAAACTCACACCCGGGCAAAAATCAAAAGCAATTGACAACGGTATATCACAACAATAATCAGCGCAGCAAACCATAACATAACTATATGATAATCAATTAATGGATTCCTTTTCCCGGAAATTTCAGGCTAGGCTATAGTTTTTCGATGCCCATGCCGCCGCGCCGGGCCTGCAAAAACCCGTAGGGTGTGCAAAGGCTACACGAACAGCAGGAAAGGAATATCCTGTGAGGACGCACGTAGGTTTAAGCGGTCGTCCTATGCATGCGAAATAGCATGCGCGATCTACGCTTGGGGGTAAATGAGAGTAAGGGTTCTGTTTTTGGGTTGATTGGCCCGGGTGGGGGTTCGGGTTGTTGGCTGGTCTGAGTTTTGGAATTGGGCGGCGCGGCGATTTTGCTTTCTTTCTGTTTAAGGGATTCCCTTGTTGGGAAAATTACCCGGGTGAAAATATTTTTTTAATCCCCTTTGAGTTGCCGGATCTGGTGGAATAGGGGTAGGGTGTAAGAGGGTTATAGTTGGGGGTAATTGTGTAAATAGTGCAATTATTTATTGGATCGAAGAAAGCGAAGATATTCCAACAATTGTTGCTCTTCTTTCTGGGTGAGTTTTGTTTTCGCATTTATTGTTTTTAAAATACCAATTTTTGCTTTTGGATCTTCGATTACAATACCAGCAGCAATAAGCAATGTCTCCATTTCTATTTTATATAAATGAGATAATTTATAAAGCACATCCGCTGATGGCTTTTTTATCTTATCGTTTTCGAGTTGACTTAAATAAGCGTTTGATATACCAACCGCTTCTTCAACCTGTCGTAATGTTAATGATATTAACTCCCTTGATTCTTTAAGTGTTTGCCCTAATGTTTTCATGTTTTATGAATTTAATTTTGCTAAATTAATCAATTTGTATTTATCTTTAGGGTTCATTAATTAACAATTAAAAACTTTTCAATGACTACATTAAAAATGAAGTTGGGGCTTTCTTTAAAACAATTATTAAAAAAACTTATCAATTATGGATTATGTATGCGTTCATGCGCGATTTTTATTTTTCGATTGGAAATCTCATTATACAGTAGAGTATAGTTATGGTATTGGCAAATGGTTTGTGTTTGAAGATGAAAAAACTACTGATGCCCTATATGTTAGTAAGGAAATAAAGCCATCAAAAAGTAAATCCCCTAATAGGGAGGAAGCTAAAGTTATATTAAAAGAATATTTTAGCAGTGTTATTGTTTAAAACATCAAAAACTTATCAATTATGACAAACAAAGAATTGCAATTGTATTTAGCCAAATACCCGGATGATATGCCTCTGAGGTGGCGCTGCGAAACCACAACTGAAAGTGGGCATTATGAAATGGAAGATTTCGATGAAGACAAAATACTTCATACTTCAGAAACCGCATATGTTGATATAGATGCTCCTGAAGATGAATGGGACACCGAAGTTGGTAAAATCGAACTTGGCAGCGGCCAGCAATATTTATTATTTAATCCATTAATAGTTTGACAGTTTCCTGATAAGTTCTGTCGATAAGCCCTGATTAGAATTGCATCAGCAGTATCGGGGCTTTTTTATGTCAGGTAGTGTGATTTAAGTCATATCACACAAGGTAGGGGGTTGTATTGTTTGCGTTTTCTTGATTTCAGGAAAACGTTCTTAATTCATATTTATATCCCATTCGACGGCAACCCAATCTTCGCCCTCTAAAATAAAGCCCATTTTACCTAATCGGTCATCTGGTATAGCTGCTTTCATTTTAGTTACGCGACCGTCAATAGGATCTACTTCCATAACAATGCACTCCATATTTGCGAAGTCTCCGGTGCCTTCAAGTTTTATAATGTCACCCGGTTGTCTCATAGACCAAATTTAGTATATTCGTATCTAATGCAAGGACTGGCAAAGCAGTCTATAAATATCATGTTTACATCATTCCTTTTTGAAAGGCTTACACATTACCGCCAATTTTATTCTACAGAGGCCGAATTTATCCAACACTTAATGAGCGGGGAAGTAAAGATATCAATTCCTGATCTTATTAAATTTCAAAGCGAGTATGAAAATAAGCGGCCATCTCTGCCATCCCGCTTTCAGGTAGGTGATAAGGTGATATTTGAAGATCGCCCTGATGATCATGATATACCTTACATCGGTTTGCCAGCCGAAATATTAGCTGTTCATTTTTATTCTGGCAAGGTCAAGTATGATGTAGACCTTATATTTGCTGAAGGCAAAAGAACTAGGATTTATAATGTAGACTCTATCGTGATTGTAGATTTCGATAAATAAGTCAGAGAAACAATTCGATAAGCCGGGGCAGATACCTACTACTATCTGCTACCGGCTTTCTTGTTTTATATCCGTGGGAGTGGGTATTTATTTAATTGTGTGAAAAATATATTTGTTTATATGAATTGTGTGTTTATATTTGCTTATGAAGATAGCGAAGAAAATACCAATACCGGTTAACGTTGGTTCAGGACGGCCACGGAAAAAATATAGATTTGATTTATTAAATGAGGTTGGTGATAGTTTCTTCATAGAAGGCGTTGAAGCCAAAAATAGTGTGTACAGCAATCTTAATTCTTATAATAAGAAAAGTAAACACCCAATAAAAATAACTATCCGTACTGAAGAAACCGGCATTCGAATTTGGCGAATTAAATAATACTCGTATGTTGCTATTAATAATAGTTGTTACATGTTTATTTATTGGATATGCAATTGGGGTTGTCGATGAAAAAGATAGGATACAAAATAAAACAAATAACAATGCTTAGTTTAATTGATGTATTACGAAGTAATGGTGGTGTTATTGAAAATGGCGCTGTTATGATTACATGTAAAGACATGGATGTAGCAGCGAGGTTATATGTACATAATTGTGTCGTTAAAGAATTAGAATCATTACTTGAAATCAATTCAACACAAGCATACTGGCCTGCTATAATTAAACAAAGGATTAATCAATTAAAAGGTAATAACAATGGCTGATAGAGATGCGATATTAGAAAAAGGAACAAAAGATTACGCGCCAATTTTATATATTATTGAACAATATAAAAAAGGTAATTGTCCATTAAGTTCAGTAGAATCAGCCATTAAAAATGCATTGGACGAGTACATGCGCTTAACCTGTTTAGAACTCTTAGAATATATGGGTAATAATGAAGTTGAATGTATGAAAACCCGTGTAGGGTTAAGATTTTATCATAACGGTCTTTATTTAACCGCAGAAGAACTATTTGAAAACTTTCTATAATAAATAACATGGTAAACGAATATTACTATTTGAATGAATTAGAAATCAAAATGGAAGAATTTTTAGAGACTGAAACATGTAGCGATAATGATTTAGGGTGGATTGCTCCAATGACAAAACGAAGAATGGCAGAAGCTGCTTTCGCTGTATTAAAGAATGCTCAAGAATTAAATATTTATCTTGAACGTGAAGGTGTATTAAATTTATAAGGTATTTATAAACTTTCTCACTCACAATCAGTACGGGAATCTCAGTCGGGATTATTTTTAGTCCCGGCCTTATTTTAAACAAGTTCTTTTAAATAGCTCGGGAGCGCATTTCCCCGACAAGGTGAGCGGTGAAGAAATTCATGCCACAGACCGAAAGGAAGATGCTAAATGAACAGAAACATTTATGAGTGATCATATGATGCGGGTAGCCAGCCTGTTATTGGGACGCGAGTAGGATGTAATTTGGTAACTGGCCTACGAAATTACGACCGGCGATTCTCTTTTCTGTTCATTCATATATTTCACCTGCATTGTGAGGCGTAAGCCAATAATCATAGGGATAACCGTGAAAGATAACTGATCACTATTATTGTAACGGAAGGTATAGGGTTCGAACCCCTTGCGGGTGGCAAACTAAGTTCTTTTAAATATGTAAGGCATGAGCAGCAGGGACTAACCTGACAAGCTGGCCTACAAAAGCAGTAGACACAGAAGGAAGTAATCTAGTGTAAAGAGATGTGTTAAGTTACTTTAAGCACGCCATCTGCGGTCGCTGTACAAACAAGTTCTTTATTTATATAGATGATATTGTTGATGAATGTGGTGGAATAGACAGGATGTTATGTAAAGTAACTCAATAGTAAACACGATGAGCGGTCAAATACGTTGAAAAGCGTTTCCGGTAGCTCATGCCTAAATGCCGGAAAGATGAAAAAGGCTTGCAGGGTGACGCATGGAAATCCCTGCCATTCATCAACATACTTTATTTATTACTACGGGGGGAGCAACATAACGTCAAGTAATTGGGACTCTGTAGCTGCATGAGTCTTAGGTGGTAATGCAGATTAATCGCCTCTCCCCTTAGTAATTGTTCTCATGTTTTATTCTACTGGTTTAAAAGAAGGGAGTGATTTATGTCTATTTATTTCTCCCTCTTTTTAACTTTCAAAATCATTTTCTTTAATCACTAATAAAACAATAAACAAAATGAATTTCGATAACATCGGGTCAGCACTAATGTTGATATATGATGAACTTAAAAATGATAAGGAATCAAAGGCATTAGTAAAAAAGATAGATAAGGCCGAAAGCGATAAGCAAATAAAAGATGGCATAGTTGCAGGTGTTAAGCGCTTACGTGAATTAGGTAAAAATGCATTAGCCGATGATATTGAAAAGAAAACAAAAGGATTTGCTTTTTAGAATAACATAAGCATAGTAGATCAGCCTTGCATAGTGAACCTGCAATTGGCTTTTATTTTTAAACTTTAATGCCTGAAATGAAATCCGGGCGCTTCAAATGAGAATTAAACATATAGGTTTGAAGCGGTTCACCCCTGATACTTTGTTTCAGGCTTTTTAATTTATGGAATTAACAGTTGGAATATTAAAGCAGATAATTAAAGACTTGCCAGATGATGTAATATTGGCAGATTTAGGAATAGGGAATGATAAGTTTCATCCGTTTATTGGGGTTAAGAGATTGATGTTATTACAAGGCGACGGAAGTTGGAATGATCAGCAATTTTTAACTATCAATAGCATGGGCAGTCATTATACAAAACAAGGCGAACAAAGCTCTTTATTCTATTTAGACAAGAATTGGGATTCTGAAACATTAAACAACGGAAAATGAAAATAGACAGAACTAAGTATACGGCCCATTATGAAAATGGAGTAGTAGTTGCCCAATGGATAAGTGTAGAAATGGCACTTGATACTTCAAATGGCGAAAGCCCATTGGATGCGCTTGATAAATCTCAGGAATTAGTACAACAATGGTATAAATCAAAGAACCTACCATTTATGGAAGCCAACCCCCAGCCTCCCGGCCCACCACCCGTAATAAATGTAGATAGAACACCCGAAGATATAAGAGTAGCCCAACTAATAAAGGATATATATGCGTGCGTTGTACTTGATGGGGAGCATGGATTGTATTCGTATCGTACATTAGCAGAAACCACAAGTAAAGAAACTAAATCAGCCTTTGATATAATTGAGAAACGACTTAAAAAATACCCTAAACCTATATGACCACTGAAGAAAAACAAAAGATGGATGCCGCTTTTACAGAACTTACTAAACACGAATTAGCTTTCCTAAAAGAAGAAGGAATAGAACCAAATGAACACGGCGCTTATGTGTTTATCAGTCAGTATGGGAATTGTCGTATCGCGCTAGATTTATTTCTTAGTTCTTATAAGAATTACCTTATCGAACATAGGATAGTAAAAGAGCTATAATTGAATGTCACAAAAAACCTAACACACTAGCATGAAGAAGTATGGTTTTGTAGAACTTCCTACTATCGCGTATGATCCTAAAAATCAAGAACTCTTTAATAAACGGCCTGATGAGTGCGATTTGATAGAAGTAATTAGAAAAGTGATGATAACGTGTATAGAAAGCTATCATGAGGGTATCCCTGTAAGCGACTTCAGAGAGGATAATAAAATATGGACAGACGTTTTCATGAAAAGTGGGGATAGTTTTATAGTCAATATGCCATTAGCTGAGTTCGAAAAATTACTTATGAATCATTTGGAAGAATACAAAAACGAATAACCAATGACCCCCGTTGAAAAATCAGAAGAGTTATATCTGAAATACAAAGAAGCTCTAAACATTCAAAATGATATGCGTCCCGGCAAAAACCCATTCGCAAAACAATGCGCCATTATATGTGTAGAGCAAATAATACCATGTACATGGAAGCAGTCAACCTATAAAAAAGAAGGTAAAATTTGGGTAGATGAAATTACAACCACCGAATATTGGGAAGAAGTATTAACTATTTTAAAAACTCAAAAATAAACAGTAACATGGCTATAAAATATAATCCCTTTAATGATAAAGGATGGTAGTACGGAGAAAGATTACCCGGACACGATGAATGGCATAAATACTTAGGCCCATGTCCAAATTGCGGAACTGTTTGCTGGGATTATGGAGGCGGCTGGCGTTGTATGGCAATGTATTGTAGTAATAACGCAAGTAATCCGGAACCTAATGTTGGCCCGCGTCCTGACTGGTGGAATACAAACATTCTTGTCAAAAAAGATGGTGATTGTTGGTGTGCGCATTATAATGATTTTATCAACTTACAAGAAAGCGTCGCCGCTTTTGGCAACACACCAAAAGAAGCAGTCAATAATTTACAACTCATTGTAGACTGATATGGACTACGGAGATTATATAATACCCTTCGGTAAGCACAGGAATAAACCGCTAAAAGAACTACCCAAAGAATATCTTGTAGAACTATACCGACATGAGGACTTAATAACTAAGTGGCCCGAACTAAAGATTTACATAGAAGCATCCTATTGGGCTTTATTGCCAAACCTCCCCCTAAAATTTAAATACGAACCACTTCCTTGCGAAAAGAACTCATACGTAGATGAAGAAGCCGCCAAAAAAGCATTGAAACTAATAAAACAAGATAAGCGAGATCATAAGAAACCAAACCGATCCTACCAATGCGAAATATGTGGCTTCTGGCATTTAACATCGAAACCTTTAGCTGAAAATAATTCACAATCGAACTAAAATGAGTATGGCACAAGAAAAAAAAGAACACATAGTAGATGATATATCTAAAATAAGAGTCAACCCGGATAATCATTCACAATGGGATTTAGACCCACAAAACCGGTTTTATTTCGATAAATGCCTAGATGTACATAACGACATAGGCTTGTATTTGAGTTATAAGATAGGTGTCAAGTGTGATTTAGATGGTAAATATGCTTCATTCCTAAACGACATCGGTATAATTCACCAATCAGACAATGGATGGTGGAGTATAGAAGCCGTTAATCCCAAAAACATAGAAGCGTTTATATCCTATTATACAGATGACCCAGATAAATCGCCGTTCATTAATCAATATGATTCGGCTATCCAATTATACGACAAACTTAAAAAAGCAGCCTTCAGACATAAACATAAACTCGTAACCGATGCTGTAGAAGCATTAAACTCAATAAACTAAAACATGAACAAATTCACAATCTACAATGAGGGAGACGATACTGAAGTATTTGAACGCCCGGATGGGACAAGAGATCGTAACGAATTTACTTTCAGTGGGTTCGGCAATTTTATACACCCGTATCATAAAAAGCAATTGCAATGGGCTGTAGAAATGCTTAAGTCGGCAAATATTCATTTACAACTGAGAGAGGTGCCAACTGTTGATAATATAGGAGATAATGCAGACAGTGGCTCTTTTGAAGTAAAAGATTTATATCCTTTTGCAAAAGATAAAACAGATTGTAAGCGCCATCTTGTATTTATACAGGATAGAGAAATGGGCCGTGGTTGGGGAGTTTTAATAGAGATAAAACCAGAAAATACAGTAGAGATATTAACCCAAGAACATAAAGATACCGTTAGAGATCAAACCCTACTTGATGAAAAATGGTTGAAAAAACAAGGCGTTATATTAAAACGCAAAACGGTAAAAGACCTTAATAAACTCAAATAAACTAAAATATTATGCCCAAAACAAAAGAGATAGAAATAAGATGCGATGAAGCAAGGATAAAGTCAAATCGTTATGGTTTCGTGACCGTAATAGCTGAAGACCCTAAAGTAGACGAACTCATATCCGGCATCCACAAGGATGATATACTTGAATGGGTTACCGGCGAAGGATTCGATCCTGAAGAAATATTCTCAACCGATCAACTACATGCATGGGCTACCAAAAACGGGTATTCAAAAGAATGATATATGAAATACAATACTAAAGATGTTACAGAGCCTAAGTCCGGCTCGATAGTTAGGAGAGGCAGCTATTGGATATGTGAAGACGGGCAGGAACAAAAAGCGTTATTCTTTGGTGATTCCCCTCAATGTAATAAAGACGTACGAATAGCCGAATGGGTATTGAAACATTCGTGGAAGAACCAAGAAAATTTGAAAGTAGTATACATAGATATCGCATATATACCTAATATTCAATAAACTAAATCAACATGACAGAAGAAACTAAAGAACAAGTAACAGAAAGCAAACACTTAAACTAAAAAATAATGGATATTCAAATATTAGTTCAAGAACAACTAAATAAGATAATAACCGAAGGGAAGCTGGCCGAAATAGTAAAGACTAAAGTTGAGAAAACATTGGAAGATGTAATTCAGGACATGGTAAGAATCTATTCTGATTTTGGTAAAGGGCTGAAGGAGGAAATAAATAAGGCTTTCAAGATAGATTTTGAGAAAATATCGGCGGTAGATTATAATCACATTGTAGTGTCTATTGTTAAGGATCAGCTTGACAAACATCTTCTATCCTCAGTAAAAGACCCAATATCAGCGGCTATTACTGAGTATTTAGGGCCATTGGAAAAGAAAGAATGGAAGTTGTCGGAAATAATAGAAAAGTTCAAGCAGGAGGAAATAGAAGATAAAAGTGATGGCGGTGAAATTACACTGCATGTAGAAAGAAGCGATTACGGGTCAACTCATATTTCCTTTGATAAGGAGGATGGAAAGAAAAGGTATGAATGCGAATATGAAATGTCGATAGATAGTAAAACTGGTAAGCCTTATAGCTTCGGTGCTGGACAGTACTGTCATCATAGAGGTGACTTAAGAACCGAATCATTGCATGGATCATTCGATAAATTTTTCTTTCGCTTATACGCTCAACAAGTAACCATAATTATTGATGAATGTGAGACAGAATACTACTATGATTAACTCATTGAAATCCAAATAAATACCCCCCTATATAAGTACTAAACACATGACTATAAACTGCAAAATTCCATCAAGGAATATCCCTGCTTTCAAAAAGTCTGCAAGGGAATTAGGCATAGATCTATTTGTCGGTCAATTGGATGGGGAATATACCTCAATAGACATCATAATAGCAGATGTTTCATTGCTATTGAGCTTGGGTTTTATCGCCGGGTTAGATACCGCGTATAATTCTATGAAAAATCCAATGGCAGAAATTAGTCAAATACTTGATAATAAAATAGATAAGTTTAAAAAAGGTAAAGATGGAAGTAAATTGGGGTAATTTTAAGGTCAGATGTAGCGCAATTCAAAAAGTTCTATCAAATAGCCAATCGAATCCGGTATTAACCGAGCTTCAAGCAGTAAGAATGGTAGAATTGGAGGATAAATTGCAAAAAAAAGGCAGTTTAACACCAAAACAACAGGAAGAACTTGCCGAATTGAAGGTAAAACAGGAAAATGGAAAGAAAATAATCCTGTCTGACACTTGCATAGAGTACTTAATGGTGGAATATGCATGGATCACAAGAGGAATGATACCGGTGGGCAAAGAATCTTTGGATTTATTGGGCATGAGGAAGGGCAAAAAAGTAGAAAAGGAAAGCATAGAACTACTTAGCCTTGTAGACGGCGCAGAATACAAGATACACAAGGACAGAATCTACAACGAATACATTTCCGGCGAAATAGACACCTACTTAGGAGAACACGTTTATGCCGCTACCAACATTTCGGATATGAAGAACGCCACCGATTACCCAACATTCCTGAAAAAGATACATACAGGGCTATCAGGGGGCCAAAAAGAGCAGGTTCAGGGATATTGCGATATTACCACGGCCCCGGTAGGATACATCGTTAATTCGCTTGTCAACTGCCCGGAAGAAGATATCATAGAAATGCAATGGACGGTAGCTCGGAAGATAGGATGCGCTACTACTGAATCCCCTGAATTTATCGAAGAATGGCCTAAATGGGAGCGTAGTATGAGATTCAACCATATGCCACCCCGCCAGCGAATATCAAAGATCAAAATAGATCCTTTTACCGCATTCGAGCGTCAACGACTTTACGACAAAGTAAAAATATGCCGCGATTGGCTAAATAATTTTCACGAAGAATATGAAAGACTGGCATAAAATCAGTATTTTTGTTGCTGCAATTGTAGCAATTTATGCAAGAAATACAACAAAAGGATTTGGATAAGCGCGTTTGGCCGAAGTTGCCTAGCTCTGTATATGAGGATTTATGCGAATTTGCAAACGAAGAAAGAAGAACAGCTTCGGAAATGGCCGCTATTTTTATAGAAAGCGCCATTAAAGAACGTAAAAGGAAACGTAAAAATGCAAAAGAAGTATAGATTAGATATCACCCCGGTTAGCGCAATCAGAACTACTCAGGGTGATTCCATATTCTTTAGAATACCCAGGGATAAACTTCGCCCTGCCGGGTTGAAAAGGTTGATCAGGATAGAACGTTACAACAAGTACAAGGTATCCCTTCTGGCATTAGCAAAACAACAAAGATTTACCCCAGCAGAGCAAGGGATGCACATAATTTTCTATATGCCTGTTCCTACTTCTTGGCGTAAACATAAGAAAGAAAGCATGCATTTAATGCTGCATAACTCACGGCCCGATTGGGACAACCTCGCGAAAGGATTTTTCGATGGCTTGCTGGCAGAAGATAATAAAATAGCCGATGTCCGGGTTACAAAAAAATGGGTTAACCAAGAAACAGGCTACATAGAAGTATTATTAAATACTCCTGATCTACATAGTTCAGATAATTTACTGTAGTCAGTGCAAGGCAGTTTGCAGCATAGTTGCATAAAGAGAGTATTATATAGATAAAATATGCAACATTGTTGTATTTATT